TTGCAGAGCATGTCCGTCCAGTTGTTCCATGCCTCACATCGGGCGGGCCAGTCAGGTTGACCGTCCTGCTCATGCGCCTCTTGGATCATTGGAAGGATCTCGTCTGTGAACAAGTCGCATGCTTGTGCGAACGTCATTACATGGGGAAGGTTAGCAGCCATTGATATATCTCCTTACTTGATATGCCATCATTATACCACCTGTGCGGGTGAGAGTCAAGAGGAAAGTTGTCAAGAAGATGTCAAGAGTGCAAGATACGACATGTGCTCGGTCGTGACTCTCTGATCGGCCCATATCACTCGGAAGTGACGGGCGCGTCGATGATGCGGACGCGAAACATCTTCAAGGATTATACCGGGATTCGCATATTCAGCAGCGGTAGCACTAAAAAATGAAGATTCAAACTTTACTAAATCACCGACTTTCATTGATCAACTCCATCTGATCAAGGGGGGTTGAGTAAACTTCGCCTTCCCACAGCACATATGCGCGAGTGAGAATAATGTCACCATTCTCGTCCTGCCCGGTAGCAACAGTATCATCACGAATAAAAATACCAACCGTAGCCTCTTCGCTGTGGCCAAAGGTTACTTTTACCAAATCACCGACTTTCACCGATCACCTCCACTTCTCCGCGAGCTTCTTCAAAATCATCTAGTCGCCACATTCCTGTGTCAAACATGACGTGCCAACTATTTCGGGGGGCTGGACCAGTTACAAATCCAATACGATTTGATCCAGTCGTGCAGAAAAAACATTCACATGCAAAATCCAGATAAGCGCCTGCCATGGTATCAAGCTGGGGAGTACAGTCTTTTACTTTTACCAAATCACCGACTTTCATTGATCTCTCCCTTTTTACCCCTGTATTATACCACCTGTGCGGGTGAGAGTCAAGAGGAAAGTTGTCAAGAAGATGTCAAGACTCACTGATGATCTCAAATCTGGTGAGTTCAAAGTCGGACACCGTAGCTGGCCCGTGAAACTTATAGTGTTCAGTGTGCGTAGCGTAATGGACCGGCTTGACCCAGCGCACACGGACGGACCATGGCTTGCTGTGCTTGATCACCATGCCGATAGCACCATGAAACTCAGGGTAGTTGCCCTCGCATCGGAATCGCAGCAGCGAACCGACAAGGCTTTTATAGTTTTCTTGGTTGACTTCTCTATCTACCATTATGTTTCTCCCTCGGTGTTACAGCAGACACAACCTTTAATCTTGTACGGTTGTGCCAGCCTCTCGGTGCTGATGGAGAGGCCCATGTTATGAAGCACTGGATACCCCTGCATACCAAGACAAGGCCGATACAGGTGATACCACGCTCCTCATCAAGTTTGTGGACTACAAGGTCGCCAACGCTCGGTGCGCCGGTTCGCTTCACGCTTCCGCTGCCATTTGCCCAGCAACGAGCGCAGCAGCATAAGACTCCAAAACTAGCTCTCGCGCCTGTGGCGTTGATTCGGCCAAACCCTCTGCTTCACGCAGAGAGGCGAAGATAGAAATACAAGCGATAACACTCTCACATACCAGAGCAGCTTGATCAAAAGGATTGTTTTCGTTGGTCAAGTTCATAGTCTTTCTCCTTTAAGACATATATAATATAGCACAGGCTGATGCGACTTGCAAGCACAATCTTGTCAAGAAAATGTCAAGCCTCCATCAATCCCGGCGCTCATCAAACAAATCCTCGACCTTTCCGTCAAAGTGATTCGGGGTCATGGCAGCAAGATTCGCTGCCGTCCGTGTGCGAATCACCCTGCGAGCGGATCGATCTCCGCAGCGAAGGCATGTTCGATAGCCGAGAGCTAGACGTTTATCATTATATTCTTCTTCACATTCGATGCATGTAGCCATATCATTTCTCCTTATTTTTTGATTTTGCTAACAAACTTTAGATCCTTGCGATAAAACCCTGACGAGCCCCATCGTCCATCGCGGCCAACGGGCGGATCTTCGTCAATAAACCATGTAACATGGAACATTGTTTTATCTCTATTATAATATGAGTCGCCCGTTGCCTTGTGGGTAACGATGCCGACCATGGGCTTGGGAGTCTCCGCCTTAAACGTGCCATCTTCGGCCCAATGGCCAGCACAATATCTTCGACCACTGGGTGTCCAGCGAGCCAGTTGATTAAGGCCGCACGCATACGACGAAAGTGTTACTAGATCCCCTATTTTCATTTTATTCCCTCTCCTTTGTTGGGCTTACAAGTTCTATGTAGACAGCCCACTCTACAGTTTTTTCCCCAGTTTCATACCACAAAATCGTATAACATTTATTTCCCCACAGGTCATTCTTTTTCGCAACCTCTAGTATAATACCGACTCCGGTACGACTATTTGGGGATGGGATCGGTTGGCGAAACCTAACCAGATCCCCTATGTTAAACTCTTTGCTCCCCTGTTTCATACCTTAGTCAATCGGCGTAAAGTTATCAATAGTATCTTCTACAATACCACCGACAGCCATGATAAAGACATGAGCCAGTTGATCAGTCATAGCAACAATGACACCCTCATGTCCTGATGTGTGTTTTACTTGAATCCCAATAGCCATTTTTCCCTCTCTTTATTTAATGGTTTTGTTTTCTGGTTGTTCAGCGAACAGTTGATCCGCAAAGACTTTGTTGAACCTTAGACCCTGACCGTCTTCTCCGTGCTCTGCCGCTTCAATCACTTCCTTCGCGTGTTTCCGTAGCATCTTAACGAGCGGAATCTTGGTATACTTGACGTGACGACCCTTCTGCACACCCGTTAGACTGGCTGGCAACTTCATAAAGAAGTGATTGACAATCTTATAAGTGTCCAAGATGCCTTCCTCGTCTTCGGTATCAACAACAATCGTGAACTTCATTTTGCACTCCTAAAATGGAATCTTATCAGCAAAGTTGGTCGTTTCCCAAACCCTAGGATGAAAAATGCACATTGTTGGCACCTCTCGCTTTGCCAAGTTGACATGGCACGATGTAGTCTGAGACTGAAACGAATCACTACCCGCAGTGTAGTCAGCTACTAGTGCCGTCTTCTCAGTGCGGTGCCCGATCTTAAGATGGTAGGACCATAGCTCGATGCCGTTAGTCCAGAGTGATTTCCCATGGTTCGTGGCGCAGCTTCCCTTTAGCCATGCCGCGATTACCTGTCTGTTTGTATTTTTTCCCAACTTGGTTCCCTCCTCGTTGAGTGATGGTTATTAGTATTAAAAACGCTCTCTTTAATGCTCGCTGTCTTCGCCGCGACTGCCTCGCTATCCTTTCGTTAACTCCCCGTAGGGTTTATGTGACACAAAACTCCAGTGCTCCAATGTCAACATGGTGAGTTCGTTAAAGACATAGAACCCACAGTAATCCTCTTATAGTTAGTTAAAAGAGAGCGTGTAAGTATTCTCTATAATCGCTTGTTCATTTATCATCCCCCGTGGACTTGTCGCTAACGACTTTATGTAGGAAATAACTGTTAAACTTCATTCGATTGCCGTTGGTCATCAATATAGTCCAGTCGGATCCGCTGTCGCCAAGCCTCTCAACAATAACGCCCATGCGACTTTCTGGCATAGCTTCATCGTGTACGCCATCAGCGATCACTACAAGATCCCCTACACAGAATGGACCACCCACCCGGTTAGATTTCATGTTAGAAAAGGCATTGTCGTCAATCATGATCATAATATAGCACACATAGGCATCGACTGTCAAGCATTATTTGTCAAGAAAATGTAAAGACCTTGAAACTACGCGCAGGCTTTCCAAATGAGAGCTAACCGTATTGCGATCTCCGGTGTTAAACCACTGAATCGTTGCTGGATCCCATCCCGACTCCGACTTTTCCACTTTGATCACAACGCCCAGTCCACCCAGCACCCCGATTTCGACTAGATCCCCTACGCGCAAAGTTCTGCGATAGTTGACTTGTTTATAGTATGGAAATCGCCCCTTGTGGCTCATGCTTGTGCCGTGCTTCGCGGAATCAAAGTTTCAAGCTGCTCGCCAATAGAAGATAACTCGACGGCTTCGTCGTGAAGTCCTAAACTTTTAGCTCGTTCGATCTTCTCGTCATTCTCTATCAACAGCGGATAAAGCTGCTGGAACAGATACCCGGCAAACATATTTTCTGCTAGTTTAAGTTTTGGTTTGTCATTTCGCATACACAACTCCATAAGGTGTAACTGAGTTCATTCCGTTTGAGTGTCCAGTGACGTATCCTCTGATAGCACTGGGGCCTTTAGTAAATGGGGCGTTCCATGATGCGGGCTTAAACATAGCGCCGTCTTCCTTCCGTACAAATCCCCAGACAGTCCATCCAGACTCGTCTGTGCCCTTGATAATCTTCCAGTATTTTCGACCCGATCTTACTACCAAGTCAGGCAACTCCAAACTCGTATAGTGATCAGTATAGTAATCTTTTACCATCGCCTCCGCCCTTTTGACAAAACTGTTAAAGGCGTATTCAATCTCGATGGGTTCGTATGCTTCTTCGACCATTTTTTTTCCTCACCCATATAATATATCGGATTTAGGTCGTGTTGTCAAGCATTTTTTTCAAATATCGGACAGGTCAATCATAATCCAGCTTGTACCGCGTGAAATTTGTAACGAGCCAGCTTCGACCAACAATCGAATCGGCAACCATATCCCTCGGCCAGATGGATCCTTGTTGTCGAGTATCTTTAGGGATGGTTCCGCGCCGTGTTCCGCACCGGATAAAATAGAGTCCAAGACCAAGCCATAGACATACTCGCGGTCGGTCGCGTTTCCCATAGGTTTAAGCCATCGGACATAATCCCCGGCGCGAATGTTATTTATTGAAATCGTTTTGCCTATATTCTTCATGGTGCCTCTTACCTCACCTTACTAACTAGTTGTATGCAGTAGTCTTCGTCATCAACGGATGCAACTAACCAACGCTCATCGTCACCACTATTAACATTGTACGCGATGATGACATCGGAACCAATATCTATTGCCTCTGCAACAGCAATAACTATCCCGTATGCATACTCCTTTTCTATAGGATAAACTTCCCCTTGTGACGATGCAGCAAATGTCGTTATTCCTGTCACCCACTTAATGTAGTCACCTTTGCATATACTCAACAACCATCGTTCCCCCCGTTGTCTATGTCTTAAGCCCCTGCCAACTCCCCGATGTGTGAAAAATTTTCCGCGAAAAAACCCCTCAAAATAAACCTTCCGGCGGCCCGCGCTGCCACACTAACTAGGCTGAATCACGATTAAATCCTCTGGAAACTCCCACCTTTCCAGACCCGGCTTCGACCAAAACACTTTAACAATGCTGATCATCTCAAGTTGTTCTACCCCATCTTCACGCAAAATAGTCTGTTCTTCGATGCGTTCGACAATCATTCCAATGCCAAGTTCTTCACCCGGTGATATAGTTTCTATTTCCTCTAAGGCTTTCAAGTCTTTAAGACTTAAGCGCCTACAATGAGGAGCAACGGGGTATGCCATTGGCTCTGGGACCAGCCTAACTAAATCGCCAACCTTGATGTTGTCTTGATTCGCCAAAGCATGTCACCCCCTATAAATAAACCTTTGTCCTGGTGTCGCATCATACCAGCATAGTCGTGCTAAGAACTAGCTGGCTCTGCTGGATAAGTAGATGTTAAACCATCTTGAAAAGTTATAATAGTCTTGTTGTCGGGGTGAGGATGGACGTGAACTTTTAGGAAGTCTTCCATCGAATCAAATATAGCAATACCACCTCTGGGCGGCGGGTACAGCCAATGAACTATACACTGTCCTGTTCCCAAAACGGCTCCTTCTATGACTATGCCTTCTCCTGACACTCCCGACTCATCTGCACTGCGGCAGACAGTAAAGGTCGTGATGCCCTGCGGCGCTAATCTCGATGGTGGCTTGGGCTTCAAATCTTCAGCCGTGATTTCGTCTTTACTCATTTATTTTAATACTCTCCTCATCTAGATAGACGACTGTATCGCGATTATCGTCGCCAGTCTCTATGATTTGTGAATCTTCTAATGCCTCTAACTGATACGGGCAACAACTCTGCACGCACAAAATCTCGCCAGTAGTAAAAGTGCGTTGCTGCATAGGGCTAATGACAGGATCTTGCAAAGATATTTCGCTACCATATGTAGCCAATATCTTGCCAGACAAAATATAGAAAACCTCATTTTTTAGAGGGTGCATCTTAAATGAAGTCTTGCCGCCTTTCTCCATAATCAACAGCTTGGCACCGATGGAACCAAAACATCCCCATCTATGCTCCACACCCCAAGATTTATCCACCTTGGAGGAGTGGCTAGCCCACGAAGACTTAACGTGCTTCTTGCTCTTAATATCAGACATTACCTATATGTTACCTCAATAATGATAATTAGTTAACAAAATAGTATTACGTCAATAATGATGCTATGCCGCATGCAATCAACGCGCCGAGACAGATAAAGGCAGCAGACACATAAACCAAGTCCCTCACCTCAATACCTCGCCACCAGAGCCAGCGTCTAAATTTCTGAATCATCTCATTGTCCCTCCTCATCGCAAGGACACGCTTGGCCTTCAGCACTCATTATGGATGAATACGCATATACCATATAACAGTCGCCTTTGCCTTCTTCATAAATAAGCTCATACTTATCAGAAATCAGCACAGAATCTGTTCCCGTCCTCTCCCAATCTGCCACAAAATAACTACCTTCTTCAAGACTATCTCTACCATATAGTTTGCGATAGTCGCCATAGTATTCGCTAGTGAATTCATAAAACTTATAACAACTGCCTTTGGCGACAACTTGGTTCAAAGCTATGTTGTTAGTTTCTAGTGATAGCCAGTTATTCACAAACATATCGTCTTCTTCTGGCTCGTAATGTGCTGTGTCTTGTGGCGAGACTGCGCACGATGTGAGCGCAAGCATGAAACTCAAGTATAGCTTTAGTTTCCTGTATCCCAACCTGTATCTCCAGTATCTCCCTGTTCGGGGAAATATCTATAACCTATCTCAACCCAAGCATTAGCCGGTGGGATTACATCAAAATAAACCTTTTGAGATGAAGTGTCATAATGCCAATCCCAATTTAATTGTTGGTTGATAAACACCCTGATCGAATCTTCGATAGGTTCATATGTAAGTTCCCATTCTTCGTGTGGCTCCAATTGGTTCGATGCATCGGCCACACCGGGCGACCAATCTTCGGCACAAATGTCCACAATGATGCCACTGAAATAGTTTGTCGCATCCATGTATCTGTCGCCAACATTCATAGCACTTGGCGTTCTCTCGCACACCGAAACTGATGGATCCTGTGTCACGATGCTAGACATAAATGCAGATCCGTTCCTCTGCATACCGTACCAGCTTTTGAAATCATCGACGTTCGCAAAGTGATCATCGCTTTGGTCCTCTTCGTCAGAGACTTGGACTATTAACAAAGCGGCATCGGAACGGAGCCACGTTTGTGCATAAGAGTTGTTAACAATGTACTCATATGCGGCATCCAGACCTTCTTCTCTGTGACCTCTGCCCATAGCCTCATACATATCTTTAGCATCTTCGGCATCATCGCCTGGAACAAGCGGGAATTGTGATTCAATAGAGGCAGCAGTGGGATCGTTAGATGTCATCGCCAAGCGCCAACCAGAAGCAGGTAGCGCATTTATCATAGCTTCAATCCCGGCCAGCAACTCATCATCATATATATTCATGGAGCCAGAAGTATCAATAACCCATAAAATATCAACGCCATCAACACTCATAGGCTGAACAAAGGAGTCGATCCATATCTCACCGGGATCGGAAGGCACCTCTGTTTCTACATAGACCGGGACTTCGACTTCGACGTATACTGTTTCTGAAGATCCTCCGGTTATAATTCCATAGTCGGGGGAGCAACCCACCGCCATGATAGCCATCATTATTAAGGCAAACAACCTCTTCATAAACACATACTCCTTACAAGGCTTCTCGTAGTCTCTCCTCGTCTAGTCTCCATATTGGTGCTACATGCACCACGTCTTCTATTATTTGTGGAGGCAGCATACCATAGGGATCATAGGGTGTTCTTCTGGCATCTACAGCCACTAAGACCCCGACAAGTCTGCCTCGTCGGTCATACACACCTGAACCAGAAGCTCCCATCCAAGCGTATGAATGCATCAATATATCACCGCTCGATGATGCACCGATGACTCTACCATCAACAGTTAAAGCATCGTGACCAGCCGGAAAGCCGGTATAATAAACTTCCTCTCCCACTAGACTTTCTACTTCGTCATGTGGAGTTTCTCTGTACTTGATTGAACTTCTTGATTCTAATTCTGGGGTGAGTAAAACGGCAATATCATTTTCATGATCTGTATAGATAACTTTGGCAAATTCGGCATCGCTGCCTTCTCCGTATGCGACCATTACACTGCTATCACGAACAACATGCGCAGCAGTCAAAATAATATAGTTGTCGCCATATTTTAGGTAAGTCCCAGAACCGCTTACGGAGCGTGTTAAGTCTGTAATCTTTACAGCCGCATCGCGTGTATAGTCAGCGTTCCGTGAGAGGTTAACCGCGTCGAAGCCGTCGAGACTGTCTTGTTGTCCACACGCTATGGTTTGAGCGTCCGTCGCTGGTACGCTGATTTGCGTGCATCCGGCTAATAGGAAAGCTACAATCAAAAGCAAATTTTTAAGCATATACGTCCTGCCCCCCTCTAAAAGTAACTAGGGAGCTTTTCAGTAATTCGGCTTTTTGTGCAGTGTGACGCGCTTTTGGGCCATCTCAAAGGTTAATTTATTACCGTTACAGCCTTTGAGTTGGCAAAAAAATAATTTGATCTTTTTTCAAATAAATTGAATTATTTGCTCTTAGGGCCTTTAGGCTTAAGATCGCGGCGGGCTTGACCCGGCAACTGTCCGAGTTGGTTTCCGTCACTTCTTGTAGTCGGAAGCGAGGGTTTTGCACCACCAGAATCAGTATATTTATTCGCACCTGTTCCTAGGTAGGCATGCCGGTCTTTGTTATAATTTTTAATCTTCTCGGACTCTTTTTGATAATCTCTTTCGTTCAATGGATCTCCCTCCATCGCTTGTTGCAAAGACTCTAGAGTTGCACCGAGATTACTATCTCTGTGGAGTATCGCGATGCCGCCAGAGTTGGCCCATGGGACGGTGTTTTTTGTCCAATCATCAATTAAGATATTCGGTCGTCCATCCTCCTTGGCCCATCTATATTTTTGATGGTGCATATGAATTCTCTCTGGCTTGTATATCGGATCAAGGTTAATCTTAATCCACATTTCTTTCCCTCGTTCGGAACCTTTTTGCATCGGTGATGTCAATATATAAGGCTTGAATTGTGATATGTAACTCCACAACTCCCTCCCGTTTTCAGTCCAAGGCAGGTTAGCCCAAAACTCTTCATCATCTCCAACGCGAGCATACATATAATTTCTCAATGACTTGACTGCCATGGACTTTCCACGCAAGTCATCTATAGTAACGTAATCTCTTCCAAGTTCACTTAGTGCGGCTCGCAAGGCTTCCAACTTTTTATCGCTGCCGCGTGCCTCAAGCATCTTTAGGTCGCTGTTAATCTGCTGAACGATCCCCTGTTCAAAGTCTACCAGTACGCCATCCATATCACAATATATCTGTGGCATGTCCCCAGCGTCCTCGGATAAATACTTCTTCCATTTGTCGTTCATGAATACTCCTCCACCTTCTTAACGGTCCTGATCTTAATGTTAGAAAGGCCGCGAACTGTCTTGAGTTTGGGCACTAACGAAGACGCCATAAACTTATACGGACCCAAGCGATCAGCCCGTACAAACTTTATCTTTAACATTGTCGCCCACTGCTGGGGAGTTTCTTTCCCCGGCACAGGCTCTGAGGCCACTGTTGTGACATAAGGGATCCCTCTAATGTCGGACAAAGTTTGTGCTAGGTTGCCTCCCTTGACCTTATCGACAATACAATCTATGATCAACTCATAGGTATATTGTGAATAGTGAGGATCTTGCTTTTCGTTAACTACTGAGATGGCTTTTTGTATAGCTTCGCGAACCTTGTCCTCGTCTTCCTCGTCCACCCATCGCTCCTGCTGTGTAGGCTCATCTTCCTCATCTTTCATGGCATCATCCCACGACTGGCGTTCTGCGTCGATTGCTTGCTGTTGTATTGCGTCATCAATGCTTTTCGATAGCCCTATGACATTGCTCGCATCTGGACCGGGATTTCGGGCCGTAGGATTGGCCGGTCTGTGACCCAGAAACCCTCCGAGAATGTCTGTGTTTGCACGATCAATCCAATAGGATTTGTCACCTTGTTCTAGATCGGATTCTTTAATCTTGGTAATCAGAGCCTCATACTTTCTTTTAATATCACCGACATGGGCGCGATCCTCGCGGCCTATCGAAACTGCTTGGGCTGTCATGTCTTCGACCGACTCGACCATTGCTTTATGAACCATATCGGCATGTTTATCAACAAACCTTACAAATTCAAATGCGCCCAGCAATTCTTCGCGGCTGTTGGCTTGGCTAACTACAATCTTCATGCCATAGCCAATGTTTACGGGGCTGGCGGGTATATACCCCACGTCCTGAACAAACCTGTTCTCTTCCATATGGAAGCCGATTGTTAGTTTTGTATCTTTTGCAAGATCAACTCCTTTGAACGCTGGCGCTTTATATTTCTCACCAAAGTCCAAAGCCATTTGACTTGAAGCCCAATCTCCCGCAGCTTTCTCAAGTGCGTGCAGCTTCTCCATGAACAAGACTTTCAGCTTGGAACCTTCTAGGTTTTGATACCCTCTGTTAACATGATCGCCAGTAATCCCAAATACTGTTCTGGTCATATGTCGCAGATCGCCGGTCGTTATATGCGGCGGGTCAAATGCCCTGGCAAACCATCCTCGATTATGATGACGAGTGCCCCAAAGTGTCTTCCATGGAAACTCAGCACCTGTGGTTATGTGAGAATCTGGTGTGCCACTAAACCCTTCGCCTTGTAATGTGAACCACGCCTCGCCGTCTGGACTGTCTGGATCATCACCGATAACAGTAAAGTTCTTTAGCTGCTCTCCCATCTCTTCAATCTCATCTTGAAGATTGTCCCAGTCGTCAGGTGGTATATAAGTTTCTTCTACCAAGGAGCGTCGAATCTTCTCTCTTATCTCGTCATAGTTGGAATCAATATCATTTTCAATATAATCGATAAAGCTTTCATATGAATCTGGATCGTCGCAGTCGTCGCAATTGAACTGCATGGTGATCTCTAGAATATATGTTTTATCTGGCTCTCCTCTAGCTCCACCTTTTTGTTCGCGAATCTCCCAGTTAGTTTCTTCGGAGTATACATCAATCTTATCTTCGATTGCCCTCTCAAATGCTCTTTTGGATTGATAATCTGAGCCCCAAGACTTTGGAATGATGGCCATGTCGCGGTCATCCTTGTGCCAATAATATCCATTGGGCTCGTCGCTCATTGGTCCATCCCATTTTATTGGAATCTCAATCGTAACGTCGCCGCTGGCATAGACATAGGGCATGCCTTCACCATTGTCTTCAACAGATCCATGACAACTGGAATGTTGCAAGGTTGAATTGGCATGATCATTAAGCTCGTCGATGCGCTCTTCATATTCATTGAATAACTGCTCGGCCTCGTCTTCTTCGACCTCTTCATCATGATGGACATTTCTGAGGGTATTATAATTTGTGAAATCTGGAATTCCCTTTCCAAAAAACTTTCTTAGTAACTCGCCGTCTGGATTGTCTTCCCATGAGCCACCATATCTTGTAAGATCATATGGGTTTGGAGCACCATAGACATCGGTACCAAGCTCAAACATTTTCTTTTGATTGTCCCACGCCCAGTTTAAAACGGCATCAGTAAAGCCAGGGGGGGCAGCGCCATATGTTCTTAATTCTGGAACCGCAAAGGCTTCATCGGGTTCTGAGGGGGAGTATGAGTGTACAAACTTTCTAAGACGGACACGGGCTTTAGGCGTGATACCTCGGACTTGTCTTTGTCTGTCTCTAAAAATCTCTTCGTCGTCAAAGTCTGATAATTTTTTCTTTGACGGCTCCTCGGCTGGGGCATCCACATCATATGCAGCCTCTGGATCGTCTGCTGTTTGGTACTCTTTGTGCTCTTCGCGGAGCAATCTTTCATACTCGACCTCGGGCACCACATATGCGATTGGGCCATGACCCTTAGCCTCGGCTACTGCACACTTAAAATAGCTCGATCCTTCAGAATGACACGAACGAATACTTCCCATGTCGCTCATTCGCAAAACATCAACTGGGTGGCGAGAAACAATAACTACATCATTGTCTATGTCGCCAGAAAACATGCCTTCGATGTCTTGCCAGTTATTATCCTTGGTGTAGAATACTTGAGTCTTCTGCCACCAATCATATATCTCTTGTTCAAGCTTGCCCCCTTTGACGAGTTTGGCCAGGGCTTTGCTCATGCTGGTCTTGTCTGTGCGCTGAATCTCTTCGCCTTTGCGGGGTCCAGCAGGGATAACCTTTGTGTATGTTCGCGAAAGGACCAGATCGGCTATTTCGATTTCTTCCTCATACTCTCCACCGCCAGCGTCAGCCAGCCGGGTACGCTTTTGTTTGACTTTCTTGATGGGGAACTTCTTTGAACTGTGCATTCCTCCATCCCACGGCACCATTTCACCAACTGACCAGCCGGAATCTGCAAGGGCTGTGACAGCTTTTTTGAGCTTGCGCTGATCGTCAGTAGCTAGCGGAAAGGCGATACGCATGGCACCACCGAATAGATCATTAAATGAGTAATCGCTAGCGCCAGCAGAAGCCATCCAGTCATAGATTTTGTCTGCTGATTCGCGAGAGATTTCGTTTAGTAATTCAGTTCTTTCAAGGATGGCCTCCTTGGCAGATTCTCGTAGCTCAACTTGGCTCACAAATGTGCGCCACTTCTCATAAAAGTTCATTGTAATATACTCCAATTCATTAAATAATTAGTTATCAAAAAACAAAAGGGGCACTTTAATAAGAACCCCTCTGATATAGCTACTTTTATATTCATTTTCTACTGTAGTCGTCCTCAATTCTGACTACATCTTCCATCTCTGGCGTACTAACTTCAATCAATGTCACGTCTTTCGACAAAGCGCAAAACCGATGCACGACACCGGGACGGATCCGCTGGGCCTGTCCCTTAGTGAGCGTGAACTTGACACTTTCGGTGATGCCAATCTCTTCGACTGTGGGGCCTAACTCTATCATGAGCGAGCCATCGAGCACATAGATAGCCTCATCTTTCTGTTCGTGATATTGTTTTGAAAGTCTGTGTCCCTTCTTTATAAAAAGGATCTTGCCTATGTACTTCTCGTTCGCGGCCCATCTAATTTCGTGACCCCATGGTTTCTCAACTGTCATCATGTTCTCCATAAAAGTTGTATCGCAACGATTGCGAATGAGAGTATGACACACACCAACGTCTTCGGCGTAAACATGCTCTCATTCATATAATACCACGTTAATAGTGGAAAAGTTAAGTAAGACATGCCAAATATAAGCAGTCTCGGTCCCCAAAGCTCATTCATTTCTCCAACGACCATTCTCACTCCGTACCAAAAACAAAAGCTAGCGGGTACTGAAAAGATTATAATTGCTGGGACGGGTCTATCTTTCCACCAATCCCAAACAAACTGAGAGTTTAGTTGGAACCAAACTAGCGTTTGGCCAAGTATGAAAAGCAGGCAACCAATAAGTATATTATACAATGCCGCTCCTAACAAAACACGTTAATTGCTTTGTTTGGCACATATGTGGAGGTCTTGTGCGTACCCTTAATCAAAGCCACGATTACCGAGTTAGGTAATGCACTTTGTGCCTGCGTGTAAGCTGCCTCTCCGTCATGAGGAAAGGAATCAAACACATGATACTCTGCTCTTTGGAGAGCAGGGTTAATTGTAACAACTGTCCAAATCATTTCTTTGCCTTTTTTCTTTTTCGTTTTCTAGGAGCATAGTTTATCTGACCTTCGCTCCAAAAGTGTTTATTTTTTCTTCTGTCCGTAAACAATAGAACTTCATAACATTGATTGCCTTCGTTCTCTTCTGCCGGCACCTTGCTTCTGCACCGGTGCAGACTTAATGTTCCGTAAAGGGGCTGGCTTACTCGGCGCTGATATTTCTTTCGTGGTGGCGGCTTGTTCAAGTACTCCAAGCAAGCCTCGACAATTTGTTCATCAGTTAGCTCCTGCTCAATATATTTATTGTACTCAGGTACAACCAGATAGGCACCAACAGCCCAACACGTTACCCCGAAACCATCTATAGGATAGTAGGAGCCATGGTAGCGGCCAAGTTTTGTCTTTTTAGCCTCGGGAACAAGATCGCCATACTCTCGCATGTCCTTAAAATGACAAATAATTTCCATACTTACCCCTTTAGAAGTACGCGCTGCATGGATGTCATCATCTTGGTTTCAATAACCCCAGGATCCCCTATTACTGTTATATCCAGTCCATTCTGACCGCGCTGCAAATGCAGCTTTGTAAACCCTTGACGAGCATCCAGGCCGGAAGGCATTAGTCCTTCTCTTAGATGCTGTAGTGCTCGTTCATCTTCTCTGATTGCTACCACATGAGATGGGTTAATGTATACCTCATGCAGCGTATATTGTTCTTCGTTAGCTTTATTATTTGTGTACCTGTTGTTTCTTCGTACTTCAACTAGTTTAATCACCGTTTCTCCGTTAAGTTATATGTGTGTGTTTTATCGACGTGCCATTGTTCTCCGTTATAAAGAACAATACATGAACTTACGTCTGGCATCTTTTCCAGTATTAAGACGCTTCGGGGCCTTTTGATAGTTATTGTTTTAGTTGGCACACCCTGCGGGTCTGTCTGGTATAAGCGAACCTCCGATGGGAGATATGCTAATTCGCCCTTTGCCATGTTCATCATGTTGTTCTCCTTTCTTCAACCATTAGTCATTAGATAAATCTTCTCCGCTGTTAATCTCATAAACGTCAATCTCTGACAATTCAGGCTCTCTCTCTGTCAGTCTTATGTTTGGCTCGATGGAAGGCAATTGAGAGGGAGGTACGGCCCTAGTCTTTTCAATTATTGGTTGACTGGGCGCTGGAACATCTTCGGATGCAGCTTCAGCCGCGAGCATGGCCTTGTAGTAACTATATAAAATAGCATCATGATCATCGAGTCTAAAACATATTTCTTTTAGTGTCTCTCGGGTGACAGCGTTTTGTCTAAGCACTTCTCCTAATTTTTGTGTTTCTCCCAACAAGGTCGCGCTTGCATCTTGCAAGTCCTTGGCAGTGCTAGCACACTGTTGAGCCACGTCTTGTATCATGCGGTAAACTTCCCGTGGAACATCCTGCAAAGCAACAGAGTATTGTAGAGTCACTCTGGTTAGCCCGTCAACGGACGGCTGTTGCTCATTTTCTTCTGACATGTTTTCTCCTATACTGTCATTATATACTATAACAGAAATGCCATAGTTTGTCAAATAAATTTAATTTCCTGTTGCGGTGCCGACTAATGATATAATATCCCATACTTGTTTGAGCACAAGAGCCGTCACGCCTGTGAACACGATCCACATAGCCTTGGAGTGTGTCTCTTTCCACTGTTCTAGGGTTTTAATCCTAGCATATATACCCTGATCAGGATTGTAAACAGCCTCTTTGATTTTAGATATATGTTCAGCCATTTCGTCTTGCTTTTCTTTGACTGAATCAATAGCCGACATCAGCAACTCTAGCTTGCCATTAAGTTCGACTATGTTTTGATTCAGTTTAATTACTTGGTTTTCATTGTTATCCATGACGTTAATATATAGTGCGACAATTATGATTATTCCTGCACAATAGCATAATTTGTTGTTATCAGTGTTGATGATACCGATGCAGCGTTCTGTATAGCAGATCGTGTAACTTTAACCGGATCGATTACTCCTATCTCATACATATCTTCAACTTCTCTAGTGACAAAATTATACCCTCGGCTTCCTGTTTCGCCGGAAAGCATTGAAACAATCATGTCAGGAGATTCGCCAGCATTGGCAGCCATTTGTCTCAATGGAGCCTGAACAGATTGTTTAATAATCTCTACACCTAATTCTTGATCACGATTTGATGTGACCACATCTAAGTCTTCTATTGCTCGTATCAGGGCTACGCCGCCACCGGGCACAATCCCCTCTTCTTGAGCAGACTTAACTGCTTCCAAAGCGTCTTCAATTCTGTGTCTCTTCTCAACCATTTCTATCTCTGTAGCTGCGCCGACACGAATGATGGCAATCCCGCTGGCCAGTCTAGTGATTCTGTCTTGTAACATTTCACACTCATGAAGATTTTCAGTCTGTTGAATCTCTGTCTTCAGTGCTTCAATCTTTTCTTCTATCTTTTCGTGGTTGCCTTTACCGCCGACAATTGTAGTGTGATTCTTGATAATGTTTATCTTTTTGGCTTGCCCAAAATCTACAAGTTTAATATCCGATAAGTTGCGACCAGATTCTCTCGTAAAGAAGCAGCCGCCTGTCGCGAGGGATAAATCTTTCAGTGTGTTCCTACGCTCTTCTCCATACCTCGGAGCCTTAACTGCTGCCACCTTAAGAGTACCGCGAGTCGTATTCATAATCAGCGCAGCAAGGGCTTGGCCAGAAATCTCTTCTGCTATAATAACCAGCGGCCTCGCTTCTCGTGAAACAAGCTCCAAGACTGGCAAAAGCTCATCAATCGTGTCCACTTTATAGTCTGTTATCAACAGATATGGTTTGTCGTATTCAACCATGCCTCTTCGCTGGTCAGTAATAAACGATGGCGATACATACCCCGACTTAAACTGAAAGCCTTCCACCAACTCTAGCGAAGTTTGTAGCGACCGGGCTTCCTCCACTGTTATTGCACCATCTTTGCCAACCTGATCGACTGCCATAGATATGATGTTACCAATCCTCTCATCCCCATTTGCTGATATTGTGGCGATGTGTTCGATGTCTTCGACACTCATAATCGGCCGGGCCATTTCTTTCAGCTTATCGGCTATGGCCTCAACAGCTTTATCAATTCCACGTTTAAGTTCTACCGGCGATGAGCCGGCTAAAATATATCTCTGGGATTGATTCAAAATTTCTCTGGCTAAAACTGTAGCGGTGGTTGTTCCATCGCCGGCTGTATTTGCTGTCTTGGCTGCAGCTTGCTTGACAATCTGCGCTCCAGCATTCTCAATTGGATCATCCAAATCGACAAACATGGCAACAGTTACACCGTCTTTAGTTATGATGGGCCTCGCATCGTTTCTCTTAAGTATCACGTTTCGACCGCGTGGGCCTAAAGTGGATGCAACATTATCAGCTAATATGTTAACACCCTTCAAAATCTTCTGGCTTAGTTCAGTACCAGATTCATAATGTTTTGTCAATTTTCCTCCATTGTGTTTATAGTATAATCAAGTTTGTGTAACTTGTCAAGTTATTTATCGGTCATTCCTTTAACCGATGCTGACACTGCGTCTTCTAGAACCCGCGCATCTCTTATCGCTTGGCCACCTGCTGTGTTTCTGGCAGCTTCATCTGCTGGGGAGCAAGCAGTATCCTCACCAGTGCCGCCACTACAATCAGTCAAAAAGAACCTGCCGATATTGTCTGTCAAATCAGCTAAAGCATTAAACATTGTTATCAAATCTTCGTTCAATTGTTGCGCAGAGAGAGTAAAGAAGTCCTCGACTGCACCCGGCGTGATCTTAAGAGTACCTAGATTTGTACCAAGTCTGGTATAGTGCGCTGGCTTAATATGGAATTGCTTTCCGCCTGATCCTTCGTCACCCTCAGACAGCACCTCTTCATCTGTTTCTATTGCGCTAGCGCCTGTGGAATATCCCGGTGCGTTGCCCGATAGGCCAAGCTCGGCAGCGGCTGATTCTATTCCAGAAAAGTCTCCTGCTACAGCTTTAAAAAATCTTTTGCCGCCGTCGAGATCGCCCAGCTGTTCTCTTAATTTCTGTGCAAGAACACTCCACGCATTCAATTGTTCGGCTCCACCCCAAAGAGCGTCCGTGTCCTTAGTGCCGGCACCAAACATATCGTCTTCAGTGCCACCAGTCTTTTTGTAAGAAGCTCTAACTTTAGCACCGGGTGTCTTTCCACCTGCTTTGCCGCCTGCCTTGTACGCTGAAATTTCTGCGGACAACTTTGCTGAAGGATCAGCTATGTCTCCCTGTAGGTTAATCTGCTCAAATGCATCTGCTGGCTTTGGCATGGGCCTAACTCCCTTATCGATAATCTGTGCGAGGCGTAACCACGAAGCCCGTGCTGGTTGTGGACTTCTACCTCCAAGTTTGCCTGGGGTTGCATGACGAATCCAAACATAATTACCTTCGGCTCCTGGCTTTGCGTTGGAGCCCGTCTTTAACCATGGCTTCTTGTCTGCATCTTGAAGTGAGAAACTTGTCTGTACCGATTCAACAGTCTCAAGATAATGAACATTTCCAATCCAATCAAAGAAACTATCCGCGTTAATATTGAATTCCCAAAAAACAGCAGCCGATACAGTTTTTTGCTCGGAACTTTGTGTCTTAACGACAACAATATACCTCATCTCGGCCGGGCCGCTGCCCCACGATGAATCCTTAGAAAAATGATCTACCAAGTCAGTAAAGCTACCTTTTACGGCACCGGATTTATTTAGAATCTTTAAGCTAATTGGCGCATCGCCTTCGCCTGTATCAATTCTAATGTCGGCAATATCACCTTCACTGGTCGGCACCTGTCTAGACTTGCCACCAAACAAAGAAGCCAAGAAGGGCTCCCACAAGAACCCAGCAACGGAAGCATTGAACTCTTTAAGCATCCATACGAACTGATTTAAAAACATCAAGTAAGAAAGCGTCTGTGCGATTGTTGCATCTCGTAAGTTGGCTTCTGGACTGTCAAAGAACTGAGTGATCGCTTTTAGCTTTTGTGCCACTGCGCTACTGTCTGTCCCGCTATCCATTCCGATGTTCTGCATCCACAATTCAAATTGTGCGCGGTCTTCACTATCGGGTCTTTGTCCAACTGAAATTTCGGTCGGAACTACGTTGGGGAGTCGCAAGATTCGTTCTCTGGCCTTTGCCCCCTTTGGTGTAAATTTGCGTTCTGCGAGGCTTTTCTCTTGTGCCTCTGAAATAATTTTATCAAGAGCAGGATCATCTAAAATCTCCTCAATAATCTGGCAAATTTGCGAAAATCCAACCTTTTCGCTATCCTTCGTATAAAATTCAGTTATTAATGTGTCTAATTCTTTTTTCATTTTTTTCCCTCAGTAGTCGGAGTCGTAAACGTCACCTTCTGTCAAAAGCGTATAAGTAAAGCAATTTCCAAACTTCTTAGCTGCCCTCTTACACGCTCTTATAAATTCATTATAATCAGTCGAGCGTTTAAAAAGCTGATTTCCAGCACACCAACGATCCACTATTTTTACCTCGGCGTCTGGAGCGTCAAGATCGATACCAAAATGGCCTTGCGATATTGCGGAAGCCTGTTCATCGTCAAGACTCTCTTTGTTCGCTTCTCTGTAGATTTCCACAGACTTATCAGAAACTTGTACAAACCTGTCGTCAACAATTTTATATGCATCCTGATATTGATCTGGTATCAAAACTGCTGTCCCTTTAGAGTTTGCTTTGTTTGCGTAAAATGCGCTCGGATCGGTCGTGATAGGATACGACAGTATCTCCCAATCTCTAGTTGGATTTCGGTAAATTACCAGCAGCATATCATCATATTTATTCACTGTTCTAACATCACTTCTTACAGCTATTACATTAACGTTGTATGCCTGTTCGGTGTCATAAAACCTATATCCTTTTTCTGCCATTATCTTCATATAGCGTTCCTTGATAAAAAATGCATGCAACCCCGTTACTTTTGCCATTTTAACTCCTTGCAATAAATAGTTTCAAATAATTTTATCGGCAATACCAAGTTCAACTGCTTCGGCAGCAGTTAAATAAACATTAACTTTTCTAGCTAACAATTTTTTGATATACGCCTTCGTCATATCTGTCTCGCGAGATAAAGCTTTAATATACTGCTCCTGACACCATCTCACTTCGTCCATCTCGTTTTCCAAGTTATGAATTGCGCCAGCATGACCACCAATAACACTATGAATCATAATTCGACAATTCTCGCCCACTCTTCGCTCACCTTTGGTTCCAGCGGCTAATAAGATGACGCCGGCCGACATTACCTTGCCCATGCCCAAAGTCTTGATTGTGCAATCTTGACGAATACTTCTCATCATATCGTAAATCGCAAACATTTCATGAGCACCGCCGCCGGCTGTTGAAATTAAAAATTCAAATGGCTCACAAATCGTTTTTGTCCCTTTACTTAAATCCTTCGGATTAACTGGTACCTCTTGTTTGCCGTTCTCGTGTAACAGCAACATTGTGTACAATATGTCTGCTGTCTTTTCTTCATCCAGATCCCCGCAAAGACCGAAGGTTCTCAAATCTGGCTCTTGTGTTACTGCTATCAGTTGAGAGGGCTCGTTTCCCTCATCGGACTCTTCCTCTGTTTTACCATTGAACTTCATTTGTTTTTCCTGTCTAGTATTGTTTTAGAATGACTTTCTATGGCCGTTGACCAGTCATAGTACTCTATTGTAGAACGCAATGCGGGGGGATACATAGAAATCAACTTCTTGATGATTGAATCTTTCCACATACCTGTTGCATGCTCGTCCATATTCTTTGTTATTTTTTGCATGTTTTCGTCAACGCCAAATTGCTCCATGTGTAAATATTTGAGCGTTCGCATGTATGCCACATCTTCTTCAAGACTAACTATCATAGCTAAAATGTCAGCTTCTAGTTGCTTGTATATCTTAATTCTATTGCCCAAAAGAAACAATCTGCCAAATATTGAACTTATGATTATTCCCGTTAAAATCCATAGACTTATTTCCATTCACCACTCCCATTAAAATAAAACCACAGCTAAATGTTATCATAGCTGTGGCCCCATTTTAATGTTTATTGTTATTTATTATCTGTTGATTTTCATCAGGCGGGCTGCTACTCGACGGGTGACCTCGTTGATAACGTCATCGGTAAGTTGACCCTCGTACATGCCGCCGCCTCTATTGGCTGGCTCTTCTTCGGCTGCGCCAAGATCTGCGCCCCCTTCGGGTGGAAGTCCTTCGTCGCCCATGGGCGCTTCTGCGCCGAGTTCGGCGGGCTCTTCCAGACCAGCTTCAGGCTCTTCGGCGGGCAGTTCCTCACCCCCTTCGCCGCCTTCGACCCCAACTTCTACGCCGGTCACGCTTTGGATAGCATCGGCAATAGCGGACACCAACTCCTCGACGCCTTCTTCACTCATTGGATCGGCAGCTGGTTCATCTCCAACGGGATCCGCCAATTCGTCTTCTGGCATCTCTGCTTCGGGTTCTCCCAGTTCCATGGGCTCCAGTGCGGCATCTTCCTCACCTTCGCCGGGTAGGGGCTCCTCATCTTCTTGCTCATAAATTGATGTATACCACTCTTCATTGATGGGCTTAACATCAGCAAGCTTTAAGAACCTACGAACCACGCTCTCATTTAGTAACGGTTTTTTGGTGCTCATTCTATTGTCTACTCCTAAAAATATAATTTTGCAAAACGGTACTTGGTACGTTCAAAGTAAATAGTATTTAAGTTTGGTAAATGACCTTTTTTTGTCATGGCGAGTGGAAAAGCTCTAAATTTTTCTTCTTAAGCTTCTCTAAGGCTTTTTGCTCTATTTGTTTTATTCGAACAAAGCTAACGCCTTCTCGCACCGCTACCTCTCTCAAAGTTAAATTACCGTGCTTCCTGACAGTAATTAGTGTGCAATTCAAATCTTCCTCATAATCTATCCACATTCTACAATCCTTGTTTGGGCACGAAACATTCTTGTCCAAACACATCTTCTCACACAGCCTCATAATTCTGGATACTCCTTTTCAATAATGTCAAATATATTCGACACTTCTCCTTCATCTAAAACAAACTTGTCTTTTATGTGCTTCCCTTCTTCTCGCAAAGATTTACTCTTCGCCCTTTGAGCTTTACTTTTAATATAACTGTTGGGATATAAGTGCTCATCGGCCCACTGCATAAAGCTGTCATCTTCCTGCAAGTAGGACGCAACAGCGGTGCGCATAAACTTGCTCAGTGTCAAACCATCGGAATGAAGCTTAATCTTTAAATCAGCCTTTTCACGTTCCGTAATTCGGACAACAATTCTCTCTTTAGCCTCAGTCTCGTCATTCTTGCCCATTATAGTTCTCTCAAAATGTGAGTTGAACTTTCAACCTGAGCCGAGTGAGTCTGTCTAATAAATTTAACTTTGGCCTGGAACTGCTTCACCGTTCTCGCTCCCGAATAGGAAAACCCGCTCCGAATGCCATTTGCTAGTTGTTCCATTATTGGCTTTACGCTGCCCTTGTAAGGAATGGTCGTAGAAATACCCTCCAAGGAGGAAGCCTTGCCTCTCCAATCAACTTGTGCGGCTGCGCTGGCCATGCCTCGATATTGTTTCCGTGGCTCTCCAGTAGGCGAACGGTGTACCTCACCGGGTGATTCCATTGTGCCAGCCAGCAGTGAGCCAACCATAACAAAATCTGCGCCGGCTGCAAGAGACTTGACTATATCTCCTGAGTTTTTAATACCGCCATCAGCGATCAAAACCACATCGCGATCTGTTTTTGCACAATCGTAGACTGATTGAAAGGTGGGGATACCATGACCAGTTTGAACCCTAGTGGAGCAGATGGATCCTCCTCCAATGCCAATGCGAACACTGTTTGCTCCCCAGTCAGCCAAATCATTAGTGGCCTGTAGCGTAGCTACGTTGCCAGCCATAATATGCACCTCGTCGCCAAGAACGCGTCTTATATTCTCAATCCCTTGCTTCATAAGAACGTGGTGTCCATGAGCTACGTCAATACAAAGAACCCTAGCGCCGGCGTCATAGAGAGCCCATGCGCGTTCTTCATAGTCACCAGTGACCCCGATAGCTGCGGCAGCAACCGCTTTAGGGTCTTCAGCTACAAGGCGATCAATTATATCAACTTGTTTTTCGATTGTGTTGTATCTGTGAATGATGCCTAAGCCTCCCGAGTTACGCATAGCAACAGCCATGGCCGTCTCGGTTACTGTATCCATTGGGCTGGATATAACTGGCACCTGTAAATGGTGGCGAGCATCTAAATCTGCTCCAATATCAACCTCGCTTCTGGTTTGAATAGTAGAAAACTGTGGCTCAATCAGCACATCATCAAAACTTAATCCCATCTTCGTCCATGTCATCATTCTTCTCCTTCTTCTTCATTGTATTTGCTGTTCATATGATCATAAAATTCTTTTATAAGACTTTGGGCTGTCTCCCAGCACGTTGGACAATATAAATTTACCTTTTGTTCTTTTTCTCGCACAGCAACGAACCATGTAGTGACCTGTTCTTTATCAGTCTTATCAAAATCTAGACCACAAGTTAAGCAGCGGTCTGGTATCTTGTCGAATAGTCCTATTTTTTCTTCCAATTCTTTGTTACCTTTCTTTTCTTGCTGCTTCTTTAATCTTCTTCGCTCTTTTCGGTTCATCTGCCCAGTGCTCCCATAAGCGGGTTGCCGCCCGTGTTTGTGTGCTTCCTAAAAACAACAACTGCCGATGGAAAAGGGGCACTGTTTTCGCTGTCGCCAAACTTTAATCTTCCCTTGACAAAAAATACAAGTTCGGCCTTCATAACATAGTCGTGCCAGTATTTTGTATCTGTTCTGGCAGGAATTAGCATGACGACTTTCGTATCCACATCTTGTTGAGTTTCTTCGTGAGCCTTTTTAATCCACTTGCCAATGTCTCGACCATACGGAGGATTAACAAATACTGTATGACCCTGCCAACTCTTTGAGAGGCCGTCTTCAGCTTCGGTATAAAAATTGGCACACTTTGTGTTATGCGGAGTCGCACAAGGATCCAAATCAAAAGGTCCAAATCTCCAATTCAATTTATCAAAAAAATCTTTCGGGGTTTCCCACAGATTAGTTTTGCTGGAAAACAATACTGCCTGCGTTGCCTTATTCATCTGTGCTCCCCAGTGCGCCAGTGCCCCTTTCACTGATGGTGATCGGGTACCAACCATATAGATTTCCGTTTTGTGTCTCCATCGCCCTAAAGGGCACCACTGGTACGAGAACTGCTTGGGCAATCTTATCTTTGGGGCTTAGAACCTGCGGCTCTTGCCCAACATTGTGAAGGTTTACGAAGACCTCCCCGTCGTATCCACTATCGACCACACAGGCCCCTACAAGCAAAGAACGCTTGTAGGCAACGCTAGATCTGTTTTTGATCTCTAGCATATACCCATGAGGCACACCAAATCTGTAGCCAGTTGGAACCAACACGCTCTGTCCAGGCTCAATTGTAATACTGTCGTTTAACTCGTGAACGATGATGCTCTCAGGCTCAGGGTTAAAAAACAAGTCCAACCCTGCATCACTGGGGTTTGCCCTTGTTGGTGGCACCACGTCTTCTCTTACTCTGCTATATTCAAGAATCATTTAATTTCTCCTTTAATTTTCCAATTTGTTTGTTTCTTTTTTGCACTTCTGCCAATATCTCTTCTACATTATAAACTAAATCCGCACCTTTTGCAACATTACATTCACTACAACTGGTAACTAAATTATCAATAGTGTCGGCACCGCCTTTACTAGCTGGGTGAATATGATCAGCATGTAATATTAAATTGTCCGTATTCCAAGTGGCCCTGCCACAATAGATGCAGCAAAAATTATCTCTGTTAAAAACTAGAAACCTTAATTTACCTGCGCTATATTCCGAAAACCCTCTTGCCTTCCTTTTATCCTTCATGCTCTGACGGGAACACGCCTTACTGCAATATTTATGTGTTGCTGATTTTATCCTGTATTCTTGCCCGCAATGTTCGCAACTGCCAGATAGGGAACCTCTACTTCTTATAATGAATTCGTCATCATTTAGTCTTTTCGTAGCCCATGCCGACTTATCTGTATGATCAAAGCTTTCAAAGAAGCTCATCTTAGATTTTTTACTCACATCTTATCCTAGAAGTTTAAAATTGTGCCTCAGTGATCTTGTTGAAAATCCCCACTCTGGATTGTAATCAAGCTTGGCCATATATGGCCTATTTATATGCAAGTTGTCCCGGCCCGGTCGGATTCCCCAACATCGGATTTTTGTCAATTTACTTGTCGAATCAATAACCTCTACAATCCAGTAGTCTTTACCGTTTTTTGTTTTTCGCGGAATAATATTTCTTGGAACAAACCACGCGATATGTAAATCTGGATCATATTCCGCCAACGGAGGAACACACATCTGTTCTAGCCTTTCTTGTACCTCAAGTGTGATAACCTTATTCAAGGGGAACACTCCAGTCAAATCAACGAGGTACTGAATTTTTTCAGCCTCTGTGAAATCGCCTTCGGGGGAGTAGAGTTCAATATTTTCGACTAGATTCTTCTCCTTCCTAGGGCGGTCCACGGCGACAGCAGACCAGAAGTGCCTCGCGCCAGTAAACCTACCATCAATGAGGCAGTCTGTTGCGCCGCTTCTAATCAACACATCCAGCGCCTTCTTGTTTAGTTTGCTGTAAACTATCTCTTCGTTAAAGATGAAACTTTCAACACTCTGGAACGGACGATTGTTAATAATCTGCTCAATTGCCGCGATGCCCAAACCCTTTATCGAAGTTAGTGGCTGAATTAGTGTTTTCTGATCCTGATCGATTTCCCAAACTACACCAGAAGTGTTGACGTTGAGAGGGGCGATATCGAAACCAAAGCGCTTAGCTATGTTAATGGCCTTTTCCTTTCTAGACTCTGGCTCTTTGTCGAGAAAGGCTGCCATCCACTCAGCAGGATAATAATTCATCAACCATGCGCATTGGTACGACAGGATTGAGTACGACACTGCGTGTGACTTATTAAAGCCATAGCCAGAAAAGTACTCAAAAGTATCCCACAATCTTTGACTGTTCGACTTTGTGACGCCCTTATCTTGACAACCTTGCATAAACTTTTTATAAATAATCGTTTTCTTATCATTGCCTTTTCCTGTACCCTTCTTAGTAAGTAGTTTACGAAGCGCGTTACCTTCATCAAGGCTCAAATCCTTACCAAGCTTATGAGCGAGTAGTGCAATTTGCTCCTGAAAGATTAAGAACCCATACGTTTCTTCGGTGATCTCCTGAACAATTGGATGAATATATTTAATATATTGTGGACTCCTCTTGGCCTCTACATAGTCCTTATCGACATTGGCGCTAAGGGGGCCCGGTCGAAAAATAGATGTGATAGCAGCAATATCAATAATGCTTGTTGGCTTTGCACGGGTGCAAAACTGCTGCGCTCCATTTTCAGTAAACTGAAAGATGCCAGCCCATGTGCCGGCATGAAAAATATTCTCGTACACAGACTGATCACTCATGTCTAATACATCAGGATGCAGATTTTGATTATAGTAATCCTTAATGTGCTCAAATGTGCAGTCCTCAATTCCATGATGTCTTCGTAAAATATGTTGAACCGCTCCGTCAATCATTCTCAATGTGGAGAGTCCTAAAATATCGAACTTAATAAACCCCATTGGCTCAAGATGTCTGACGTTCTGGCCTTCTGACCACGGTGTTTGACGAACGCCACCAGAGTTAATCAGCGGCATATACTGATCTAGGTTTTCCGCTACAACGATCCCGCCGGCATGCCGAGAGCATGAACGAACTTGGCCAACCAGAGCTTCGACGTGAGTCTTTACAAATGGATACTGATTCAAAAAGGCTTGCAGCGTTGTACTGAATTCCATCACCTCTTCAAACGTGGGACTGTATACCCCGGCCTTGATCCCATGTCGCTTCTTGGCAGGGCCAATGGCCTCATGGATCATCTTACTAGTCACAGAATTAACTTGCGTAAACTCGATTCCATAAAACTTGGAAATGTCTTTGATTAAGCTTCTGAGCTTGAGTGTGTTCCAGTTAGAAATCGGTGCAACAGTATCTTCTCCCCACTCCTCGATCAAGCGCTCTTTGAGCACCATCGGGTCAGCCACATCGTAATCAATATCGGGATAGTCTGTTGCGTCTGAGCGCAAGAAACGCGAGAACAGCAAACCATATTTAATAGGATCTACCTGAGTAATTCCCAAAACATAGGCTACTAACGATCCCGCTGCGCTGCCTCGGCCGGGGCCAGTGAGCATGTTGTCTGCTGCTCGATCTGAAATGGCTTTCATCGTAAGGAAGTATTTGCTGAACCCTCTGTCAGCAATAACGTCAAGCTCTCGCTTTAGACGATCACGATAAACCTCTTCTTGGAGGAGATTTAAATTCTTTAGCCCCTCCAGGCTTAGTTTAATAAGAGCGGCATCAGCAGTCATGTCTTCAGGCACCACAAAATCGGGCAAACGAACAGTATTGTCAGGAATAAAGTTATCAATTCTTTCGTGCGCAATCATGTGTGTGTTGGTGATCGAGCGCATAACAAGACCGTCATCATATTCGAAATTACAATCAGACGAATACTTCTTGTAAGACTCCCAAATCTGATCTCCGTTTTTAGGATATAGTTCATACCCGATCTCTTCGACCCCAGGCGGCAACTCATTTGTTTCGTAATCTGGTTTACTCTTACCTAGCCAACCTAGACGCTTATAAAGTTCGCGGTCTTTCCACGCGGTGGGATTTGGATAATGACTGTCAGCAGTTGTAACAAGCTCTACGCCATACTCTTCGGCAACCTTAATAATATATTGGTTTAAACGATGCTGATCGTCAATGTTGTTCCACTGCAATTCTCCATACCACCTATCTCCAAAAATATCTACCATCTTCTCTGTAGTAATCCGCATTCGCCGCATACACTCTTGTTCGTTAAAGTGGCGCTCGCCATCCTCATTCTGTTCCCAGCTTTGCCAATAATCTTGGGCATACACACCGCCTAGGCACGCTGAAGATGCGATAATTCCTTCGCCATATTTCTTAAGCATGGCATAATCCATTCGAGGATAACGATAATAATTCTCTGGCTGGTAAGATTCCGAAATCAATTTAAACAGGTTATTTAGGCCAGTCTGGTTTTGAGCCACCAGTACCAAGTGTGCTCTGCGTCGGATGATGTCTTTAATAGCCGTCTTGCTAGCGTTTTCATCTTCAATGGTCGCACCAGATTGAGATGATTTTTTTAGAGAACGTGCGCGTTTCTTGTCGGCCATGGCTTGATCATATTCTTCACGCCATTGGGCCAGATCCGGTATAAAATACGCTTCGACGCCAAAAATTGGTTTAAAGTTTTTACCCTCTGCCTGCATTCTTTTAGCATGCAGTACCTGATACGGAAGCCCATTCATGTTACCATGGTCAGTCAGGGCTAGTGCATCACAGCCATTTTGATATGCAAAATCCATATGTTCCTGTGGGAACCCTATTGCATCAAAAATAGATCCAGCAACACTATGTGCGTGTAATCCAACAAATTTAATCTTCGATATCGTATCCAACTTCGTTAAACTCCCTATAACTCAAAATTTTATTGTACGGTTTTTTTATGTTTTCTCGGTCACTAGAACCAATAAATTTACAGTAGCCTTCCCACGATCCTATATCATAGAACCATGACAACTCTGCCTTATTTGCTCCCTCTAATATAACATTTTTAAATACTTTGTCAAGAGAAAAATACCTTGCCGAGTATCTTTCTTCGACTGGTAATTTTTTAGTCGGGTATTTGCCGTCTTTTAACTCGTCTCCCGACCACATGCCCGTGCCATCTTTACGAAGCTGGGCCCTTATTTTCTTAAAATCCTCGGCATCGAATGTGAAGCCCAAATATTGACCTTGCTGCACAGATTCGCCCTGATATGTCAGAAAGAACTTTTCATGGGACGATATCTGCTTTCGATGTTGTCGGAGTTCTTTAAGTGAAAAAACTCCATAGGGAAAGGCTGTGTAATACATATCAGGTATTACCCATTTGCTCATCTTGCGACTTACCCAGTATGCACAGTTGGCACCGTAAAGAACGCTCCACCCAAGACAGTCTCTTCTATCTCTATCTTTTGGGTGTATTGGTATATAATATATTGGAATAGTCTTTCTCTCTTCCGATGCAAATGGTGAAGGACGGCCAAACCACACTGGGTCTTGAACATGTTCTCCAACTTCGTGCCGAATAAGCGGCTGCATATCCCGATGACAAATAATCCAAATCGTTTCGCAGCCGGCTGTCGCGCATTGCATCACAGCTTGATGAATTGCAAGATAGCCCGGCGCCAGAGGCTGCATACAATCATGCCATGGCATCTCAAAATCAAGTGGTTGGCCGGCGACTGGGATTATGCCCGCTAAATGAAAAGAAGACATGTTCTTTTTACCTTGTTCCATTTTCTAAAAACATCCTTTGAAGCTTGTCTATATAACTGTATTTATTGTTTTCATCATCACTCTCTGCAAAAATCTCATCTGCTGTTTGATAATTATGAAAAACTGTTTCTGTATCTTCATACTTGTCTCTAGTGATTGGTATCTTTTCACGATAATCATGCTGAATCGATACGGCATAATATTTATACTCTTGCGAAGAACGTTCTGGATACAGGGGATTCCTTCCATTCCTTGTTCCCCTTATTCCTGCCTCTTTCATCATCTTTAATATTTTGAGTCGGGCGTGAGCTTCTGAGCCTTCCCATACATCAATCTCTTCCTGCGTCATCGTTGAAAAGGCGACCAAATCCTTTTTATCAGGGTGGTGGCCGTCTAGCCTCATTGTCGGATAAAACCTTACATACTCAACGAAGTTAGAATCAGACCGTAACAAGTCATGCGAGTGCGTCATGCCACGACGAACATTAAACCAATCCAGAACTTGATACTTTTTAACTTCTTGGTTTATGGGTGGCTCAAAGCCCTGCAAGCCCTCTTCATCAAAAACAGTAAGTTTATTAAATTTAGCCTTAATCACGGTCGTTTCGCCAACAACTATATTTAGCACATTATTTTCTGATAGCCTTATTGAAGTGACCATGTTTGAAAACGGAGCCAGCCCTGACAGCGATAGGAGAAAAATCATCTCCTCGTACATATCTCGTTTAAGCCTTGTACCGGCTGTCTCAAATATAATTGGTGGTCTATACACTACGCCAACTATTGGCAACTCGTTTAAGTACGAATACAACACAGCATTATAGGTAAACCCTATAACTAACTCATCATATTCATAAACCGAGTCCCTCACGACTGTAGTAGCCCAACGACATGATTTTCTAGCACAACGTGAAATGTCTTGCCAGCGTAAGTAATCTCCTCAACCATCGACTCCAATACGACGACATACATTCCAGACGTGCGCAAGCGGGCCGATGAGTCAAATACCGATAACTTGCAGTCAGGGGCCACATCAATGACCCTCGCAAGCGCGTACTCTGACTTTGGCTTATAGTCCTCGGGCAGTAAAAGGCCAGATTCTGTTGTATGCTCATCCTCAGAGGATTTCAATTCAATATGAATATTTCTGTTTAGCGGCGAAAATCTCATCACTACTCCTGTTTAAGTTGTTTTTTATAAGTATTGTATTGTGCTTTGGTTAAAAACTCTGTTATGCGCTTATCACAATATTTGCAATAAAAATCAACAGAGACATTATCTCCAACCATCGCCCTAACAGTTCCGGTTGGAAGATAATAATGATCTCCTGCAATAACAGAACACCTATCTGTAATGTTTATTTTAGACAACAAGTGGCTGTATGGCTGTTGACGCATTTTTACACCTTACCATTTCTAGCCTTCTTGATGGTTTCATAAAAGTCCATTAGCTGCTCTAAATCAGTCTCGTCTTTAACAAGCCGATAAGCCTTAGTTACCATGCGCTGTTCGTCAGCATCAAGCCAGCCCTGATCTTTAAATTCCTTACGGAGATCTCGCTTTTGCTCTTTATAGGGTTCCATGGCATCTTCGATTGTCTTTAAAGAGCGAATATATTCAACAATACGCTGCTCCTTCTCAGACTCTTCATCATCAATTTCTGCGACCTCAGCATATTCTGGGGCCAATGTTAGGTTTTTAATCATACCTACCTCCTTTATATTAATATTATATCACATTCTGGTTGGATGTCAACCACATTTTGAATATCCGCATTCTTTACATAAAACGCATCCATCCATGTAAACCAATCCTTCTGCACTGCATGAAGGGCAAGTTTTATCTGAGGCTTCTGCCCCGTCTTCAATATAGTTTTTGAGCACACGGGCTACACACTTCACAAACGAAAACATATCGCTGTCACGGTCCTTCTGCATCTGCTCTACAACATATTGTACATTGGCTCCATGGCGGAGGCCCAAAGAAATCATTCTGGTAAATGCAGAATGGTTTGGATTGTCAAAAACTTTAACAATGTCCTTTACGACAAATTCGTCTTCATTTTCACCAAAGCGCAAATCATACTTTGAATTCATTGACTTTCTGGGGTGCTTTACTAGAATACCCTCAGTGTATTTTGTTGGAATTTCAACATAGGTAGCAAGACCTCCCATAACCTCATAAGGCTTTCCTTCTAGTAGGCCAACTAGGATAGTCCACTTTTCTCCTTGAATCGTCGCGTGATGGATCTTACATGAAAGCTCGGTGGGACGCTTTGGTGCTTTATGGTGTGGAAATGGCTCTGCTGACTCTTCGGATTCTTCGTTTGTTACTAGAACACCAGAGCGTGAACCATCAACATAAACCGTAATTCCCTTTAGGCCGGCTGCCCAACCTTTAAAATACAACTCTCCTACCGTGTCTGGATTTGTATCTTTGGGTAAATTAATAGTAGAGCTAATTGAGTGATCAATATGCCTTTGGATTGCTGCCTGAATGTCTATGCGGCGAACCCAATCAATTTGATCACTTTCAACAAAGAAGTCTGGCAGTTCTTTTTCCTCACCATGCATATCTCTCCAGCGCTGGACATTATGATGAAATACTGCATATTCAAGCCATTTGTCTCCAAGCTCATCAACAAAATCTGCCTTGACTTCTGTGTCATTGTGACTCAGCTTTCGACGGCGTGTATAAGAGTTCCTAAATACAGGCTCCAAACCAGAACTGGTCTGCGACATAATTGATACTGAGCCTGTTGGGGCGTTTGTCAAAATAGAGATATTTCTTCGGCCGACATGAGCCATCATCAACTGTAATTCTTCTGGTAGCGATTTGATAAAGGAGTTATCCTTTTCCATCTCCCAATCAAATATTGGAAATGCGCCGCGCTCTTCAGCGAGTCTGGAGCTTTCTGTGTATGCTGCAAGCTTCAAGGCACCATATATCTTGTCAATTACCTCTAGCGCAGCAGTGGAGTCATAGGCCATGCTGAGGCATGCAATCGCGTCGGCCAACCCATGAGTTCCTAAGCCGGTTCTGCGGCCACCGATACATGCGTCCATCAATTTGCCCCAAAGTACCATTTCGTCTTCAGTATCACATGCAGAAACAATCTTCTGTAGCTTTTCTATTTCCAGTTCAACCAAGTCGTCAGACAATCTCATTGCCTTTGCGGCTACATCACTAAATTTGTCAAAATCAAAATAGGCCGATTTAGAAAAAGGTTTAATAACAAAGTTCTTAAGGTTGATGGAAGTCAGGCGACAGCTATCGTATGCAGACAGCGGGATCTCTCCGCACGGGTTGGTGGTTAACGTCTTGAAGCCAAATGCGGCATAACTTTCTGCGGGCAAATTCTTTGTGATGTTGTCCCACATGAGAAGGCCCGGTTCCGCCGTCTTTGTGGCAGATTCTACAATCTTACTCCACAACTCTTCTGCGTTAATCTTCTTTGTGTGGCTAGGGTTCTCTGAGCCTATGGGGAAATGCAGGGTGAATGTTTCCTTATTCTCGACTGCTCGCATAAAATCATCGCTTATCTTAACCGATACATTTGCTCCCGTTACCTTGGTCAAATCTTGCTTCATTGTAACGAAGTTCTCAATGTCAGGATGGCGCACATCCATTGTAATCATTAATGCCCCTCTGCGACCATTTTGGCCAATCATTCTACATACATAAGAATAAAAATCTGCGAAACTCCAAGCACCAGAAGTTGTGCCGGCAGAATTATTAACAGGCGCCCCTTCAGGGCGTAGTGTAGATACGTCAATGCCCACGCCGCAACGGCGTTTAAAAAGGTTTGCTAAACTTTTTCCAGAATCAAGGATAGAAGAAATGTTGTCGTCTGGGCTAGCGACCACCACGCAATTAGACAATGACACGTTTACATGATCATTGCCGATTCCCATCATCGGGGAACCTTGCGGCACAATGTATTTAAAATCTTTTAGCAACTCGTAGATCTCGCTCTCACTTAAAGCTCTGTCGCCAGCATAATGTGTCTCAACACGAGCAAACTCGCTAGCCAAACGGCGATGCATGGCATCCGGCGTTTTTTCCAACAGGTTGCCAGCCTTATCCTTAAGAGCGTATTTGGTTACCCAAACGTTTGCTGCTAAATCATCATCATCAAAATACTCTAACGTAGAGGCCATAACCTCTTGTTGTGTATACACCTTCATTCTTCTTTACTCCTATATTTCTTGTATTTTTCTTTGAGAAGTGCAGACTGATCTCTTGCAGTCTTAGCTGCAACCTCTCCAGGGGTTTCACCGGTCGGAGGTAGCACTTCAATTTTAACTCGGCCGGGATCCATAAAAATCGGATATATTAATCCATCGGGTCCATTTCTGTTCTTGGCAATAAAAATTCTTCCTGTATTGTTAGTCTTATCTTCAATCGTTCTAGACACAGAAAATATAAAGTCTGAAACAAAGCATTTGTTAAAAGCTTCGCTAATAGACTCCATCGTGATCACCTCCGCATTCAACCCTGAACGATTAGTTTGAGATGCTGTCCAAACAGGGCAGTTATTCTCCTGCGATATTGCGCGGAGTTCTTCGTAAATAGATTCCAAGTTCATTCTTTTTTCTTTAAAAGCGGTAACTGGCTTTAAAAGATCGCCATAATCAACAATGATCATGTCTGGGGTTATATCTCTTTGTCTTAGTTTTTCTAGATGCATTTTAATAGTTTGAGTAGACGCCGATTTGGTTGGATACTCTTTAATAATAAGACTACCGGGGATGTCCTGCACTGCTTCATAAATTTGTTCTTTGAAAGAAAAAATTGTCTGTAGCGGAACAGATGTCAGGCAGCTATCATATCTAGTTCCAATAGTTGTATCTGCCAACTCCAAAGTATAGTGTATAACAGTTTTGCCAGCTTTTAGTGCTTCTGTGCCGATATGGACCAGTACCATTGATTTTCCTGCACCAGTAGGCGCAATAACAACTCCAAGTTCGCCGCTGCCTAGGCCACCTTTACAGATTTCATCTATCTCTTTCCATCCTGTTGTAACGGGTGAGCGAGCTTTAATTTGGAACCTTTCCTCAAAATCGACAATATAATCATAACCAAAGTTGGTATCACTGCCCAATTTTAAAGCCTTATCAATTTCGGCCGCAATCTCATCATACGACGAATTCTTCAAAAGTTTAACCGATTTTATCATAGCGGCCTTAAGAACTTGCTTCTTGCAGAAGTCTAAAGCGGTTTCCTTAATATAATCAGCACCTTCTACCTCTGTGTTATAAATACGAGTAAAGAAGTCCCTAACTTGAATCTTGCTAGCTTCGTTCTCTTCTTCAAGACCGGAGCGCAAAATCGTAGTCATGATCTTGTAGCTTGGGTGGACAGAGTACTTTTCCCTGTACTCAAAAATCTTTTTCGTGAAAATCTGAAGATACTTTAACTCCAGAAAATCAATATCCAATACCTCGGTTATCTGATCTGCAAAAGGCCGATCTTGTAAAATTAGCTGGCATAGCCCTTCTTGGAAGTTTTTTCCGTAATGACCAAAGTTGAGTCCTTCTGCCATGTATCCCTCGTATTAAAGATTGTTATTTATTATAAGCGGTTTATATCGCTTTGTCAAGCTAAAATGTCTTTTAGCGCATATCTAATTGCCTTTAAATATTTATCAGGCAATTCATAAGATTCTATCTCGTCTGGTGTGGCGTAAACATACTCTTCGTGCTCATTGCTTAATCGAACTTCTTGCTCGCTGTTAACAATTACTTTATAATATGCTTCTCTACCATCACTGTAAAGTTTTTCGGGATTAGATAACACAAACCCTGTCTCTTCCCATACCTCTCTCAAAACACCGTCGAGTGGATCCTCTCCCTCGATAGTGTGGCCACCAGCTAAGTCCCATTCACCTGGGAACTTTTCTAATTGCATAGATCTTTTTAAAATCAGCACATGTGGCCATTTTATAATCACTGCTTTGCCTATTTGATCTGTGTCTGTTTGCATAATTACTACTATATTACTCAATCTCCACCATGTTCATATGCATCAACCTGTTCCTCCACCAAGAGAGGCTTGTTATCGACATTATACTTGCTCTTCACTTTATCGCTAATAGGAATTGCTTCTCCATCACCATCAATTCGAACAAAAGTCATGTCAGTGGTCAAAACAGTTCTCTGAGAACCGTTGTACACGCTATGTCGCCGGGCTTCCAGCCGAATCACGATAGAACGGTTTCCAACCATTTTAACTTCACCATAGATTTTAATGATTTGGCCAGGACGAACAGGCTTGTTAAACACTACTTCGGAAATCCGTTTAGTCACCATCCGTGGTGTGTCGCATGCTTGGCAGGCAAATATTGCACCGGCCTCGTCCAGCCAAGCGAGCATTGTGCCGCCAAATAAATTACCATGATAGCCAACATTTGCAGCCTTGCAAAAGTGAGTAGAAATAAGTTCCATTAGTTTAAGATTCCTCGTCTAATAAGTCTTGTTCTTCCGGTGATGCTGTATCGTCCTGTTCTGCCTCTGGCAAAGAATCAAATGCATCTTCGTTTAAAGATTCTAATACGTCATCTCTTATTATATATGTTTCGGGCTCCGTTGCTGCTTTCTTATGACATGCAGACAAGATGAGCAACGGCAATATCAACTTAGCCATTTAAAAACTTTCTCCAACTGTTCATTACTTTATGAGACTCGGAAAGTCCTTGGGGTTCCTCTTTGGGATCCGCGTATCGATCACGAACCTGATCTCTCATTATACCCTTTATAGTTTGGTTGGCGAGATCATAAAATTCGCCTTCATCGTCCATATACTCAACAGTCCGTGCAAAAACCTTAGTTAATATCTCGGGATCGTCTTGTGTAACCTTAATAACAAAGTCGAAGTCAACAGCATTAGACATCTTGCTGGTCCGTCCAGATCCATCGGCGCTGACCTGACGGCCTACACTAGCTTTGGTGTCATCGTGAAGGGATAAGAACATTTCTGTGCCCACATATTTCATAGGCTCTTTTAGTACTTCTGTGCGGAACTTGGTTCTGAACTCTCGGGAGTTCAATACATTTACCATATCTTCGGGTGTCATTGGAAACCCAGATGCCATCACATACAAGCCGGGATCCAATTCCAAGTTTACTTTTGCCATGGCTTCATATGCTTCTTCTGGATCATATGGATCGTCAAGCTCAACTTCCCAGAAATCTGGATCAAGGTCACCATGTTCAATATTCAATGCCAGCTTCATGAATTGACCGCCAGCCATATAGCCCTCGCGCTTATAATAGCGCTCAAGGTATTCTTTAATGCCATCGTACATGTCATCAATTTTGTTAACCTCGACACAGAAATCCTCAAACCCATCGGGGTCATAAGCATAGGCTTGCTGCGCCATTTCAGGTATCATTTCAGCTTCGATGTCCATTTTCTGCATAATGTATGTCTTGTGGAAGTCCTCACCTTGGGAACGTTTATAAGAAACTTGGGATCTGATACCCTTGTCTTCAAACCAACTGTATCCTATATCATTTAGTTCGCCAACTGCATATTGCGAGTCCATATAATTTGGCAGTCCGATAAAATCGTCTTCGTCCCACTTGATAATCATGGAAGCATATAGGGCAATGTAAACGCTGCCGCCACCATCGTCTTCGACTCTAGCTTCAACCTCGCAAGCCTGCATTCTATTGTTCCACTCATCTGTTATCTCTGCGCAGGCTTGTTCATACTGTTCTAAGATGCCGCCAACAAGATTAACATCCAAATTGTCTTCGGTGCGAGTATCTTTAATAATATTGCCAATAAATACCTGTTTCTGTGCCGCCGGCGGAAGCCTTCCGTGTCCATACAAATCTCCGAGAAGAGTAGCAATTTGGTTGTCCTCTTGTGAGCCACCAAACTTAATGAATCGGCCCAGATCAATTCTGCCATCTCTTTTAGGGGCGTTGGCGAGTGCCTGCTCTTGGTTCTCTCTCGCCCATTTCATGATGCGTTGCCTGAAACCAGGAATCTTCTCACCATAGATACGCATTTCAGGCACGGCTATCTGCGTGCCCATACCCATTTGAGAGTTAAGAACATCATCTGATGCGTAATGTCTAACTTGTCTTAGCCGCAAACGAGATATTGGTGTTAGATCCATGCTGGCTCCAACGTGGCTACCTCTGACATCATCTGCAAAAAGTTCACCATCTTGGATCTCCTGTTCTGCGCTGTCTATATTACTAGTATTTGTAGCGTGCAACAAGTCTTCTGTGTTGAGCACATAAGCCACAGCGCCATGGCCATGAGCTTCGGCTACTGCACATTTGTAATACTCATAGTGTGCTCCACCTCCTCTAGATGGTGGCGAATGACAAGATTGGATGGCGTTAAAGTCGCTCATGCGCAAAATATCAACAGGGTGCCTAGTGACAACAATAGAGTATTCATTACTTGTGGCTTTGTCTATATTCTTCTTGATGTATCCGGCATTCTTTTGCCAGTACTCCATATAATTCTTTGCTCTGGATGGATCTCTTACAAAAGCATTTCCATAGTCAATGCCAACGTACATATTCAACTGATCGTATAGCTGATAGTGCCTAGCTGCCAACTCTTCTCCTAAGCCAGCCTCGATGTGGTTGCCTGTCAGGTGCCTTGCTTGTTTATTTTTCCACCAGTCCATTTCGCCTGTTACGGTGGTTGAATATTGAGCCTTGAGGCTCGCTGCTTCTTTAGAATTGAAAACCTGATCAACTAGTTTCTTTTGTTTTGTGGCTAAATCATAAATCTTTGCGAAGAACTTTCCGATCTTCATCTGGATCTTTCGTTGTCTATCCTCCTTGCCACCAGTACCACCATGTGTCATGGCGAGCATGCGGTCGGACATACCTCCTGGGCTTGTGTTTTGCAATGTTTTTGTCGCTGATATTAGTCCTTTCTGCCAATCGACTTCGTATCCAAGCACGTCAAAAAGGTTAATAAATCTTCCCAACTCGCTTTCGCTATCTGCTGTTTTAAAGTCGAGAACAATTCTTGTCCTGTCGCCAAACAACTCTGAAAAAGCTAAGTCTTCGCCGCTGTCCATATTGTCGAGAGCGTCACGAATATGTTCCATCTCGTCTTCTGTAATTTCTCTTAGGAGGCGCTCCTTCTTTTCATTCAGGAAATTACGCCATTTGTTAATATTCATATTTATCCTACCTTTGGCTTTCCAAGCATAATCTTCATGTGACTAACCTTGCCGCTCAACTTACGAACATACCACCCGGTGTGCTCTGGGTATTTACCCTCTGGGTGAGGGCCGACCCAATCGACCGATTTGCCTAAAACTTTCTCGACTGTTTCTTTATCGTTGACCGACTCGATATTGTATCTGGTAATCATAATGTGCGCGATGGCGTCAGACATCTCCGCGAAATATCCATCCTTCTTAAGCATGTCTGCAGTTTTGTCAGTGTAGGCATTTTTTGCTATACGAGTACCATCGTGGCCCGAAACCGTAAGTTTTGTTCCGGCCGGCTTGGTTGATGCCACTCGCAAAGCGTCAGGTTCAGGATCACCATCCAAATCGACCGCTGACCACTGATCATATTTATCTGGAACATCTGCTGGGCCTTTAATATTTACATGACCGCCGATTTTAGCATATGCTGTGGCAATTAGGTTATACATTTCGTCAGTTAAATCATATTCATCGGGATCGTGTTCAAGATCTGATAATGGTACGTCTTTCCATTGACCTTTGGGCTCTTCGTAATCGGCCCAAACTTTTTCATTAATGAAGTTTTTCCACTTTTTATTCATCCTGCATCCTCCCCAACTAATATGGTTATCATTTCGGGATGTAGAGACATCAATTCATCATATGACGCAATTCTCAAATCCGATAGTTTACCTAAATACCCATTTCTTCGTAAAGCTTTAAATGCTAAATTTTCTATAGAGTATTCGCCACCATTATTTAAACCAGAGGTTCTAAATTTCTTAATTTTTTCTCGCAATTTTTCAACATACTCAATAACCTTTTTGTACGCGCCGTCATTGAACATTTCTTGTGCTGTGTCTATCTGATCCATCAAGGCAGCTGCTTTAACCTTTATATTTGTGTGATCGATAACGGGGTCTTGTTTTTGCGGCGTATTGATCCATTCATCAAAGTATACGGAGTATAAGCCGGATGCCGTATGTGGTTCGTTGGAATCTTGAACGTATATTTCCACTTCGAAGTCATGCATCATAATCGCGTGCTTCATGTTCCAATACGCTCTCTTAGCATTAAAGTAATTATTGAGTAACTCTTGGTCACCCTCAAGGGCTGAAAAATCAACAATTATGTGCAAGTCTATATCTGAATATTTAGACCAGTTGTAGTTCGCTAGTGATCCTGTAAATGTCAGGTCTTCTATCTCAAGTTCGGAAAGTTCCAAGTCCTTAATAAAGTTCTTAGCTATTCTGATTAGTCGTTTTCGAACTTTTGGGTCCAGTTTGCCCTCAGTTGACCAAAAAGCGGAATGTAGACTATCCTGTACCTCAAAGGACGAGGTAGCTACCGATTCAGGGTCTACAAGTTCTTTCAGTTCGAAGTCGGCAGTTTTATATGATTTCCATTTATCTAGAAAAGCGTCCATCATGATAATAATTAGTTTGTTTTTTTGCTCTCAGCCACAATTCTTTTCATGGCTGTAAACAAATCAGTTAGATCTAGAGCGCCGAAACCATCTTCTATCATCATCTTCTTGATTTCTGTCTGATTCAATTCAAAAACAAAATTTTCAACATCATACTTTACCTTGTTTTTGCCCTGTGGACTGATAGAGGGTGCGTACAGTTGCATAATTTTGTAATTGTCATGAATCAAATCTCTTTTTTCAAGAATGGTGCTGTATACCTTAAGATTGCTTTCGACTTCCTTACAGTAATTAGTAATGTCATCAATTGTGTAAGTTTTATTTTCTTTTAGAAATGGAAGCCTCTTAGCGATAGTTGGCAAGCCAACACCACCGACTCCAGGGAGGTTGTCAGACTTATCTCCAGCAATGGCGCGGGCCATGGCAAAATTAACTGGATGTATTCCATAATCTTCAACAATCCGAGTGGAGTTCAGAACCTGCTTCTGGATTGGCCGATAGAGAACAGTAGTGTCGTCACAAAGTTGGATAAAGTCTTTATCTGAAGACACAATCACTTTTTGCCAATCTGCATAATGCGGCATCTGGCAGACATAGCTAATGATGTCATCGGCCTCTACCCCCGGTAACATCAACTGAATAATGGACAAGTTGTTCAAATATTCAATGAGCCTTGTCTGCTGCCAAACTTTGTTTGCGACTTCTTCATTCTCAGAAAGGTTTCTAATTTCGCGATTAAGGCGAATTGGCTTTCGGCCTTCTTTATAGCCCTTGTTTTGAGCCTTCCTCCTTTGAGAGCCGCCTTGGCCATCCCAACATATAATCACTTCGTCAGGCTTGCTTTCACGAATCTGTTTTTGTAGAATCTTAGTAAACCCTTTAATGCCGCCAATTGGTTGGCCATTTGTAGACAAACTTGGATCTACAATATACGCTCTGAAATACATGTTCAAAGCATCAATAATCAAAAGTCTTTTCATTTTCTCCCTCCGAGAATAGTATTAAATCTGTAGTTGTAAATACGCCAATATTCTTAGCAAATGGGTACCACCATATCTTATATACCTGTTCGTGCGGCGACATTTCCATGGAGTGTAATTGATGAGATTCATAAACATCCATAGCAAGAGATTTCTCTAAAATAATGCCCCAATAAGACGGGTCAATACTCCATTTAACTAAGTCACCAACTTTCATAATTTTTCACAATCAATTTGCCCCTCTGAGATAGAATAGACTACTTTTCTCACGCCCATGTTCTTTAGAATTTCAGTACACATGGGGCAAGGTTTAGACATCCTCAAATCGCCTTTCTTGCCTATCCTAGCTACATAAATTGTAGAGCCTTTTATGTTTGCTCTATCTACGCCAAGAATACATCCCAACTCTGCGTGATGGGTAGCGTGGCCACTAAATCGATCTCTGAATCGTGTCGCCCACCCCTTATACGAATTCTTGTTGTAGGAACTGTTAATCACTTGGCCGCCTTTTACCAGCAAAGCGCCATGGCGATAATCAGGGGACTGGGATTTCTCTGCAATCCGTCTAGCATATTCAATATATCTTTTGTTGCGGCCAGTATACAAAACACTCGGCTCTATTTCTCTTTCAGACACAAAAACCTCCCATGGTGCTAATATAATAACACATGGGAGGCTCTAAGTCAAGAATTATTTTATATTACCGCCTATGACATCGCCACGGATCGCTAGTATTATTATAGCGGGTGGCACACACAGAGATATATCGCCCATGTACCCACCGACGATGGTGGCCTCGGCCAACATAATGTCCCGGCACCCAAGTTTGTCGTCTACAGTTCTGGGCGTTGTTGGGCCTGTGGGTGCGAGTAGGCGCACGGTATACCCAGCCGGTACCGGAACGCCACACATAATTGGGTCCAGGCCGCTGAGGTCTAGCTTGGTGGTTGTGAGTACCAACGTGCGCTGTTCCATGGGTTGTTGTAACACCAACATGTGCGGTTACCACCGGATGGGCATGCGCTGTCGCGCATCCTGTTGAGCCGATGAGTCCCACTGCCAATCCAACAATACAGATAAGTCTATTCATGATATTCTCTCCTTTTATCATATGTAATAATTAGACGCTTGGGAGCCTAATATATTCATTTTTTATTTAATTTATTTTGAATTTTCTTCAGATTCGTAAAAATCAGAAGCATTTCCCACACGCTTATCAAACTTCATGATCACTTCTTCGTCCATGATCTCCATGACATTCTTTCTAAATGTCTCGTCCTCAAGTCTCTCTACCCATTTAGCGGCCTGAAACTTTGGGCCAATTGTCTCGCCTTGCTTGTCTAGCAATTCGTACCAAGCGCCGGAACGTTTAAGTCTGTGCGAACCACCAATGGCGTCAAACCAACTTTCTTCGTCCTGCACTCCAATTGAGTCTCCCCATAGAATGCGAAAATTACATTGTCTACCCTGCGTTCCAAAGCGAGATTTTTCAAGCTTTACTTTGACCTCTGAGCCGATACGGAACCCTTTATCATCCAACACAAAGCTAGCTTTAGCTTTGCGACCAGTCAGCCAAATTCGAAGTGAGTAGGCATAGATCATAGCCTTCCCTCCAGGCGTCATATAAGGCGTTGTAAGCGCTTCTGATGGAGATCGGGTAATATTGGTCTTAAGCTGGTTAAGGACAAGGAACGTGCTCTGAGAGTTCGCAATGGGCACTGTAAGCTTAGACATGCCCTTTGCCAAGATTCTTGCCTTGACAGCCATCGATGAAAGTGGATTAAAGTCGCCTTCAACGTCAGATACCGATGGAGTGAGGGCTAGCGAATCCCATACAAATAGCATGCGATTGTCGTTAGAACCCAGCAACTCTTCGATAGTCTCTAGAACAAACTCAACTGAAGTTGCTTGAACATACAAAAGTTTGTCTAGATCGCAGCCGGCCCTCTCAAGGAAGGTTGGATCAATAGCAGACTCGCTATCAAAATAAATAACGTCGATTCCCAGCTTCTGTGCATTGGCTGCAACCTGCGCGGCCATATAACTTTTACCAGTTGCTTCTAAGCCGGCAATCTCAACAACCTTACCAACTGGGATCCCGGCTAGTTTACCTCTACAGACAATAGAGTCCAGCCAGCGCGAGCCAGTTGGGATCCATTCTTTAACCTCAGTAGGATTCTCATCTTTTAGATCGTGGGCAACATTTTGGCCGGCCTTCTTGTTAATTAGATCTCGCATTTGCGTGATTGAAAGTTTGCCTGCTCCGTTTGATTTCTTAGCTCTTGCCATTTTAGTGAACTCCTTGATGTGGGTGCGGGTGTGGATGTGGGGTCGCACTAGCAACAATAACGATGGTCGCCAATACTACAACCGTCACCACAATAGGCGCCACAGCGGCTCTCGGTGGATGCTGACGTGGATGCGGCCTAGGTCGTGGTGGTGGCGGTCTGTGATGAAGCTGCAGCCCAGTGGCTCGCTCGATCACCTTAAGCCTGTCTCCAGGGTTAAATCCGTCTGCCATGGCTGGACCACTGGTCGCACACATGAGCATAAGTGCTGTAATAATATTCTTAAACATAAAACCTCCTATACCAAATTATGTTATTTGTTCCCCCGAAAAAGTGAGGCACCTGTAATCCCGTGCCTCCCTGCGGACCCCCCAAGGGGGGAAGGGTACTATGAGCCCGAAGCAACACCAAGTTGAGTGGACAATTCTTCAAAAGCGCGGTCTACGCTTGAAGCAGTTGTCACGTTAGAGGTGTCGGTTTTAGTACCGGCGTACTTCGTGGTTTCTCCACCAGCCTCTGGTGAGTCCATGAACTCATCCAGAACCGCTTGAACGTCTTCAGCGGTTCGACGTTCAAACAAGGTGTCGAAATCAGGAATACTCTCTAGCAATTCGGCACATCGCTCGGGGCCTCCAACCGCTTCATCGCATAACGTTGATGTTCGGCGGCGAGGCTGAATCTTAGTTTGAGGGAATTGAGCACCGGCGGGCCGGCCATAATGGATGTTTAGGTCAGTACCGTCATCAACATCCGTAATGTCTCCGTAGTCTGGATTCAGAACAAGATTTAGGAGGGATTCGTATGCCATCTTGCCATACCCCCAGACACGGACACCAGATTCCTCTTCACCTCGTACAAGTACTGGGCTAAAGAAACGCTGGCGTGCAAAAAGAGTTTTCGCCATTTTGATACTATCGGGAGTACCCTCTTGAAAAAGCTGTGTAGCAAAATTACAAATGGGACACTTCTCTCCAAAGTTCTTCTTTGGACAAAGGACAGATTGGCGCTTGCCATCTACCTCTAGATAGTGGAAATGGAAATCCTTGAAAGGATCGCCATCAGCAGTTGGTACAATTCGTACCGTTTGTTCGCCTTCCTGTGGACGCCAAAAAGTATTGCGCTCCCCAGATCCGCGATTTTGGAGGTTTTCTAGTTTAGACCTCATTTTCTTCATATCAAGTGACATTTTCATTTTCTCCTTATTTGTTTATGTGGCTGTCGTGCCTATAGTCAAAACGACAAATATCTCGTTTTGCTTCTTATAATATATCGTATTCTGTTCTTGTTGTCAAGCATTTTTTTTAAATTTCTGGTACCGGTGCGATGAAAACCTCTTCGTTTTCTATCGGGACACACCAGCAAATCCCGTCGTCATCAACGCTGTCTAGCTGTCCGTCCATTATCAAACATCCCGCCTCGCATTGACCAACTCTGCGGCCTTTCTCATATCCAGAGATATAAGCGTGATATACTGTCCAACAGAGGACACCCAACAACGCCAATCTAATAGTAATAGAAAGCACCTTAAGGACGCGACTCCAAGAAGGTAGCCTATCCCGCAGATTCTGTATTAAATTCTTCAATTTCATTTTCTTCAATATTTCCTTGGACGGAATCCCAATTAAAAACCCTAAAGCCATTACTGTCGATGTCCCACACAAGTTCTGAACCTTCGGACAGTTTTGACTTTTTGTTTGATCCGCCTTTTAGTTTAGAGTCGAGAAATTCTTTTGGCAAATCACTTAGCCTTAGAAATCTCATCTCTCTCGTTTCCCCATTCTTTTTTAAAAATGTTCCTTTGTATTGCTTCATTGTACCACCTATTCTAGTTGAATTTCAGAAGAATTAGCAATTAAATACCCATAATTTTGATCATACTCTGTTGAATAAATAGAGTAGCCAATATTAAGTTCTTCTGTAGTTTTCTCTTTGATTTGCTCTGTTATCTTCCTATGCAGTGTCGCATCGGTATTAAGTGATTCATCACTTATAGCATAATAATAACACTTCTCCGTAACCGAGTCAAGTGGAAAAAACAACTTTTCTTCGCCAGTGTTCACATCTAGTAGTCCAATTGTAGCTATACGAGCTTTGGTGTCATCTTCGACAGGATAATCATACACTGGCTCGACATGACTATATACGTTAACCATATGCACTGTGGATGTGATTAGCTCGTTTATTCTATCGTGGTGTTCTGTTAGTGGAACATCGCCAACAATTTTCTCTAAATCGACATTGTTGATTATGTACATTTTATTGAAAACACCCGATCTGGTGTATTGCTGCAAAACATTGAAGGTTATTCTTTCGATTAACTTTCTTTCTCCGCGCAACAAAGTTGTATCTGGCCGAATATACAGAATACTAACATTGTGCCTCCTAAGATGTTCAAGAACTCTCAATGATGCACCTGAAATGTGTCCAGAGCCCGCAAGAATGAATAAGACATCGCCTGACACATTCTTAAAAAACGTCTTTGTGGATGGAAAGCTTTCCTCATACGCTTCAGCGCCAGATAGCTTGGGAACATTAAAAATGCCATCTTTTTTAGCACCCTTTATCCCGGCATCGATTTGATAAACGCTATATTGAGGATAATTAGCAAATTTCCTCGCAACTGCGCAACCGGCCTGACCTAAACCAACAATATTCATAAATTTAACCTCTTTAAATTTCCAAAATTTTTACCAGCACTAATATTAACTTTAAAGTTGCCAAGATCGGTATTCGAAAATAATTTAATTAATTCTGGGATGAGTCCTCTTTCGGCATTGGGGACATCAAGGACGATGGAGTCGTGTAGGGTGAATGCAACTCTTGTTGTATTGTTAGCAAGTCTATCGTGGATTTTGATGAGTTGCCGATTGACGTTATCGACACAACTACTTTGAATAATATAAGAGAGAGCATGATGGTTATCGCTAGGAATGGTCCGACCGAATCGTGTTCTGACATGTGAGCCGGTCCAATGCTTGCTAACAATTCCCTCTCTTTGGTACGTTTGTCTAAGTATTTCTTTAGCATCTATAGTAGATAGGCGCTTACTTTCTTTTTCGGACCCATAAAGCCAAGCAAAAATTCTTGTCTTAGCTTCGTCTCTTGTGATATTTTCTTTAAACACGTTTTTTATATTCCATTCATGAATATCTTCTTGTGGCTGCTGTAATCCCGATAGCGCCAACATAGTTCTCAACTCCGCAGCATTAAAATCCAGTTCTACAAACCAATCGTTTGCTGGTTTTAATATTCTACGATATTCCTTATCTAATGTTAATATTGGAAAGGTATTTTTCTTTGTCGTTAGTCGGCCTGTTTTTGTCCCGAAAATATTATACTCAACATAAGGTCGTACAATGTCCAACTTTTTCATAAAATTTCGAACCTTTAATTTGTACATCAACGGTCGAAGACTGCTCTTATCAATATTTAATTTATTAGTAGCAATCTGATTGGTTACTCTCGTCAAGTTAGCTAAAAATTCATAATTATCAGGACGCTCGTAATTATTTAAAACGTAGTTTGTAATCTTGTTTCTGCATTCGTAATATTCCATCAAAAACTGATCTGGTACCAAATCGTAAAAACAGTTATCGTCTAATGAAAGCTTGGCTTCGTGAAATGAGCGCAAAAATGCTCTTAACTTCTGTTTTGAATCTTCCCAAAGAGTATCTAAGTGTTCTGGACATGCCTCGTCTAGAGTTTTTCCACAATACAGGTGTGCGTATTCTATTTGTTCTTGATTTTCCAAAAGTTGAGAATAGTCCCATGTCGCGGTCAATGCAGACATTTGCAAATCTGAGAAGAGAAGCTCTCCGTTACAATATATCCCTACACATTCTTTCTTATTATCAAGTGCCTGAAAAAGCATTAATACCCTCCAGAAGCACCTCCAGCACCACCGCCGCCAATATTGGTCGATTCTCGTGAACCACCAGTCGTAAAATTGCCATTGGCACTAGTTGCGGGTCGAGCGCTCGCATCTTGCAGTGCCTCTTCTGCGTTGTTGCTATAATATTTATCGTTGAAATCATGTTCTTCAAGATGATACTCCGCAAATGTAGTATTAATATACTGCATTCCTTGCGTGATGTCAAGTGCTTTCCACAATTGTTCTGCAACATCGGCAACATAATGCATTTTTATATCATCAAAAGGATATCCTAATTCAATATTTCTAATTTGAATATAAAGCTGCATCCAGTCACTATCAGTATATTGAAGCTCAAGTTCTTGCTGTGATGTGGGAGTGCGATATATTAACTGTGGAAGTATTTCATATTTTATTGACGTGGCAGCGGGAGTTGGCCAAACTCCCGAAATCATATCCATATTAGTATAAACGCCAGATTTTCCAATCCATGTTGTATCTGTCTTCTTTATATAGGGATATTGGGCCACATAATTGTTATACGCTAGCGACAATTGTGCTTTAAGCGTAGTTAAGTCGCCTGCATAAACTCGATCATAGTGCGTGTACCACAATAAATCTATATTCGTTTCATACATATCCATATACTCAGCCATAGGCTGGGAACCTAAATCCGCTATAAATCTCCATGGGATATTTTTATCTACAACAAACCCATATCTAGCGGCTAATTTCATAAACATTTCCCAATTTGGATCTTCTAGCCACATATATTTGATATTATCATCTCCAACTTTGCCAGCACCTATATCAAACATCAAGGCAGTGTTTCTGGGCTCTGAATCTTCGCATATCGCGAACGCAGTTTTTGTTATCTTTGTTGGAAATCTAGGATCGTCTATACTGCGTAAAAATTCCTTAACAAAATGGTCGAAAGTGCTGATATTTAGTGCGCGGTGCTTGTAGGGGGTTGTTATAGATGTAAGATAGTCACCGGTGAAATAGGACATTTGTGTGGTGATGTGCTCTTGATACTGTACGACAAAATCTGCTGCGCCGCGAGCAACTGTGGGGTTAACAAAAAGTCCCTCTTTCGTTTTTGTTTTGCCGGCTTTTACTGCATCATTCCACTCTCTAAAGAAATCTTTTTGTGCATGCGCAATAAAATCAAGAGCTAGTGGCACATTTCCAGAAAAATCGCCATGGGTTCCTCCACCCATCCAAAGCATGGCTAATTTTGACTTTATCGGCTGTATAGCATTTCCTTCAGGATCTACTTTGCCATAAAGCGGCTTTTCATATATTAAATCTATAGCCGGCTGATATTGGACTATGCTTTCTGGCACTTGCATAGTGTGATCCTTGCCTACGCGCTGATCATATGGGTGTCCGTAGCGGCGATATCGCTTCCGGTTAAGAAAAAGCGTGCGCGTTGATTTCTCTTTGTTATCAACAGACGATTTGTTTGAATATTTACTTCCCATGAAAATCCTTCCTATTCACCAGCAACCCCTGTGGCCCCGCCCTCAAAAGTGCCAGCGCCAAATGCGTCCACCACGCTATTAAACTGTCCAGAGCCATGTGCTGTGCCGGTATACACCAATTCTAAGTATCCCTTAATTTTAGTTTCAAACTTTCCAGCCTCTAAAAAGCTTTCACACGATGTAATAAAATAGTAACCTCCCAAGCCAAGATCTGCAATAATACCAGAATCCATCGGAGTGCCTGGGTATTCAGGCTTGAGGTATATTTTACACCCAGGATGGAAAAGTACATTGCCGAAAAGCGTTGCTTCCAACCTGTATACATACTTTAGCAAGCTCGGGGCAGAGCCGGCTCGTATCTGAGTGGTTATCGAACTATCGGCCGTATTGTCTCCAAAAGCCGCCTGGATTACACCCTCTTGAAAATACTTTGTGTCTTCCCGTGTAAATTTTATATTTTTAACGATTCCATTCTCTCTGCCATAGCGTAAATGATAAATTGGCACCAACTGATCTGCGTCTTCATCGCCCGTACAGTTTTCTGCTCTGTTGGAGGCTGCAAACATGTAATAATAACTCTGAACGTCCTGTACATGATGACTAAAGATCATCGGGATATCTGTGGTGGGGCTGAGGTTTGTTCTTACGCCCTCATCGAAGAGATACGTTCCATCATCGAAGGGAACCGTCATGAATGTCATAACATCTACTTGCAAGATGCCATCACTGCTATGATCTGCCGATGCGCGGATTCCACTGGCGCCGTCTGCGGCGGCACCGAGGCGCTTAACGATTACATCATGAAAAAGATCCTGAACAAAAGTTTTCACTGTCAGAGGCCCTTGAACCACAGATTGGCCTCTAGCGTTTCCACCTCCTCTGCGCTCCATTTGGCGCTGCATGAAAACCATGAACGAAGGAAGGTTTACGGGTATATCGGCTAAATTTATAGCAACGGGAACAGGTGACTCTCCTGCCTTATGAACTGCTAGTGTTAGCGGCCCGACAAGAGCGTGAAAATGCTGCGCATCTCTTGCCCAGAATCGTCTGTCAAAAGCATAATCAAGGACATCACCCATATAAAACCACATTGCGCGGACGGTCCTGTCCTCGGCGTTAACTTTAGCATATTGAGTCAAGTTAGCATCCCATGCGGCACCATAAGTGTCGCCGCGACGAGATTCTTCATTTACCTCAATGGTGTCTCCAATCGCCTCCAGGGCCCCGTCGAACATGGCCTCCGAGTGGGTGCCTAGGCCGGTTACCTTGCTTACCTCAATAGAATCTATGTAATCAGGATCACTCAGGGTGCCCTGGTTTAATTCTACTAAATGATCGATGTCAAGATCGGCCATGTAGATCTTACCGTTCTCATGAAGATAATTAATGATAGCCGAATACGCTGCGGCCATGCGATTTCGATATCCTGAACGAAATGTTTGACCTTGAAAGTGTTGTACCGCTTCGACTGATCTGACTATCGACTCTAGATCAGCTGCGGTTGTGCCTCCTTTAAGTTGTCCGTCAAGGGTGAAGAGATCGCCGGCGCGTTGAAGAACAAAACCGGCCAATGCACGAGGATCACCATCATAAGTTTCGTTAAGACCTGGAGCCGGATAGGTGCCGTCATCGTTTGTCGTTTCACTGCCCATAATGGCGTTGATTGAGTCCGACGAGAGCCCGGCGATGGCGCTCGAATCGCCGCCGGCAAGGTGTGGCTGAAAGTAGCCGGATATCTCCTGCAAGCGTGCTACGTTTGCGCGGGTTGCGCCGGATTGTTCTGCGGTGCGAAGGCCATCTGAGCCCGCAGTGGATGCGAGCGCTCTAAGGATAGTTATTACTTCTTCAGTGCCGCCCTCTCCGCTGCCCATAGTGAGGCCAGCATCCTCTCTCGTTTTGTCATGATCTTCTTGACGATCCTCATAGGTTTGACTTACTCTAGTGAGCAGATCGTTTCCCGGCTCTGCGTTTGCCTTATCAATGCCGGCTATGTATTTAACTTCTACTTCAATAGTTCCATTTTCTTTAAAATCAATGTTATAGCCGGTCATGTTGCAATCAAATATTTTTTGCATATTTTGAATTGCGTCTGATAGATCCCCATCGATAATATCTGTCTCTATAGGCGGCGACCATCCGACCTGTATTCGGCAACCGACTGCGGTTCCTGGGTTCACCGGCCTTAGAAGTTCTTTAAAGTTAGTTCTAGGATTAGTTGGATCTTGCGGTGCGTCGAGGGCCGCCAAGCTCTCACAACCAAATTTAAGCGTGCAATCAAACATGGTATTTTCCATGGTCGGTGTATTGCCAATGTCCTTCCACTTCCAGTCAAACGATATAAACCACACTCCACTTGGTCGAGTTTGTTCACCGTCAAGAATTGCCTCTATGTCGGACGGCGCTAAACGATCTGGAAACTTCAACTGCACATAGTTTCCGGCGTCATTAGCTGCCCCACCAGCCCAGGATTGCATGGTTTGCCACGCTTGTCCTAGAGTATATCCCTGCCCAGGCGAAGGCGCAGCAAGATTGGCTGGAGATATTATCGACGCGTCAACCCATATTCGAAACATCGGCTGCAGCAAAGACATTTGTACGGGTGTAAGAGTCATAAACTCTTTTACACCTCGTTGGCTTATTTGATCAATTATAGTGCCGGGCGACTCAGACTCCACTATTCCAAAATTTTCCCACATGCCTTGCCAGCCACCTTGTCGATGCCAGCGAGAGGATATGTCAGACATTTCTTTAATATAAACGTTTAGAAATCTTTGAACTTTTCTACGGTTTCCTTCAGCTTGGCCCAGATCGCTTTGGGCCGCATCCATTCGAGCTTGGGCTTCTGCTCGTTCTGCTTCGCGGGCGGCTGCGATTCTGGCTCTCTCTTCTGCTTCCTCATACGCTTCATAAGCGTTATGGCCCTCGTAGGCTGCGTAGCCGGTGGTTCCTATGCCGCCGAGGATGACAACGCCGGCGAGGAGGGGGTGCGCAAGCTGAACATCTCCCGATTGCTCGGGGAAGAAGATGACAAACAAAATAAACAGGCACCAAGACCATACCATGTCGGCTTTTGTTCCCGGCTTCGTGAAGGGGTGGAACAAAAGCCGATGTGTAGCGACTATATCCCACCAGAAACGTTTGATTGTGTTTTTTATCGATTTTAACATTTTGATTTAAGTATAGGGCTTATACACCCATATATTGTAGAATTTTATCGAGAGGGTGAGGCACTATTATTGGACAACCAATGTGGACATGTGCTTCTGTGGGCTTTCTATTAAATGCTGCTATAACCCACCAGTAGCCTGGGTTTCCATAGTGTTCTTGTGCTAATTTCCAATATTTATCCCCAATTGCCCAGTGGTGAACTTTCAGTTTTAGTTTGGCTACCTGTTGCGCACTGGGCTGTAGCAAAATGGGCGTTTGAAATTGCGTAATTCTGCCAGATCCTGGGGCTCCAGAATAAATGCGGCGATTCTGTTGAGTGCTGCCGCCGGTGTTAGTGATTTTTTTTCTTCTATTATATCTATTTGATTTAGAATTGTTAACAGCCATGTTTGTGTCCTCTTTTATTAATCATTGTCATCACCGCCTAGGCCAAGAAGTCCTCCAATGGCGGACACGCCCGGGCTAGCCATCTCCGCACCACCCTCAATGAGCGACACAAGATCATCCGATATATCACCAAGCTCGTTCCCCAGATAATTGCTCAGCCCGCCGGCTTCTTCAATATCATCGCCAATAGAACTGGCCGCTTCCAAGAAGTCTTCTATTGCAGCGCGGGCTTTGCTGCCATCTGGGTCTGCATAGGGCATACCTGACATCATGGGGAAGTTGCCGGCGCCAAAGTAACTGTTAGTCTCGGTTTCTATCCGGGGAGTCTTGTCTTCATTCCATCCCAACTTGTGTGTGTGCAGCACAGTAAGTTCCGTGCTCATTTTAATATATTTAGGGGCCATGGCCGGATAACCCTCATCTCCATCGGTTGCGTGGCCCTCAACAAAGCCCATTTCCATGTCTGGCTCCCATGTAAATCCACTCATTGTGCAAACTAGACCGTAAGTATCTCCGCCAACTCCGCCGTTATTCGGGCCGGGGTGGCCACTGGTTCCACCACCACCGTCAGTCGAGCCATGGCCGGCATTTTTAATCATATTTATCCACCTAACCCTTATTAGGGGTGCAGCCTGCATAATTCCATCTTCACTGTACATGGGATATTGAAGATGCGCTAGCGCGTTGCAGCGATCTATATTTCTAAAAGCATCGTCGCGGGATTCAGCAACAACAGACCACTGAAGGCTAATTTTTCTTCCAGTCCTTGTAAAAGTCTTAATTGGATCCATTCGACCATAAGAGTTAGTTTCTTCCCAAACTTGTTCAAATGTTTGAGTGAATCCTGTCACAAATGCTTTAAAACTAACAACGTTGCCAGTAGGTACATGCCCAAAATGGAGCCAAGTCCAATGCCTGTTGGATACAGCCAATGTGGTGCTGCCATCTGAGACTCGTTGATTATCCCAGCCTCCAGCAAAATCTTCTTTTACTTCCCAAAATTGTTTACCTAAGATATCGAAATGACCACGACCTGATGACATTAGTATATTCTCTCCTGTCCTAACTAGTTATTGGCTAAACTTTTCACTAAGTCTGCACATTTAGAACTTGGCTTCTTCTAATTGCGTCGATAACTACGCGGCCAACTTCTCGATCACTCATCTGTAGTATAACCGTGGTTGGGCCTGCTGGTGCTTGCGGGCCTGCGGGGGCTGCCCCTTGTCCTGCGGCGGCGGCTGCAACTGGGGCAGCTGCTCGGTTTTGCGTAGCATTGGCCATCTTTTCAGTGTTTTGATTGTTGATAACTGCCGAATGTGGTGGTAGAACTACCATTTCTGCGCCCCTTTCACCGACCACGGCCGCGCCGCCTTCTGCGAAATCATCGGTACCTGCTGCAAATTTAGGAAGGGCGAGGTAGTCTAACTTCCAGCCAGACTGATCGCCTGGCATGACCTTATCGGCAGCCGCAACTGCGGTATTGGCCATTGCAATGAGAAGATTAAACGGTGAGAGGATGACAGCGGCCATGACCTTGGCCACTGCTTTCATGCCAGTCACCATCGCATCCCAGGCCGCTTCTACGTTACCAAACCACATTACCAAACCAACAAGTGCAGCAACAAGTAGCGCAACGCCGGCAACGACCCATCCAATTGGGCTGGCCAAGAACGCGACGGTCGAGGCCCAGGTAGCGGTGACCACGCCCCAAGTTGCGGTGATGAGCCCGCCCTTTGCAAGTGTAAGACCGCCTATTGCTGCCCCTTCAGCGCCTGTGAGGAGTGTGGAAATTCCAACGAGTACATTCTTTACTTTTCTCGCAGCGATGCCAGCCCACTCTGCGGCGGTAGAGGCTGTCTTTGCAACCCAGCCAGCGTTTTCCACGATATTTTCACCTGCCTTAACACCGGTGTAGCCGGCGGAGAGTCCGATAGAGACAGCTTTGATAGAATTCGAGATACCGGTAGTAACATTATCCTTCAGCCTGAGTAGCCAACCGAAACGTGCGACGGCATTTTGTTTAATTTCCGCAGCGGTCAGGGCCCAAGTTAAGCCCTTGACCGATGCCTTCGTGGTACCAGTCGCGATCAGGATAGCTTTGTAGGCCATCCAAGCGCCGATGCTGGTGCGAACGGCAACCGTTACAAGACCGGTAGAGTTTTCGACTGCGGAAGCGCCACGGGCTAAAGCTCCAAAAAATTCTATTAATGGACGAATTGCAACTGCCAGTTCCTGCATAGTGAGCATGACTTGGTTCATCATTGTAACATTTTCCTTTTGCATGCGATTCTGTTCTTCTTGTGCAAGGGCCTCAGCTTCAACGGCAGCTTGGTGCTCTCGTAAGCCCGCTGCGCCTCGGGAAAACATAGCTTCTGCTTGTGCCATGTCAGTAATTCCAGCAGCGTTTGCAACAGCCTTCTTTTGGAAACGATTCATCTGATTCCATTGCAATTCGCCAGCTTCCATCGACTGAGCAAGCATATCAATTCTCTCGGAGTCTGTAGCCAGCAACATTTCTGTTGTATTCAGGAGAGGGCCTCCCATAATAGCGTTTAGCTGACCAACTGATTGGGCTGCTGATTCATATGTGTCAAAACTTTGGGCAATACCAATTAATGAATTTACCTCTACTCCTGTGGCTTTCGCCTGTGCCGCCAACTCCTTAAAAACCTTTTCGCCTTCGGCGCCAAATTCCGCCAAGCGAGGGGTGGCCTGGATAAAAGCTGCCATCATGTCTTCGCCGGCAACACCAAGCGCGTCAGCAAAACCCAATATGCTCTCCTGCATCTCCATAGCCTCTGCGCCAGTTTTGCCAAAAGTCAGCATTGCATTATCTAGGAAAGCCGCTGTGGTGCCGCCCGCTACGCCGGCCACTTCCATCCCTATAGCAAAATCAGCCATTTCCTGCTTCGCCCCCGTGCTCATGAGCGAAAATCGACTCATTTCTAAATGTAGGGTTTGAGTAGTGTCGGCAACATCCTGCATTGAAGCGCCAATTTGTCTATTTGAGTCAGCCAAGTCCTGTATCATGGTGTTATAGCTGCCTCCAGCCATAGTGGCCTTGTTAAAGCCGGCTAATACGTCATCCTCCATCAGCGCAAAGGATACTGATTGCTCAACCACAGCCATGGTTAGGGAGCCCATCATCTTGTCTACATCACCGAAAGTTGACTTAAGCGTATCACCAAATTGTGATAAACCGTCCTCGGCGCTGATTATTGAGCCCCAGACGGTATCTTCCCACGCATCACTAATTCCTAGGGTTGAACCTATGACTCTTTCGGTAGCCTTTTCAACATTCGACACCGCTTGGGCTGTCTTTTTTGTCTCGGCGGTGATGTCTCGTTGAAACTGGAGTTCTGCTGTTTTCTTTGCGATCAACTCTTCATTGATATCATCGGCCTCATAAAGAGCCTCTAATTCGGTCTGCAAAAGCTGTAATTTGTTTCTTTGTAAATCGTATTCTGCTTCGGCAACGTCAATGCGGCCGGCAATCCGCTCAGCAGCGTTATCTGCAACGCTTAATAACTCTTTTTCGATGGCCAGTTGTTTTTCTGAATCAGCCACCAACTCTCGTTTGGATCTTGCAATATCAGCACCCAATTTTCTCTGAAGCTCTCGTAACTGTTGGGCTTCGGATTCATTGAGTCGTTGACGACGGGACAGCGCTTCTAGCTGCTCCATCTGGTTTTTCATACTGGCTAACTGTTCAGGAGTGTATTCTGCCATTATTTATACCTCCTAGTCAAAAGGCCATTTTAACTTTGTAGCTTGTTCAAATTTTCTCACAGCTTTAGATAAACTGGCTTTGGTCTTGTACGTTCTTGGATCATCTAATCCATATCTGTGATAAGCTTTAATAAACTTGGCCTCTCCTTGAACAGCATTAGCGAAAGAGTCTATTTGGGCCCTATTGCCTCTAATTCGTACATTTCTAAGCCTCTGGCTTCTGCTAGGGGTCTTATCAAACATTCTTCCCAATATAAGCTCAATCCACGAACCAAGCATTTTTAGAACACTTTCATTAATTTCTTGCTTTGCGGCAATATTTAGATCAATAATAATTGGCGCTATTTTGTCTTCTTTAATAGGATTCATATATAGTTCCCCTAGTAATAAATAGGTATGTAGTAAAAAAAAAGAAAAGCCAGAAAGAGTTTTTCTGGCTCACCTCTCATCGGCTTCTGTTGTTCTTCTTGCTGGCTTTCTGAATCGCTTCTGATTCTTTTTCTATTTCTTGTATTAAGCGCTCCACAAACCACTTTCTTAGCCCTAGCGGCAAATTATAAGCCTCAATAAAACTCCAGCCACCGTGATACTTCAGCGCAAAAAACTGTTCGTACACAGATTTCATATATTTAAGACTGAGGCCAAAAAAACTCCGCCTGAAGCGGAACCTCCAGGTCTGACTCGTAGTCGCATTGCGGGCAAACATGATCGTGCATCAATCTAACTGAGGGAGTGGCTTTTTGATAAGCTTTTCGAAAATATCTTGCGTCCAAAGCTGGCATTTTACTGATAAAATCAGAAATTCTAGCCCTGTCTGTGATGTCGTTTACGGATACTGTAACCCTCTTCATTTGATCACTTAGTGTCGAAACTGCCAATTTGTGCTTCTTTTGTTTTTTGGCTTCTTCCACAATTCTAGCTTCGTCATGGCCATTCATTAGACGGACCTGTTGGCGAACGCCAGTTTTAGGTAAAGTTATAATAAAAGTGTTGTTTTCACCATTTTCAATAGCTAATTCGCCCCAATCGGTACCATCCACTACAGTGATGCTTTGCTGTAAGTCTACAGCCGCTTCGCCAACATGATTACAGCTAGGGCACGTCAATTGAACTTTATAATCAGGCCCGTAACCACTAATTCTGGCTGCTACGGTTAGGGCGTTCTTATCTCCAATTAACAGATCTTTAACGTCAAGTTCTGGAGTGACCAAAAGAGACTGCAACATTCGGTTGATCGCAACGCCTTTTTTTAACAACGTTTGTGAAGTAAGAATATCTTCTTGCTTTGTTGTCATATATTTAATTTCAATAGTGTCTTGCCCGTGTAGTGGATGCCCTTCTCCGTAAAATCTACCTCCACTGGGAAGCTCTACAAACTCTGTAGGTGCAACAAAGTCTAGTCCAGAGGCTGTAGGTGCGGAGCCTTCTGGTTGCTTGCGATCAGGCATTTCATCCGGTAATCCGGTGCGTGATCTATTATTTCTTGGCATTTATACCTCTTGTGTTTTATTTGTTATATATTTAAAGGGTGCCCAAATTATCAGGGACTTTCCCCTTCAGGCTTTTCAAATACAGCCCAATCATACCTTATTTCTATCTCAATGTTAACCAAATCATCAGAATCATAATCTAATTCTCCAAAATCAACACTTGTAATGAAACAATTCTTTAAAGTCCACTTTTCAATTACTGTTGACTGAGGATTTCCGACTTCTCCGCCACTAATTTGTCTAATAATAACCTGACCACCGAGAGCTTGATAAGCTTCATTTTTGGTAATCGTGGTTGAGAGTGCATCAGCTTCTGTTTCTGGAAACACATAGCCAGCTGCTGAGAGGATTGACATCAAATTCTGAGTTGCGTCAGGAGAGATGGGATCTACAATTGTAAGTGAGATCTTGTCCCACTCAACGCGGCCAGGATAGTAAAATTTATGATTAATGAAAGAATGCTCTGCTTCAGTAACCGTAAAAGAAGGCTTCTTGACCTTTTTTACAATCCATTTGGCACCATCCAATTCGGGGATTTCTAGAGTGTATCTATACGCTCTTTTTGGTTCTAGTTCAGGGTTGCCCCAAAAGTTTGCTGACATTAGTTTGTTGTTCTCCTCTTAATCTTAATTAGTGTCTTAGTTTCAAAAATCATCTATTAATCTTCGAAAGAAGCTCCGGTATTCGTGATAACAAAGTCAATCGCGATAAATTCAATTGCTCTAGCTGGCTTCAAGAAAATCTTGGCATATAGAACGTTTCTGTCAATCAAGTCTGGCGTTGTCGTTGTACTATCAAGCACCACCTTGTATTCGGTTAGTCCTAGTCTAGACTTGACACTATCCAAGAATGGGTTCACCTTTCCGGTAAATCTATCCCATGTAGTTTGGACGTTCTGATCGAACAGGATCTCAGCCGCGAATCTTGAAATTTGCTTCTTCAAGTAGATCATCAATCGGCGCACATTAACTCTATCTAGAGCGGAAGGAGTCACTTGTAGAGTCTTCTGACCAAAGATAACAATTCCTTCTGCTGGGAATGTAGCAATTGGGTTAATATTCGCTTCGTATAGATCATCTCTCTGCTTCGAAGTTAGCCTTTCACGCACACCCACAACTGGGATGCCGGCTGAACCTTCAGTCAACCCTCCGCGATTGAAGCCTGCTGGTGCGAACCAAATCTCGCTTCTTCTCTGAGAGCTACCAAAAGTACCAAGAGCTACTACAGATGGAGGACAGAACAATAGCTTGCTGCTCTCAGTGTCTCTGATTTGTACCCATGGATAGTAGGAACAACCGTAGCTGCTGTTAATTCCACGCTGCTTAAGATTTAGAATCGTGGTGGTCACATTTCCAACTCTAGAAGCTTCAGAATTGCTGTTTTCGGTGAAAGGTTTATAATCACCCTTCAAGTCGATAACTGCCAATGCGTCGGCCCGGTCTTCACATGTGTCAAGCAGATGCTTGGTCATGGTTTCATTTGTAACACCGGGCATGGCCATTAAGTTACACTCTATCACCTCTGGATCTGCGACTGCGTAAATTGCGCGGCGCAAAGTGTGAAATGCATAGTTGTCAACTTGACTTTCAGATGCATCTAGCACTCGGTTGGCGAAAGGTTCTGCTTCCTTAATGTTCAAGCCGTCGAAGCCGCCGAAGAAGACAGAAGTAAATCTGTTATAATCATTATCAATAATTTCTTGATATGTTCCACTGACAGCGGTAGCTGATGTTCCAGCAACACGGGATCCAGAGCTATAATGCGCCTGACTTCCCGAAATAATAACGTCATCTAGAGAGAATACCCAAGAGTACTCGGTCGCCAAGTTATCTGGAGTAAAGCTGTAAGTTTCTCCCAAACTAACTGGCAACGGGCGGACGACATCTGAAACACTCTCTTCGTGTCGGGATACGGTTGCACCGTATTTGGTTGTATCGGCACCAAAGTACTCAGTTGTAGCTGAAGCGGTCTGGCGCAATGGAATCTCTGGCCACCTAAAAGAGCCCGTGAAGGACAATCTTGGTGCAGCGGCCGTTCCTACTCCGCCAACGTTCACAAACACATCTGAAGCTATACTTCCTGTCTCTGTGGCACCTAGGGAGTTCACGATATCGTCTGAACCTCTGACCCAATGGTTTCCTAACGCTGTACTAGCTGTGTCGCTTCCATAAGTAGACAGGCTGTCTGAGCCACTGAGGACCGTGAATCCTGTGGGTCGAACTGGGCCATAAATACCATATGGGAGGTATGTTGCGTCCGTTGTTCCATTATCAACATCTTGGTTCATGACGATTCTGAGGAATCTAGAGCGGTTCTGGTAAATTCCATGCCAGATATACCTATTCTCGGTATCGCTCCAAGATGCATACTGATCACCGATCTTTCTTGCAACATAATCAATCGAATTAGGGTTTAAGTTGCAGCTTGAAAATCTTTCTACGATTTGGACGGCGCCGTCGTGGTCATTTACTCTACGAAGTACAACTGAAAATGAGCCATATTGCGTTGAGGAGTTGCTAGAAGCTTTAATATCCTCAATCGACACTTTAAGGTTGTCTTGCAACCATGCTCCATGATCAAGTCCGACAAAGTAGAACAGCTTCTGCATAGCTTCGGGGCTATAGCTGCCACTATTTGTGGTAATGTCCTGACTAATAAAATAGCCTGTTCTTGCATTCTGAAACGGACCTCTGTTGTCCTTCCATTCATAACTTCCGCTTTCGAGGCCGAGAAGTACACCGTAGTTTTCGCCGGCGGCGGATCCAGTAACATATTCGTCAAGGTGTCTTTCAAAAGTTTCACCAAGCCAATAAGTCTTCTGATCTGTAGCAATACTAGAGTTGCAAAGTTGCGGATTTGTATTGAATCTTTTACGAACGTATTTGTCAGAATCAGGGTCGAAGTTGAACGCTGTTGTGTGTACAACTGCGCCGGATGAATTCTTAATAATGGCCTTGAATTCTTTAGAAGTCCCAATTGATTCGATTAGAACACCGGTGCCTTGAACGCTAGTGCCACCCATTGTCGAGGAGCCATGGCCTGCGGCTTGGCCGCGAATTGTCCCTGTAAGTTCAATAGAGCCCTGATCTAAGTACCAAACAGCAGCTAGAGAGCCAGTAACTCCGTTTGTGGTCGAACCAGAGTTAACAACCCAGAGTCCATAGGCTCCACCAGCAGATTGATCTGGCGAAACGCCGGCGCTAGTTTCCCAGCCAGCACGGCCACTATTTGTTTTATCGGCATTTTCGGTTCCAAGAAGACGAACCATGGTAACTGGTCCTGTATTGGCTCTAAGCCACGCTTGAGCCGCGTATGCAGCATATGTGGGCCCAACTCTGTTTCCATCTCGCCACACATCACCGCCGGCCTTGCCACCGACTGGTGTCCCAAAAGTTTCCACAAATTCCGAAAAGGAATTGACTTTAACTGGCCTCATTCCTGGGCCTCTCGTTGTTCTTCCGATAATCACCGGTCCAAAAGCTCTTTCGGGCGCTGGTAATTGGGAATTATCAACTTCGTTAATAAAAATTCCTGGTGATACAAAGCGAAATTTCTTTACTGACATTATTTGTATTCTCCTCGTTGATACTAGTAACTAAAAATAATATGTTTTTTTAGCAAACACACTTACATATTGTTCGATAGTAAATAGTCTATAGAAAGTCAAAAATCCAAAATTACTATTTTTACTCTCGATAAAAGCCGCCTTTCCAATCATCTGGGTGTTCGTCCTCTAAAAGTACATGTTCTCTGGGGATTCTAACGTGGACTGCGTTCTCTCTGACAACAATTTTTGGCTTCTCTTGGTTGTTTTCGTCTCCAATAATATGGCCCAAAACTTTGATAGTAATCGTTGACTTGTAAGTCCTTTCTTCTTCACCAAGATCCGATGTGTTGTTGTCTTGAGAGATATCCTCGTCAATAAACCCTTCATAAAGGTGCCCGTTCTTCCTAAGAGTGAAATAATTAATTGAACCTGTTCTGGTCAGAAATGGTGTTAAGACCTCATTCATTTGTTGTTGATATTCAGTCTGGATCGTGACTTCATACGTCAAATCAATATATTTCGGCAATGGTATTGATAATGTCTCATATACAACCTTTTTGCTTTTTCTAGGAAAGTTAATTTGTCCTCTTTTATATTTTGCGTCGGCATTTTGGAAATTAGCAGTCTTGTCCTGCTTTATTCTCCTACCTATTGTAATCGCGCCGCCCTCTGGGCCATATTCTGGCACATTCGCATACAGGGCACCCTTTCTGGTTAAGCTTTTAGAAACTGCTGTTCTTTCAACAGTTATTAAAGGCAACTTTAATACCCCTTTGGAGTCTCTAAGCTCTTTGTTGTGCTTAATTTGATATGCACGCTCGGCTGAAGCCCATAAAACAGGGACTTTTTTCCATCCATCGTTAGTAGTTGAGAAAATACGCATTGTCTCATCAATTAGTTCAAATAAAGCTTCATCAATCGTTTGCAACGAGGATGGTTGAAGTTCTATTTCTTTAGCCGGCATTGAAAAGACCCTCTCTAGCTCTAATACACTTAGCCGATATTTCCATTCTGTGGTCTATTTGACCGAACATCTGTTTTGGTTCAGCTAATGTTACTATCTCATAATATGTATCTCCGTAAAGAACAAAATCACCCTCGCGGACAAATAAATCTTGATCTTCGGTTAATCTTCTCTTGTGAAAATGCACTGTAATTGACATTTCCTTGTCCAAACCTATCTTATTACTGTATTTGGTGCTAATGCCATCAAATTCAATCAAGGCGTATACTCTAACTGGTGGCAAAAAGCTCTTATTAATAGCTTCACCATAAACTGAGTGAAAGTTGGTGCTGCCCATATCAATAGGATAGTAAATTACCTGCTGGCCAATCACTCTTTCTATTAGCTCATCATTGACCTGTTTTACTAAATCACGCTCTTTTTTGCCAACAAACATTGGTGGCGGCGGCGCTGCGGGCTGGGACCATTTATTATTGTCGTCTTGTGACATGCTCTATCCCTCCCTATCCTACAAAGATCGCCAATGGCACTTTTTCCTGTATCTTTCCAGCAGAATCCATCATTTGGGCATCTGTTTCCATAATCTTTGCATAAGTAAGTTCATCCAATACTGTCTTAAGCTCTTCTCGGAGCTTTTCTTGCTCCTCTTTTGCTTGAGATAACAATTCTGCTGCATTGAGAGTGACGGATTCGCCGGGTATGGGGATAGTTGCAAATTTTCCTCTAACTTGACCTAACATTTCCTTTGTTAATGATAGAGCAAATCGCCTAATCCATTGCTTTCCGATTGAGTTGATATTCCCATAAGGTATATTTTCAAATGGCATAGTGTTCATATTGTTGATTCCGCTAATACCATGATCTACATCAGAATCATCTACGAAAGGATCTTCGGGGATCGTAAACGTCACCCAAAATGTATCAGCAGTGGGCCCCTGGGGCGTTGGAAACAACCTTAATTTGTTATTGACAATCTCATACGAATAGTGCGACACCCTAGTGAAGATATTATCCTCATATGTTATCGCCTGCATCTTGTTCTGCCAAGACGGAATAATCTGGAACGTTGAGTCGTCCGAAAACATACCATAATTACCAAGATTTCCAACCGTGTTAACGCCGCCATAATACCCGAAGAATCTCCACATAACATTTGGAGTTTTATAATAGACTTTGTGAATTTTAACCTTTTTGGAACCCACTTTTCCTGCGTATGGCACTGTTTTGCCAGTTCCATCGTCATAATTGGACTCAGCAGCGCCAGAAATGATATTCTGTAGATCATAATCCTGACGACTGGCCGTAATACTGAACGAGGCAGAATACATTGTCTGACTTCCACCAACGGCGGCCTCTCCTGAGAATGCGTCAGAAACTCTTCTTGCATACGATATCTCGTATTTTGGATATTTAAGTGCAGCGTGGGTTCCACTTAAGCTAGAAGACAAAGTTCCTGATTTAAGCTCTCCATTATGATTAAATGTACCTGTTGTGTGGCCTAAATAAGTGGAAAGAGTGTTTTTGGTCTGGTGTATGTTTACGATGTATGAATATTCTAATACGGCCTCTTCATATGCCGCATAAACTTGTGAAGAAGACAACTCTATATCTAATACATCTCCGCCTAATTTCTTGTATGTGTATGCAATCTGATCCGTTGCACCGGATAGAAAATCAGCAGAACCTGTGTAGATTCCAAACGGACAAGCAGAAGCAACTTCCGTTACAGAGCCCGTAATGGGCAAAACAATGGTATTAGTGTCACTTGAGGGGCTTAGGGTTGTTGGCATTTATATAGAATCTCCTACATTAAGTAGTTTCAATAAACAGAAAGCCCCCACATTAAAACTAATGTGGGGGCTTAAATGATTTGCTGTTCAAATCGTGTTTCGGACTAGCCTAACAAGTTCTGGACAACGACTACACCATACATATCTGGACGTACCATCTTCTTGGCATAGCGAGTCATCACGCCCTTACGGGGCACGAAGTCCTCTGGTCCAAAGATGGTGGGAGTCATCTGTAGTGGTACATATGGAGCGTAAACATAGCCGCTTTCTAGGAAGCTGCTTCCGCGACGACCAACAAGGATCACATTGCGGGGGAAGTATGGGTCAACCCAAACGTCCCACTTCTTAGAAATAGAGCCAGCCTTAACTGCTCCAACAGAGCCCTTATCATCATCATGGGTTACGCTAGCGCGGAATCCACTTGTGAACTCAAGGATGTTAGCAACTTCTGGGGAAACCACCAAGAAGTTAGCTCCACCGCGTAGAGTCTTACGATGAATTTGAGCGGAAACATCGTTGATTGTCTCAACAAGTGTCTCATACCACTCAGACACATTACCAGTGAACTCAGGTCCACCGACATCCGTAGCTGAAGTACCTTCACCTAGGACATTAATGTGTCTACCAGTAACACGGTCGGTGAATCGACCGGGGCGGCGTGACCAGTAATAAGTTCCGGCAGCAGCACCCTGAACAAGATCGTTGAGAATCTCACGATCAATTTCAAGAGCAACTTGCTCAGAAAGAATACCAGTTAGCTCAACCTCTGCATCCAAGTTGTGGTAGGCGTTAAGATCCTGCCCCAACTCTGGTGACCACTTAGCCTTGAGCTTCTTGGTCATCGCAGTGATAGCCACCGAACTAACGTCGATGTCAATCTCTGGGATGTCTGGATTGGCTTCCAGTCCCCATGTAGCATCACCAACAACCGAACCAACGGATGGACCTGCAATGAAGTCATCATCAATTGGGAAATCGACCGTCATGGTACCAGTTGTCTCACCAGCAACTGCGCCCTCGTTCAGACCTGTTCCACCTTCGAAAACGAACACAAGAGATGTGTCGGTTGCGTTGATTAGAGACAGACCTTCAGGTGAAGTTGTAGCTGCAGCAGCAGACTTACCACGAAGGTGAGTCAGACGACGAACCAACTTAGCCTTACCAACATCAATCTCATCACCCTGAGCGGGTTGCATTGCGATTAAGTTGAGGCGGTTCATCTGGCTTAAGCCAGCAACACCGGGTGCTGTACAAACTGTGACGACGGAACCAGAAAGATCTGGATCGTATCGGCAAAGCTCCTCAAGAGAGGTTGTAACGGTGCTAGCACCAATAGAAGCATGTGTCAAGGACACCATGTTACTAGAAGTAACTGCTCCGAGAGTACCGGATGCGATACAAGTGATGGTCAAGTCAACCGAAGCCGTTGGGCTAGAGTAACCTGAACCTAAGTTGTAGAAACTGTGATCGCGTGAAGCGCCAGCACCTGCAACTGTTGAACCAGATGGAGTTAGATCAACACCACCTGTGATCTGAGCACCAACTCGGCCACCACCATAAAGTGATGTATCCTCATTGACACCGACACGGGGGAAATCACCACCACTGGCGTTGCCACCAGCATCTGGGGAATACTTAAAATCTAGGAAGAAGATAAGTCCCGATGGGAGGCTCATTGGCTGAACACTAACGAGATCGTTAGCAATCAAGCCACCGAATACACGCCGAACAATCGGAAATGCAACGGCTGCAAAACCTTCAACATCGCCAGCGGCCATGGTAGAAGATTCGCGTAGAAGCTCTCTAGCTTGATTTTCAAGCAAGCGAGCCATTGTTTGTTTTTCATGATCGTTACGAACACCCTCAAGCAGTCCGGTTCTTTCCCACTTCTTAAGTAGAGCAGCACCTTCCTGGCCAAGATTGCGTTCAACGATACCTTCTGTCAAACGTTCTAATACAGACATATTTTGTTTTCTCCTTTTTATTTTTCGATCCCGGCTAGTTGTCTCCATCTAGTCGTTGTTGGATCGTTAACATTTTGTCTTTTTTGCCTTCTAGGCAGCATGGTTGAGGCTCCTCTTGTCACAGCTTCGCTCAGTGATTGTGGAGTTTTCTTAGTAGAAGCTCCCACTGTGCTTTGAAGTGTTTCAAAAATAACCTTCGCCTCGCTAATCGAACTGGCATTTGAAAGAGTTTCGACAATTTGTTCTTTTTGTCGCTCATTCAAGGAGGTGCTTTCCAATACTCGGTTCGTATATAGTAGTTTTGCATTTGAAAGATTCACTTCGTCAAATTTATCCTTTAATTGCAAAACAGTATCTTTATATCTCTTGTTTTCAGTTTTTAAATCTTTAATATTTTCCTCAAGTTCTTTTACAGCTTTCTTGAGTTCGTCGTTTTCTTCAGCTAACTCGTCATCTTGCTGAGCGGCCAATTCTAAGTCGGCTGCATGCTCTTGTTCGCCAGATGGTGTAAACTGAGCGGCTGCATTTGGTGCATTTGGCACAACTTTAATATCTACAGCTAGCTTTTCTGCTATTTCTTTAACCTTGTCGTCATCTAGTTCAACATTTTCGTCTTCAGTGAGTTCAAAAATAACACTTTTTAATAGCTCCTCTGAGATTTCGACATTTTCGTCGCCTTCTTCGACTAATTCTTCTTCGACAACTTCTTCTTCCTTCTTATTGCCCTCTCCTAGAGGTGTAGGGGGCGCGGCTTGTGGAATGCCGCCGGCTAACTCTTCATGAGACTTGCCAACATCCTGTTCTGCAGCAAATTGGCTTGCCAACTCATCAAAAACAATCTCCACTTCCTCCTCATCTTCTGGGCAGGGGCAAAGATTTTCTCCCTCGGTGTGCGCCGCTGGGGCTTCGGGAACTGCGGCAGGAGCTTCTTCGGCTCCAGGCTCTTCCATAGCCAAAGGATCTTCTTCTAGCCCTAATTCTTCCTCTTGTTCCAAAAGGGAATCTACGGCATTCTTAATTTCGTGTGTGTACTTTTCAATAATAGCGGCTTCTGCGTTTTTAACGGCGGCCTCTCTTAAGGCCGATGCGTCTATAATAGCCTGCTGTAACATTGATGACATCTATAATCTCCTAAAAATAAAAAAAAACACTATTACTCAAAAAAATGGTTTTCTGTCAAAAATAAATAGTAACTTAAATCTTTTAAAGCCGTTTTTGATGTAAAAAAGAGGGCACCCATAGAAGGTGCCCTCAGAAGTGTATCTATCTTTGATTTACCAGATAAGCCATGCAGAGCCATTACACCATAATGATACAGCACCATAGGCTGAATCAATAGTGATGCTAGCTTGACCATCGATGGTTTCGGAACTTTCTCCATCAACTGTCAGAGCGTTGCTAGCGGCGTGGCCACTACCATCTTTAACGATAATAACACGACCTAGGTTATCAGCCGCAGTTGGCAAAGTGATGGTGTGTGATCCACCAGATGTGTTGACTACCCAGATTGTGTAGTAGTTGTTATCAGCAATTGTTGTATCGCCAGAAACCGAAGCACCACGCAATTTTGCCTGAGAGATAATTGCACTCTCAACCATATCAACGGTACCACTCATAGCAAGTCCGCCTGCTGGAATAGCAAAACGCATAATGTTTGCGCCGGTTTCATCATACCAGATCTGACCATCATCGTTGCTACCAAACCCAAGCTTGATGTCGTCTTTGATAGAAAGACCAGCAGAAGCTGATGCCTGTCCCTTGATGTCAATTGTGTCTGCTCCAGCATTACCTAGTTCGACATCACCATCAAATTCTGCGGCTCCAGCAACTTCAAAAGTTGATGAACACTTGACACCAGCAGAAGCAGTTACCTGTGCAGTTAACGTAACAACATCAGCAGCAGCATTACCAAACTTGATGTCTGGGCCTGTGAACAACACGCCAGCAGAAGCTGTCATCTGTCCGACCACTGAAACAACATCAGCAGCAGCATTACCAAACTTGATGTCTGGGCCTGTGAACAACACGCCAGCAGAAGCTGTCATCTGTCCGACCACTGAAACAACATCAGCAGCGGCATTACCAAAAATAGCCGATCCTGAACATCTCAAAACCCCTTCAGATACCATGAAGTCGTCTGCGTGAATATTGGCAGAACCAGAACCACCGCCAGCAGGCAGATTTGTAAGCTGAGAACCGTCGCCCTTAAAGAACGATGCAGTAATAGCTGTGAAGCCAGTAATTTCTTTGTTGGCGTCCACTACGACTGCTTTAGAAGCAGCAACAGTACCAACAGACACACCGGTGTCCACATAGTTAAGCTCGCCAGTTGTTCCACTGTAGCCGTCAAGCTTGTTTAGTTCAGCAGCGGTCGCTGAGACGAGCACGCCGCCAAGCTTAAGACCATTGCTAGTATCGTGAGACGCAATATCAACGTCAAATGATCCATCTGCAAAACTAACATTCCCCGAAAGCCATAATCCGGCTGTTGGAATAGTCCAACGAACCGCATTAGCCCCATTTTCATCATACTCAATCGTAGAGTCCTCGTTTGCTCCGAGAACAATCTTTTGATCGTCTGCGATCATTATGCCAGCGGAAGCTGTTATTTGCCCAACACTGTCAAATGATCCTATATTTACTTTATAAGCCATTTATTTGTTTCCCTCCATTATTTAAATAAAAAACCCGAATGAACGAGCGGCACTCGCGAAAGCACCCCCACTCTCTTCACTTATATTTAGTCGCATCTCTATGAAATATCCGATCTACTTTTCAGCTTTTTTTACACAATTTAAAAAGATTCCAAGAGTCGCCACTATATAGCGATTAATTGAATAAAATATTTTTTAGAGAATATACCACTTATTAGAACCGTCACAGTACAGCGTCAAGGCCGCATATGCGGATTCTAAATCAACATACTGAGAGCCGTCAATCAAGTCTCCGTCATTAGAGCCTGTAATTCGAATTCTATTGGATGCTGACGATCCGCCCTCATCTTTAATTACAAGAGTTCGTCCTGCAGCAGTACTACCAGCAGAAGGGATTGTAATATCCACAGTGCCGCCGGCGGAATTAACTCCAATCAAATAATCAGTGGCGCCGGCGCTATAATTTGATGTTTTTGCGACTCTTTTGATGATCTGATGACCATTTAAGAACGTTCCTGCAGAAGCGGTAACTTGACCGGTTAGTGTAACAACGTCTGAGGCAGCGTCACCCAATGTGGCTGAACCTGAACACCTCAAGGCCCCTTGGGTCACCATAAATGTGGTAGAATGAACTTCGGCGGACCCAGAGGCTGAGCCTCCTCCGCCGGCCGTGAGATCTGTCTCCGCTACATCATCAGAGATCCAATACAGTTTTCCGTTTGCCTTAACATATAGAATACCACCATCGCCGGCGGAGGGAGCAGATGGAGCAGTCACTTCGCTGGAAAGATGTATGTTCCCCCCTACTTCAAGCTGTTGATCTGGATCTGAAACACCGATACCGAGTTTGCCCTCACCAGTTATTTTGAGGAATGATGTTGTTCCAGTGGCATTTTCTACTATCAATGCAGCATCGGAAGAGTTCGTACCTCCGCGCACATAAGGGCCATAGGATTTTCCTGTGGTTGTATTCGCCCTAAAACTGGCAACATATTGGTTCTGGGCGCCATTAACTTGCAGGCCCTCTACCCCAGAATTCGAATCAACTTGTAAAGTGTGAGAAGGGCTGTCCGTCCCAATCCCCACTGACCCCATAAGAACAGAAGAACCAGATACGCCTAGGGCACCTTCAGTCACCATATGAGTAGTAGAATGCAATAAAGCAGAGCCAGAAGTACCAACAGCACTAACATTTGTAAGCTGGGAACCATCTCCCTTAAAGTATGACGCTGTAACAAAGCTGGCTGAGATGTGGGAATTTAACAACATCCCTGCTGAAGAGGTAACTTGGCCCGTTAGAGTGATAACATCGGATGCGGCATTACCCAAGGTTGTATTGCCAGCAACATCTAAAGTGCTATTAAGGAGAACACCGTTAGAAGCAGTAACTTGGCCCGTTATAGTAATAACGTCGGCTGCTGTGTTGCCGATAGTATGATTGCCATTGCCGCCGACAGCAAATAGGTTGTTGCCGCTATTATCCCTAACTGCAAACTTAGTATCGGCGGTATCGGTACCCAGAATAAGTCTAATATCTTTATCAACTGCTCTGTTATCAACAATAAAGTGTCCAGTGGAGTTATCAAAAACAAGATTGGTCCCATTATGCCTCAAGTCGGCGTCGGAATCTGTACCAAGAGCTAGTCTTACATCATCGTTTAAACGAATCCCGGTAGATGCAGTGAGTTGGCTTGTCAATGTGACGATATCAGAAACAGCATTACCAAGAGTCACATTGCCCTGGAAATCTGTAGGCCCGGAAAACTGAACTCCATTTGATGCCGTGACCTGACTAGTTATTGTAACAACATCTGAAGCAGCATTGCCAAGAGTTGCATTACCTTGAAAATCTACAGGGCCCGTGAATTGAACTCCATTAGAGGCTGTCATTTGGCCTGTTAGTGTAATAACATCTGAGGCCGCATTTCCAAAATTAATATCTGGCCCGGTGAAAGAAACTCCATTGGAGGCAGTTAGTTGACCCACCATCGTAATAACATCTGCGGCGGCGTTACCAAGAGTGGCTGAACCAGAAACTCTTAAGTCTCCCTCAGTCACCATGAGTGCAGTAGAGTGAACCAAGGCAGAGCCTGAATTGTCCGTATCAGCGATTGTCTCCCAAGTTCCGCCAGAACTCTTAAATTCAATTACACCACTGTTATCTCTGATTCCATATCCATTTGTTCCGAATAGGGCTCCAAAGTTTAAGTACTGGCTAGCATTTAGAGCCACTGAGCCGCTAATTGCGGTTCCCACGGTTGGTCCAGAGATTCTTAAGATGTCTGCGCCGTCTTCGTCATATTCAATGTGGGCATCTTTTCCGATTCCAAAATAAAGCTTTTTGTCGTCGTTCATTATAAAGTTTGAACTCCACAAAGCTTCATGTGAAGAAGTGACTTGACCTGTTACAGTGATAACATCAGAAACAGCGTTACCTAGGGTTACATTACCTTGAAAATCTGCAGGTCCGCCAAATTGAGTTCCGGCCGATGCGGTCATCTGGCCTGTTAACGTGATTTTATCGGCTGCAGCATTACCGAGAGATACGTTGCCTTGAAATTCTGCAGGACCGACAAATTGAGTTCCGGCCGATGCGGTCATCTGACCAACCAGCGTAACAACATCGGCGGCAGCATTTCCAAGTTTAATTTCTTCACCAGAAAGAAGAACTGGTGCTGAGGCCGTCAGTTGGCCTGTCATAGTAATAACGTCGGAGGCAGCGTTCCCCAAGGTTGTGTTTCCTAAGAATTGTGCCGGGATCGCATTGGCAACAACCAATCCGTCAGACCCAAGCACAACTAATCCTGAAGATGCTGTTAGTTGCGCCGTCGATGTTACTACATCAGTATTCGCGTTGCCCAAAGTTGTGTTTCCGGCAACATCTAAAGTACTATTAAGAAGAACGCCGGCAGAGGCAGTAACTTGGCCGGTTAAGGTGGTAACATCGGATGCGGCATCGCCCAAAGTGGTGCTCCCACTGACCATGAGCGCACTAGCCGCTGCTAATCTTAAACTACCAGTAACTTGATGTATATCGTTGGAATCATCACCAAATTTATGTGAGCCGGCCGCATATGTTACGCTAGAAGATACTGTTTGAACGTAATATTCTGTTGCTCTAATTGCTCCGGTGACATGAACATCACCAATAACCTGCATAGCGCAGCCTGGACCACTTGGGTTAGTTGCGCCAATATCATATGTATGGGGAGCACCAACAACAAAAGTGTTTGATGCCGTAAGCCATAGCAGCTTTTGGCTTCCTGAAGTTGTAGTCTTGTTAACATAAAACTGCAATGAGCCGGTCGGGGAACCGTTAGATTGCAGTGTATCAAGTGATATATACGCCCATCCATATTTCGACATTGGTTACTCCTTAATCTATTAAAATCCGCCGCTAGATAAATTTGCACTAACGTCCATCCAAGATAATAGATACCAGTTCGTTCCGTCAAAAATCCATTGAGTGACATCACCATTAGCAGTTGTTATGTTTGTCGAGCCGCCTTTTAAGTTGGTGCTTGTCACATCATATGTAACAGCGGCTGTTGAAATGATCGTGATTGTTTGGCCGGTGATGCCATCATCAAACATTGTTAAAGTCTGCGTGCTAGCGTGCGTCTTGAATAAGTTAGCAGACGAAACTGATGGAGTGGTGTCTGATGCACTGAACGTGGCAAACGTCTCACTTGGTCCAGAGAACGCTGCTGCTCCTGCGACATGAAGTGTGCAGTCAGGACTTGCCGTTCCAATCCCTACGTTGCCATCACCGCGAATCTTCAGGTAGTTGGATGTGCCGTCTGCACTATCGATTGTCAATGCCGCATCAGACGAGTTGGTTCCACCGCGAAAGTAGGGGCCGTAGCCCTCTCCAGTCCGCGTGCTTGAACGGATGCTTGCGGCATATTGATTCCGCGCTCCATTGACCTGCAATCCTTCTTCGCCGCTATTGGAGTCCACAACAAGTGTATGGCTCGGAGATGTTGTTCCAATGCCCACCCTGTTATTGTCTGTATCTACGCTTATAGTACCAGAATCTACATCTAAGTCTGATAAGTTTGTTCCGCCGCCCTTAAAGCCGCCTCCGCTTCCAAATCCCATTATCTAAATCTCCTTTTAATCTGTTAAGCCTGAACCAGTCATGGCGTACATTTCTTCTGTTCTAATTGTAGTTAGTTCTGCGACGACTCTATAGACTCTGTTGCTGCCGCCGTCGTCTGCAGAGGAAATCCAAATTTCTTTGGCGCGGACATTCATTGTGATAGAGTCCTCATCGCTATCTAGTTCTATATAGTGTAGTCCATCAACTACGCGGCCGGAACCCGTATTATTAAAATGTACTCTAAGAGCGGTATTTGCGTGATTTATCACTGTAATACTTCTTGAAACTGCTGGAAACTTGTGTTGTGCTTCTTGTCCAGCGGCAAGACCTGATGAGCCGGTTATATAGGGGCGACATGAAACCTGATAAGAGCCAACATGGCTAATTCCTGGCCCATACACATTTCCGACCATATTTTTTGCGTGACGATTGAATGCCATTTATCTTCTCCTTCCTCTATTATTATTTTTACGGCTGTGCTTATAATTAGTTGCTCTTTTCTCTTTTTCTCGCGCTTTTCTCTGTGCTTTTTCAAGAACTCTTCTGCGGCGTTCAGCCTCTTCTCTCTTGCGCTGCGAAGGCTTCTTGTAAAATCTGCGTTCCCTTACCTCTTCAATAATTCCAGCTTTTTTAACCTTTTTGGTAAACCGGCGGATCATCCTTTCTTGGGATTCGTTTCTGCGGGGCGTTACTTTTAAATTGTGGTGCTTCTTCATGTGATTATCCTTGGGCCAACTTCTTCCAATTGCTATTAAACAAAGATGAAATATCAACTCCTGCATCCGATGGTGCGGTGCCAGACAAAGGCCCTTTAGATGGAGTAGCGTTTGGCACCCCACCTTCGCGTAGTGGCTCGGTGCCCTCAAACAAGTCCATGCCAGAGTCCATCATTGTGCTTTTTCCAATGGCGGCTAGCATCTTTTTTCTTGTTTCTTGTTGTTTGGCCTTTCTTGACCTCTCGGCTTCTAGAAGTGCTTCATCCACAACTGGCTCTTGTGCGGGTGGAGAGGCTGTAACCACTTGCTGAGTCGAGCCTAGTCCTTGCGTAACTTCTGTTATAATGCCAGATAGAACACCTTCTTCAAATATTGCTTCTTTTATGCACTCTTTAATTAGTGGCTTCAACATCTTCTTTAATTCTGTCTTGTTCATAACTATCCTGTCTTTCCTTTATCAAACGGAGGTACAACATTTAGATCGCCTGTTGCGAGGCGGCTTTTAATCTTTTGGTATCCTTTTGCACCACCAATCGAATCATGATCTAGCTGAGGCATGTCGGGGCGATCAGGGGCACCGGCAGCAAAATTGGGAAGCTGTGCTAGATTATTAGCTACCCTTTGAGCAATTGCGTCTCTGATCTGCTGGGGCTCAGTCGCCTGTCCAGGCTTCAAGCCCGCCCATTGTAAAATAACTGGATCCTGAGACTGTGCAATTTCAGAAATCATGGCATCATTCAGGAGTGGGCCGGGGGCCTTTTTATCAGTCTGGTTGTTAACGTTGGCCAAAATCTTTTTGTAAATCTCTTTGGCGCCTTTTCCTAATATATTCGTTGCAGCGCTGCCGCCTTTAGATGGGTGCGGATCTTTCGCATTTGGATCAATAGCTGCAATTGCTAGCTGCAGCGAAGCTAATTTTTGCTGGGCATCTCCAGGGAGCGAGATGTTAGTAGCCGAGATCGTTCCGTCTGGCGTAATTGCAAACTGGCCCGACCAACGATGGTGTCCATCTAGGACGTACTGGTCCGAAACCGAAATTGGGCCAAAACCCTTCTTAGATTCGATTGCCTTTTTAAGAGTGCCGACACTTCCCAAAGGAAAGGATACCGACTGCATAAGGTCAATATATTTTTGAGTCGGAACCATATCCATCAAAGATTTAGCACCATCCTGCGAGATTGAAATATCGTCGTCCGATGCCGAACCGTCATATTCAGCTTGTGCTCGATGCAAGAATTGTCTAACTTTCGGATCTGAACCTTCTGGTGTGTTCATGAAAGCGCGGACGGATGCTGGGCCGGATTTATATGCCTGCTCAACATCGGCAGCAATCCCCGAATCATCTTCTTCGGATCCAAGCGGGGAGGGGGGTCCACGTTCCTCACCTATCCATTTTCTAAATCCTTCATGTAGCCTATGAATATCATCATATGAAGAAAAGTTCTTTTTACTCATTGTCATAATCTCCCAATATGTCGTTTAATGCGCGATTGATTTTGTCTGCTTTGGTAAAAATATTTGGCGCATTCTTATTTTCTTTAAGCATAAATGCATTTGGCGTTGATGGTTCTGATACGAAGTCAAAACAGATTAATGTGAAATCGTCTTCGACAATTGTTCTCCCTTGTGATTCGCTAACAGATCCCAAGCCACGGGACGAAATTCCCAGCTTAACACCATCACTCACTAATTCTTGTAATATTTTGCCAGATGGCGTATTTAAAACTTTAACTTTACCCATAACCGCAGAACCATCCCACCACACCTCTGTAACCATATGAGATGCGTTCTTAAGGTTAATAACTGAATCTTCAGGATGATCTAACTCTCCAAGGGCTCTTCTTTCTTTTACAAGTTTTTGGTAATTTTGCATTTCTCTCTGTAATACTCTTTGCGGATACACACGGCCGTTCCCGTTTTGCACATCTGCTTCTTGTAGTTTTCCAGTCAAAATTAAGCCGCCGTTTGCCACATATCTCTTTTCATCTTCAGTTAAAAGATCTTGGCAAACACCGCCTTCACATAATTCATAGTATTCTCGTAAAAGTACTTTCACAGTATGTGTCCCTTTCCAAATCTCTCAGTGTTTTCAAAATACTCTTTGGTTAACTCGTCAAATTGTTCTAGAAATGCCATTTTGGCTTTCATGCCCTTTGTTTGTTGCAAAAATTTCTCTGCCATGTCGCCAGCATGGTGTGCGATGATATCTATCGAGTTAGCAGATCCTCGGGCGCCTTTTCTAATGTCAGCATAAACAGGAGCCATGGCACGAGCGGCGCGCCACATGCCGTCGCCCACCGTGGTTTGAAACCACATCTTAAGATTTTGTTCTTGATCGCCGGCTCTTTGGGAATATTTTTGGGCTTGTTTTTTAACCCAGTCATCGCCTAAAGCTTTACGGGAAGATTGCACCCCATCGCGGGCTGCGCGCATAGCCTTATAGAAGCTTTGGATTAGTGGTAGAACTTCTTTTTCATCCAATTGGGCAGCTGGGGCGCCACCTGATGGATCGCGCTGTGCTTCCTTTTCCTCTTGTTCGTTCAAGAAGTATCTTGGATCTCTTCTCTTGTTATTTTTGGTTGGTTTTCCCCATCTACTCATTACTGTATCTCCGTTTATTAAAAAAATGTGCGGGCGCTACCCGCGTGATTATCTTGCCTTTGCAACAGTGTCTAACTGGTTGAAGCATCCACTTCGCTGTCCACGTTTGTCTTTTCATGTCTAAATCCTCCTGTCCACGTTTGTCTTTTCATGTCTAAATCCTTGATCTCCGATGAGCATATTGAGGGTATATGAGGTACCCGAAGAAAGCCAGCCTAAAATAAATAAATTAGCAATAGTATACTCAAACGTAAATAGTTCTGTATATCCATTAATGCCAAACAAAAATGCACCAACCCAAAAGCCTAGGCACATAGGACAGCTAAATAGCTCGCCAAGCCTTCCAGTTGTTGGTCTAATCTTGTCGAATATAGAGCCATAAATCAATATTTGAGTTAGTCCGTATGCCGCGAGGACAAACCAAATTAATTCCATCTACACTCCGTTACGCCCTATACAGATCGTACATTCCATATGGGCCTCGTACCCATCCTGGCCTAATCGATCCCTTCTTATCAGAATGCGGAATCTCACCAAGCTCTGTAGAGTGTTCAGCATCTGGATCTACAAGATATTCATCTTCTTGCTGCTTGTATTTCTGTTCATATTCGAAGTATGGGCGCTCTTCTTCTATGAATTTACCAATTGTAAAAATAGCGCTCTGAACTGCGTCAACTCCTTCTTGTATTGATTCTTGGATGATTCCTTCAATCGAACCATATACGTTACCGCCTTTGACGCTATCTATAACAACTATGCCCTTTTTATACAGATACTTAAAAAGATGATCTTGTGTTTCGTATACAGTATCAGACATCAAATCTTTTGCTAAGGCCAACACTTTTCTTTTTTCTGTCAAAATTACAATATCTATATCTGGATGATCGAATATCATAACATCACCATTAAGTGACTTACGCATATTCAACTCCATTGTGGCCTGCACTGGGAGAGCTTCTGCTGCGGCGGCTTCGGGAGCGTTCGCTTCGGCTCCGACTTTAATTGTAACTGCCATTAGCTTTGTACCTCACGAACCAGTTGTTGAATCTTTAAAATTCTTTCCACCATTTTATCATTTACTGGCTGAGTGCGGAATTCCTCAATCATTTCAAGAACAGAAGACACGGAGTTGGCCATAGAATTATCTGATTTAACTTCTGGTGCTAAGGCGCACTTTGTCACTTCTTCTTTCAGTCTTCCAAGTTCCTCGTTGAGATAAACTTTTAATTCTAAACTATTATCTTTAAAAGATACAATATAATTATTCAATAAAGTCTTCTGTTCTTCGTGCAAAACACCAGTATATTCTTTGTTAAATTTATCAACAAAAGTTTTATAAACTAGGTTGTCTATAGGCACTAAATTTTCCTTTTTCTTAACACGCTTGGGTGCCGTTATGTTCTGAATCAAGCCTTCCTCTAGAACTACGCGCTTTTTCACAGGAACTGCATCGCTGAATATCTGAGATATTGTTGCTAGACTCTTATAATTTGGAACAAAATTAGAAAAGACATTTTTCCCAAGCGTCTTGTTTGTTTTATTTATAACTTCTGTTTGCTCATCAAAGATCTCTTCTTTACTAAATGAAAAATATACTTTTTTCACCTCAGAGAGCATCCTTTCCGCAACTCTGGGACTCAGATTGTGAGAATCGGTTAGTGCTTTATACAGTTCTAACTCTTTGTGTAGGACCGAACCCTTTCTAAAGTGCTCCTTAAGGATGTCCAACACCTTATCTCTCCTATCCAATTCATTAGAAATGAACGTTTTGGTCAACTCTTTTACCAATGCTTCATATAAAAAAGCTGTATTACGTTTCTTGTTATGTTTTGTCTTCATTCTGTTTAAGCTCCAATTCTATGATTAGATCTTTCACCGTTTTACTGGCTTCAAATATCTTCTCTTCTTCCGAACTATAATTAGTTTCATATCCTTCGTAAATCCCTTTTCCAAGACTAAACATGTCTTGAGCGCCCTTATGAGTGTTTCTTAGGGTGGCTCTCGCCACCTCTCTGCCATATTGGCCTTGAATACTGCGCTGGCGAGCACTCCCGGCGTAGTCTGGAGATGTCTCGGGCACATACCCTTTGCCTTTGGAGCCGCGTGTGTACACCTTGTTAGAACCCTTTGGCTTATATGCTTTTCTGCCAGTTCTGGTCCTAACAATATCACCATCGATATCATCTTTTCTCTTAGCAGGCTCGGCCAATAGGACATCTTCTTCTCCACCTTCTTCTTCGCCGCCAAGATCCTCTTCGCCGCCAAGATCCTCTTCGCCGCCTAGGCCGAGATCTTCGTCTCCGCCCTCCTCATCGCCTAGGCCAAGGTCTTCACCACCGCCGGCGGCGGCTGTAGCTTCTGCCGCAACAGCTTCAGACTCAGCTTCAAGTTGAGCATCAAATCTTCTATCAAAGAACATTTCTCTCTGGTTTCTGATGAATTCTTCGTCAGTCATATTGAATAACTTTTTAGCGACCCAGCGACGAGAAAAGAATCCTTCTGTGGCTCCGCCGGCAACTTCGAACTTTGTCCTCCAGTGTTCCAATTCTTGTAATTCAGCAATCTTAGAAGGGTTATTTAGGCGAAGTTTGAAAGAAATCAAGTCATCACCACGATACCCTAGGGTATAAAGGTGGACGATACCAATTTTTTCCAATTCGCTAATTATAACACGCTGAAGCCTCTGAATAGTTCTAGCAAATCGAATATCCTTTTGTGCTAATGTTGTTTTATCCTCTGCGGCACCCTCGCCCTGAGCCAAATATGACATTGGGATCTTCAGTGCCGAGAACAGCTTTTCGCGCAAATACTTAACGTCCTCAATATCACCCGTATATGTCCCGCCTGGAAGATTTTCAATTCGCGAACTTGTTTGGCCCCTGACGGGGATAAAATAATCCTCTTCGATACTCATTGGATTATAACGTAAGTCAACGCGGCCGGATTCTGTATCAACCACTTGATTTCTCTTTAGCTGAGTAATGGCTTTCTGCATATAAGTTTCGACATCTTGTGGAGAAATGTTGCCAACATCAATGTAAAACACCCTTCTCTCAGGAGAACGAACAATTCGATATGCCATCATGGCGTCTTCTAGTAATGTAAGTTGTCTCCAAATTCTTCGTGCCGGTTCTAGAACAGATGTTCCATATGGAGCATATTTATCATTTCCAAGAATCCTAAAGTGGGCAATCTGCCAGTTCTCGAATGTTAGCCCGCCAGAGTTCCACTGATATTGTACATAATTTGGATTTGTTTTGTCTTCTCCCTCTAACCTTTCTACTTCGTTAGCTGGCAATCCAATTGTGGCGCGGACGCCCATTCCCTCATCGATATCGAGATAAAGAAAAAAGTCTCCGTACTTACACATGGTCCGACACCAGCCGAACAAATTAAACTCTAGGTTCATTACGCTCTGATATAAACTATCAAGAACAACCTTGATCTCTTCGTTTGGACAATCGATAGACAACATTCTCTGCAAATCAGAGTATGTTGTCATTTCGTCAGCGTATATATCTAGCGCAGAAGCAATTTCTGGAGTATACTCCATCTGATCAAAATCAACATATCTTAGCGCACGATCTTGGTTAACCATAAGCTCCGTTTGCAAGGAAGCATATGGATTATAAGATGATTTTCTAAATTCTTGGCCGCTGCTAGACTTAAAATTAAATTTATCTAGGTGGCGGCGCCTGTACCTTCTGATGTCTTGTGCCCGATAATTAACCAGCGGACCAGAAAATAGTCTAGTGAGTCTGCCGAATAATTCTGAACTCGGGTTTCTTGGGTTTCTTCTTCTATCTGCCATTTTTTATTTTAACCTTTGAATATCCATGGAAATTGGTGAACTATTTTTTCGTGCTGCTTTCTTGCCCTGTCGGTAGCGGATTTGCCTTTATATCCGTGCATGCCGGGTATAGTGGTGTTAAGCTGCGAATTTGCCTTAGAAAGAGAGCCTAAAAATGCTTTCTTATATTGTACATCTTTTTGGTTAACTTCTAAAGCTGTATCTTTAACCCAACAAGCAATAGCCAACGCAATTATCAGATCATCATTATAACCTCTCATAGATTGTGGCTTTCCATTGTTCCAAATAAAAGTGGTCATTTCATTCAGAGTTCTGGAAGAATATATAGTAATTAGTTTATTTCGAATGAATTCCTCTAATTTTGCAATTATTAATGGTCTAGTCTTCGATGACGTAGTAAATCCCGGCACAGAATTGCTCATACCCTCGGCTTGATATTGCTCCACATATTCATGAGTAGACTTAATCGAAAAATAGATATTTGGATATTCTAAATCTTTGAGCTTTTCTAAAATTGAGATTCCTAGACTGTTATTTTCGACAACCAGTAAGCAGTTTCCGTATTCTCGACCTACCTGATTGAGAATATTGGCATACATATCAAGATTTGGCTTTCCTTGGTATTCTGCTATAAACTCCATTGTCTCCAATTTAAGTACATGAAACACAGAGTAATCTGCGCCGTCTCCTCGGGCAACATCTGCCACCAATAAGTAACTAAATTCTGGATCATATTCTTCCCAGATCCAATAATTCCTGTCAAACCCTGTTCTGTGTTTTGGCTCATATGTTGCCTCCATTAATCTTTGTATATCTTCGGGGTGTATTACGGTTTCGCCAGATGTATTAAAGTTGCACTCTAACTCCTGTGCAATTTCTCTTCGGGACATGTTTCTAGTTTCTTTTTCAAACCAGCCCATACCACGATCAGGATGAACATCCCATCGCAAAAGAGAACAATGAAAGTCATTTGAGCCTTCTTCTGCCTCAATATACGTTTTGTGAAACCAGTTACCCACCCCATTGGGAGTCGATAGTGCGATACAGCGGCCACCAGTTGATAGTGTAGGATACAGGCCAGTCCACAACTCTTCTAATCCTTCAACGTGAGCGGCCTCATCAACTACCAACAAAGAAAGAGCCTCTGAACGACCAGCATCACCCGATGTCGAAGAGGCTTTAATCTGTGAGCCGTTTGAAAGCTCAAATGATGTTCTATTATCTATACTTATATTTGCGATTTGCATCCATTCTGGCAAATACTTAATTATTGCCTTTACCTTTTTAACCAAATTCGCGGCGGTTGTAAACTTTGTAGCAATTACAAGGATGTTCTTATCGCGATGAAACATCATCATCCACGCAATGTACCCTGCTGTAATCGTGGATATGCCAAGCTGGCGAGCTTTCAAGATTACATTGAATCTATAATCATTGAAATCTTCTAATAACTGATCTTGAAAATCGTAAGTCTTAAAACTAATAAGCCCATGCATAGGATGGGATATCTTAGCATAACTGTTTAAGAAGTACTTCGGACTTTTGCCGGCTTTAACGATTTCAGATAATATTTCTTTTTTTGAAAGTTCAAAAGACATTGTACACTAACTATTCTTTGTCTTCTTTTCTTTCGTTTAATTCCTCAATAACACTCTTTCTTAATGCTCGCAAATCTTTAATTGCTTCCATTGCGGCTTTTCGAACGCGGCGGCCTGCAGATGCATTGTTCTTATTGTCAAACTTATCTGCATCACCGGCGGCTTTTGAGAGAGCATTGATAATTTCTTGCAACTCTTCTAAGACCATCTATTGTTTCCCCTTTCTTGTTACATTTTTAGGCTTTGGGCCGTCCCCTAGCGCCAACCAATCTTTAAAGGCTTTGTCAATTTTTCTCTCATCAGGTCTTTCGACTGTTGGGACTGACTCGACATCACTTAAGCCTCCGATTTTATAATACCTATGAGCCTGCACAATTGTACGAACTCTAGAGGTATTTTGTACTAGTATATCAACTTCTCCTTCGGCTGTTAAGGACAATGAATTTCCGGTTGCAGCCTTATATTCCTTTTTTAAGAAGGAGGCGATTGAAGAGATGGTACTTTCAACATCTGCTTCAAATTGGCTTCCATGTACTTCTTTTAGCGGGGGTTCTGCATGGTAGTGGATACAAAGTCGATCTCCATGATATTTAATTGCATAACCGTCATTGACTCTGGAATCTAGGATGATGTCTCCTTCTTCCCTTCTTAGGCCAACCTTATGTGCTTCACCGTCCCATGAATATCTTTCATCATGGGCACCGTCATATGAAGCTGCTTGGGCTTGTGAAATTGCTCTTATGATTTCTAATGTATCCGCCATTATTTAAACTTCCTTTTTTGTTGACTCTGGGCGCCATCCTGATTGCCATCGTTCCTCTCTGTCTTCTACATGTTGTATGTAGCACTTCCAGCAACAATCGTATTTACTCATATAAACATCATCTCTAACATCAAATGAATAGATACTGCAAACAGGACACTTGCGTTCTGTCTCTTTATTAAGTAGTTTTTTAGAAATTAAAACACCGTTTATTTCGACCTTTTCTGTTTTGTGCTCCTGTTCACGGTCGAGTTCGACCGCCTCCTTTAGCTGCTCCAGATAGTCTTTTTCTTTGTCCGAATTCCAATAAAACTTAGGATTGATAGTTGCTTCCATGCCATATTTTTTTGCAATGGCTTTTTCCATATTAGCTATGTAACGACCATCCTTCTTTTTCATTTCCCACGCTTTTTCTTGTTAGTTTCTTGCATCGGGGCACCAGGGGTGGCGCCGGTTGGATATCTCTGACTTTGATGGCGTCTATACCAATCTACCAACGCACGTTGAATGCTACCTCGCATAGCCAGAAAATCTTCTTCTTCATCTAGCATTAACTCATTTGCTACAGCTTCTGCAAAAACGTCACCAGCGGCGCCTTTTTCAAAGAGTCTATCAAATGAGCGCACGGGCTCTAAGTGGCCGGCTTCTCCGCCCTCTTCTATATAGCTCATCTCTTCCATGATAAGTTGCTTTAATCTACCTTTTGATATTTTCATTGTTGTATCTCCTGTGTGGCCCAAAGGACTCCTATTGTTAATCCAATACCCGATAGGACGCCACCGGCTAGCCACCAATGGTTGTTCCGATTTGGCCTCTCTAGGGCCATATCCCTATAAGTATCAATTTCTTCTTGCTTGATGTCCATCAAAAGAGTGTGCCTTTCTTGTAAACCATCATAACTAGCTTGTAAAATGTCCAACTGCAGTTGGTATTGTGCTGCGATCCGATCTTTTTCAAATTGTATGCGTAAATCACACTCATCCATAGAAAATTGACTATCAACTATCAACTCAGATACAGCCGCTGGGTTGAACAAAGTTCCAGCAAAAGGCGCCGCCTCTCCTATTTCCAAATTGGTAAATTGAGGATCTTCTGCAAACGCTGTCATCGGTACTGCAAGATTAAAGCTTAGAAATATTGCTAAAAATTTATTCCACATAAGTAAACCCAAACTCCCTCTGAAGCAATTCATTAATTGTTTGCGGATCTTCATCGTGCATTTTCATCAATTCTGTAAACCTCGCTCTTTTTTCATAAGATAGCTCTTCCTCAGCGTTGCTGTATTTTTCTTCTAAAAGTCTCAGCGCCTCATTGTGTTTTTTAAGCGCCTGATTTCTTCTATCAAGTTCTTCTTGATATGTTTTGTCTACTGCATCCCGCTCAGCCTCATAGCTTTTAATCGTTTGCTCAAGAACTTTTTTATAATTACGCACGTTTCCACGCGCAATCAAATACACAACCAAGGTCCAAATACCAATGGCTACAATCTTCCAATGGTGCTTGCACCAAACCCATGCCTTTTTCATAGCAACTGTAAATGCTAGCCAAGTCATTCTATTCTCCGTGCCTATACGCCTTCATAGCGTCAATCGCACCCTGAGTTCCGATGTACACCATCGCAATCATACCCCAGGTTTCTGATGCCAAATCAGACCACAACATAAGTCCAGTTGCGGTTAAGAATGTGAATAATTTACGAGAGATTACTCTCTCCATTATTTTATCTAAATATCCTTTTTTCATCACTATACCTCCAAAAGTATACTATAATTAGTCCTTCTCGGCGGGTATTGCATAACAAAAATTAACATTCTCGATTTTATTGAAGTATTTTTTATATTTTTCGTATTCTAAATCTTTTACAGCGAACGCAAGATCCTCAAGCGAGTGGACATATCTTAAAAATTTATGGATGTCATCCATCTTAACGTGAGTTGTTAATTTTGTTTCAACGTTTTCTAAGCTTAATCTCTGTTCATTTCCATCATACGGTAAGATAATATACTTCTTAGACGTTGACATTGGCAAATCCGTCTTTCTTTTCTATTGCAATTACAACATCTGCCACGTCCTTTAGCGTATCCATGTGCGAAATCAACAACACTGTCTTGTAGTAATTCTTAACCATATCTAAAATTCTAACAAATCCTTCCATGTTGTCGGCATCTAAGGCAGTGCCGGGTTCATCTAATATAAATAGATCGCCCTTTGGTAAATTAGACACAGAAAGTAAAGACAGTCGAATTGCCATAGCTGCGATAGACTTTTCTGCACCTGATCCCATCTCTAATGGGCGCGGCTCATATTGTGGATGTTTAATAAAGATGTTGAGTCTTTTGCCATCGTCTTCAAAAAAGACTTCAAAATTTACAACATTGGCTAATACTTTAGCAATCTCATTATTAATTGCGGGCAACTTCTTTTTGATAATATCATAAGAAATTCCGCTAGTGTGCATGCTGCGCATGAACAAGTCATAGGCAGAATACTCTTCTTGCAAGTTCTCAAACTCTTCCTTCAGATCCTCTAAGTGTTGTAGCTTCTGCTCACACGAGCCTTGCGCCATATACAAATCTGCCAATTCTTCTTGGCAAACCTTTAAAGAAGCTGCATTAATATCTATCTTCTTCATCGTGCCCTGTCTGAGTTTGATCAACTTTTGCATACTTTCGATGGCTTCTTTATTTTTTTCGTATAAATCCAACTTTTCTTGTAGTTCGGCTGATTCCCTTTGTGTCCTTTCTGCAGCTAGCTTGTTTCTCTCAATTGAAATATTCAAATTTGCTATTTCGTTTGATAACTCTGCTCTACTTTCTAGTATATGATTATATTTGTCAATTCGGTCACTAACTTGTTGCGGCTTCATTGCCTCAAGGTCATCGCGGTAAGAATCAACACTCAACGTGAAAGACTTTATTTTCCTTTCATTAAGCACAATGTTGGCTACAGCAACATGAGCCTCTTTGACAAACTTATTTTCACAACAATATGTACAGTCGGGATCATATTCATGCTCTTTCAGTAGCTGTTCCTTTTTCTTATTACGGCTCTGCTCTTGCTGTTCTCGATGTAAGCTGACCAAGACATTTTCTATCGACTCCTCTATCTCATCAATTTTTTGCTTTTTATCTTTCAGTTCATCGATATCATATTTGCTGGTGAAATCATTAATTTTAGAGAACAGTTCTTGCTTGATCTTTCGATCAGCGTATAGTACCTCAATTTTAGACTTCAACGAGGTGGTTTGTTCTTGTTTGGCATTAAAATCATCTTTTACCTGAACGATATCGATAACTTCTTGCGGGATAGAAGAAATCTTTTCTTCAACCAGCTTTAGCGTTTCTTTTAGCTGCTCAATCGTAACCTCACAGTCTTGGCACTCTTTCTTGTGGACCTCGATCTCTTCTTCGGCCATGAGCAGTTCTTGCGATGCAACATCGATGTCTTCATCAAAATCGCGACCTTGAAGGCGGCGGATAGCTCCGCGAAGATCTGCAACGTCCTCCTTGGCCATCTTGAACTTCTTATCAAATATTTCAAGATCTAAAAATTTAGCAAGAATTTCCTTGCGTCGAGTTGAACCCTCTTTAATAAAGGCCAAGGACTCATTTTGACTGGCCATCGAAGTCAGCAAGAAGTCATCTAGTGTTCCAAACATTTTGCGAATATTCTTGTCTGTTTCGTTTCTTGTCAAGCCGTTGTGAACCTTGTCTTCGCCAAGAATTCTATTCGTGCTTGTAAACTCTAGGTCCGTTTTTGCCTCCTGCGTTGTCTCTCCTTTAAGCTTTCTAATGTACTTTTCAGATGTTCTCTCGATTTGGTATTCTTCGTCTCCGATTTTAATTCGTAATCTTCCTCGCCCCACATCGCAATTTTGGTTAATAATATTAAGATTCTTACGTTCATTCTTTGAGGTAGAATTGAATAAGGTATACAATACACTATCAATGATAGAAGATTTACCAGAATAATTTTTGCCAAAGATACCAACAATTCCATTTAACTTATCAAACCCAATTCGGTTCCCCTTTCCGTAGTTAAATAGATTGTCCCACTCTAACGACTGCAATTTCCAATTAATATTTCTGGAAACTTCTTCTCCGTCTTCGACAAGCTTATTATACTTCTTGTTCAGATCGAACACCTTTTGTATGGCACCTTCCTCAAGTTCATAATCTTTCAGATATTCGCGAATAAACTTTTCTTGTACAGCCATATCACGAAGATTGGTCTTCATCATATTGCCAGTCAAATCATCAACATTTCCCCTTGAGCCTGCGGCGCGATTTAAAAAAGTAATAGATTCTGGATTGTATCTATGCTTTGCAACTTCAACGGCCTTCTTCATTTTATCTAAAGGCAGGTTATTATTAGATACTAGTCTTAGACGTGCGCCGGTGGGGATCTTTTTGTTTTTTCTAAGTCTTCCTTTTGGCGTTAATTCAATTGTGACAAACGGCTTTGGATTTTCAAATGCGATATGGTATACATCCCAGTCTTGCTTGTTGTGGATGTCCCAAATAAGAATACCCTTATCATTTGTTTCTCCATGGTTTTGCTGAATTGTACTACCGGGATAGCGTATCCTCCCTTCTCGATCTATGGCTTGATTTGTTTTATGGATATCTCCCAGAAAAGCAAAATCAAATTTATCGAAAATGGATATGTCGTGCTCTCCGTGTTCCATGACCCATCCAATATCTGTTTTTACGCCAGAAATAGAACCATGGTAAAGGGCAATATTAATTTTATCAGACTCCGTAGGTGCCATCCAATTGTCTTCGTCAAATACTGATAGAACATTCAAGCAGACATCATTGTTGATATGTGTCTCGCCAGAATTCTTCAGCAAATGAAGATTTGGCAATTCAAGAGCCTCCACAATAGGCGTAAGTGCGTCTTGGCGACTACTATTCTTTAGATTGCCATCGTGGTTTCCCAAAATAATATATGTGGGTGCGATTGACTCAAGGTTTCGAAAAAAGTCAGAGCACAACTCCACAAACTCTGGTGAAATCTGTGTCTTTGTGTGTGCAATATCACCACAGTGGACGATGCAATCAACTTTTTCTTCTTTTAGTCTTTTATAGAGTTGTTCAAAAACAACCTTATACTCATAATGATATTTTAAATTTTTAATATGCGTATCAGCAATGTGTGCGAACTTCAATTTAACTCTCCTTAGTGGACACGCCAATAAGCCACCCTAGCGCAAACATAGCTAGGTAACTACAAATAATAGCCAGCAGGGCGCTGGCCGGCATGGCCTCGATGCAATTCACAACTAAATATTAACACAGTTACGTTATAATGTCAATATTTTTATTTCAAAAGCGTGCTAAAATGCCTCTTTAAGACCTCTTTTAGCATCGCAAGCGGCATCGTACTTTCGACTATTGGGGACGCCTCAAACTCTGGTACTGATGAGCCAGATAGGTCTTGTACCAACTGGTCAAGCTCTTCCTCGGATTGTGCCATTTCAAGAGAATCAATAAACATTCTGAGGGCCTGAACTGCCGGGCCTACCTCTTGCTCTGACTTGTGCATCATAGCTTGACGTAACTTGTTTACTATTCTTTCGATCTCGCCTTCTTCTGTCTCGTACTCAACAATAGGTGCAGAATCACACATGCACTCTCTCAACTCTTCCAAGACAATCTGTCTAAATTCTTTTTTTGTAATCTTCATTTTGTTCTCCATCATTGGTGCATTCATCATAGGATCGTCTTCCTGAGAGTGTCTGCCCACTGTATTTTCTTTAAATTGTCGATTAAGATCTGATAGCACATCAAGAAGCTCTGATGGATTAGATGGACTATAACCTGCAACCTCGGGGTATGATTCTAATAGAAGAGGCATCGCATTATTCATAAACGCTTCTTCATACCAGTGCCACAGCGCCTCTTCTGCTGCCTGAGCAGAACTAATTTTTGGCTGATTGTGTGTTGGGTCAAAACCGAAATGATAATCATCTAGAGACTCTTTAACGATCTCTTCCATAATGATTTCTTTTAATTTTGCTTTTGTGATTTTCACGACATCTCCTCTTCTGGGTAGCCGCCTCCCGAGTCTCCGCGCATATGCCTGGGGCCTTTACCCGGACCACCGAGTCCTCCACCGGGAGGTCTTCGGCTCAATGGATTCGCGTCTGCGGGCATATCACCCATAAAATAATCATTTAGCAACTCCATAGTGTGTATTACGCCATCAAGCTCCTGCGAGAGTTCTGACGCAACTGGGTCCTCTTGTTGTTGGAGGTATAGCTTTGCATCGTTAATTCTTGCCAGCATATGATCGTGGCTAAGTTTACGTTGCGAGCGTTGTGTGAGGGGCGGCTCACCAGTGTCATCGCGAGGAGGCTCGTCAGACTGCTCATAATCGTCGTGCGTGATCATGGTGTCTCCAAAGGGCTTTTTTACGACACCTTCATCCAGCCCTCTATGCACTGTTTCATCCAAAAAGTATCTCGGGTCAATTCTCTTTACATTTTTTCTTTTAGCCACTGTGTTCTCCCTATACTCCCACATCTCGACGGCGTTGAAACATTCTTTTAAGAACAGCCTGCATCTGTGGATCTTGTTCGGCATGCTTTAGAACGGCTGCGAGTAGTTGTCCGAATTCTTTATGGTTGTCGATTTTCTTCAAATACTTTGTTGCCAGTTGTACGTCACGCATCTCTTCACCAGCTTTGGCACCAGTTCGATCAATCTTTGATGTATCCATGGTGGACTCCGGGGGCCTTTCTGCAGTCGGATCCTGATCATCAAGTTTGTCAAGTTCTGTCACGGCTTTAAGTTCTTCTAAAATTATTCGCTTAAGTTGTGCTTTTGTAATTTTCATAATATTATTCCTTTTTATTTTATTGTATCAATGATAGATTCTGGAGCCACACCAGCCATCCAGGCATCATAATAATTAATATATTTTGGCAATTCATTAACTGACATTCTACCCGACATCTGAACTACCTGATCTGCCCACTGCTCAAAAGGCAACTTGCTTAAAGAAACACTTTGTGCGCCCGCAACAGCTTGCTGAGCGTTTTCGGCTTCTGCTCCACACACCTCTGTAAGCTCTTGCTTAACTACCTCTCTTAATGTTTTCATGTCAATCTTCATTTGTTTAAGTCCCAGTCGAGTAATTTTCCAATTAAAACGGCCTGTTGTTCATGATTGAGTTTCTGCTCTTTTATTAGCGTAGTAACCTTTTCAAACAAATCTACTGACTCTTCGCTTGGCTTAGAGTTCATTTCTTTGATAGCCTTTTGAATGGCATATCTTATCTTTTGTTCTCTTTCGTCCACAAAAAGCTCCTCATTTAGATAGTATTTATAGCCGCTGTCAATAAATAGTCTTCTTGAGAGATAAAGTACGCATTTTCCTTACGTTTAGAAAACTCTTCTTTACTCATCTCTCCGACATCTTCATAACCAGACACATCAATTTTGTAAAGCTCGATGTCATATTGCAAAAGTGTTTTGATAATCTTGTTTTCTTTTTGCTGGGCATCTTGGTCAAGAGCTAAATAAACCGGCGTATCATTGTAGATAATTTTTCGTACTAGTTGAGAACTTGGTCGAAGAGTTGAGCCCAAAATAGGCACACTGTTTCCGGCTATAATAGCATCAAAAACACCCTCTACAATTACTAAATCTTTATTCCAATCAATATAGAGTTCGTTAAATGCAACATTTCTTGATGCTGGCGGATTTTTGTATCTTGGCCAAGAATTATCATACGTTCTAGCGATATAATAATTTACATGCCCGTCCATATTAAACGATGGTATAATAATTCTACCCGCATAGGGCCCAGAATCACAATAGCCTATCTTCCATTTTAGTACATCTTTCTTGGTAACACCCCTATGCTTTAGATACCTCAGTGGCCATCTGGATGATTTAGGCAAATCGTTGTTGGCCAAGGATATAAAATCTTCGGGTAGTTTTATTATCTGCTCTATCTCTGTTGATTTCTCTTCTTCACGAAACAGATTATCAAAGTCGTTGATATCAATTCGACCTGAGATAGTGTCCCACTCTTGAAGGTGCTTAAACGTCCCAAAGCGGCGGACAATGCGTCTTAAATTACGACCATTCGTATCACAAATCCAGCATTTGTATACATTCTTATCAATATTAATTGATAATTTTCTTTTATGGTGTTTGCAGTACGGGCAATGAAACAGGCGCTCACCGCTGACCTGATAACTATCGCCCAGAATATCTGAAATAATTTTATATTTTGAAGTCATATTATAACTTCTTATTCTGAAACATCAAGTAGGATGAGTCTTTCTATTTCTTCATCCTCGTACATGACCTGATCAATATAGTTTGTTTCGGTGCCACATACCGCCACAACGGTCCCAGCAATAACAAATGCGAAAATAACTCCAGCAACAAACGCTCTAAAAGTTTTCATATTTCCTCCTGCATATAATATAACACAGTTGATCTATGGCGTCAAGCGTTTTTAATCATCTAGCCAATTTTGCATACTGACTGTTTATGAAAGGTTCTAAATCATCTACGCTAGCAAGATTAAGCTCCACAGCAACGGCTTCTCTATGATCTGGATTTTCCTGCAAATATTCTACTACTTTATTTATTCGTTCTTCTACTTCGCTAGCGAATACATCATGTGCAATCGACCACTCTGGTGGCAAAACTGGTAGCCCATTAGTGACCCTGAAGTCTGACTCTCCCGTTCCTGAAAGCCATTTTGCGGTATCCCCATAAACCATATTCTTAAGGTAAATAACCTCCTGTGGGTTTCCACTCTCTAGTTTATCCAGTATGAATGCCCTGTACTCATCGGCGGTCATTAGTGACATAGGTAGAATGTCGCCACCAGATAACTCTACAGCAGGCACATATGTAAATGGCATCATACCTTGCGCTGTTGGATATCCGCCAGAAACGGGGGCGGCTTGATGTTGCTTACCATCAATAGTCTCCCATGCTTTTTCCATAGCCTGCAGATTAGTCAGATCAGAATACCCTGGCGGCAATGAGGAGCGCGGAGAGGGCTTCTCTATCTGTTGTACAATTTCTGGGTCGTTAGCGGGACTTTGCATGTCTCCAACTACTTTGCTTCCTGCTGCACCAGTAAGTATGCCCATAGCTATAGCAAACGGGACGCCATATTTCTTGGCTAGCCTTTTAGCTTTGGTTTCTAAACTCTCCACCTCATTTAGTGTGGAATCGCTCATAAAAGCACTTATTCTGTCGGAAAACAGAAACTCTAAAAACTCATCCGATAGTTGTTGTTCTTCGGTTAAGTAATACCGCCAGTTTTCCATTAAGAGCTTCATAAGTATTTTCAGTTGCCCATAGCTTTATAAATAGCAGAAGCCGTCGCCGATGATGTTGGGCTCCAATTAGCAACTACTTGACCATTAGCTCGATCATAAGACAGCGATATACCGGATATCGTATCACCGGTTACAATCCCCGACTGCTGCAACGCCTGCATAAGGCCGTTTCGAGCCTTCATCTCGCCAAAAGTCTTGCCGCCGTGTGTTTCATATTTCTCAATAGGCAATTTAACTCTAAATTCGTGAGTTCCATCAGCATTTTGTTGATAGCCATCAGAAGTAGACGTTCCACTTTCTGCTTCAGCTCCTGCACCAGATGTGCGATCAATTGGCGCCGGTAATTTATCGATAACTTGTTGTCCTTTTTCTTTTGCCATTTGCAAAGTTGATTGATATTTATCTCTTATATTATCTCCAGGTCCAGCGTGTGCCATATTAGGCGCCCCAAGCCCTATGGACCCGACTGCTGCTAAGCCGGCTACTTTTTCTTTCCAGCCTTCTTCAAGCTGCTCTTCATCTTCTTCATTTAAGAACTGTCGCCAATTTTCCATTATCAATTCGTGTTTCATTCTATTGTTCCTTGCTCATAATTTGTGAATACAGCTTTTTTAAAAACTTTTTCATTGTTTCTCGGTCGTCTTTGAAAACTTCTCTGTAGTCTGCCAAAACTCCAACAACATCAGAGTCTCTTTGTTTAATTAGTTGTAGAGCCCTTCGACCGCCATATTTATCTATTAATTCTTCGGCGGCTTCATGAGCGTAAGCGTCAACTTCTGGATGCCTTGACAGATAGTCTGTTCTATCGCTGGTTTGTGGTAGTTGGGCCGGGTCATCTATCATTTGCTGCCATGCGTCTTCTTCACTAATCCCCTTTGATTCAGCTTGCTTTTTTAGTTGTTTGTAATGTACCATTTCATGGTTAATGGTTCTTGAGATCTTCTTTATCAATTCAGAAGGATTCAGTTCAGAAATTTCATAATCATCTCCCAATGGTCGAAGCTCTATCCATATCACATGATGGCCGGATTGAGGGCCCTGATACATACCATGCGACATCCAATTACTTGGATACCCTCCATGCGGATCATCTTTAGATAACACATGTACATTTGAAACAGTTACAATAAAATATAAATCAGTGTCAAGCTCTTGTGCTTTTTCGTTTAGCGCAATTCTCAATGCCTCGCTGGCTGGGGTTTCCATCTCGTCAGGGTGGTTGCCAATGTCAACATCATCTTCGGCATTGGGTAGCGTCCAGAATTGCGAATCTTCTATTGCTTCGGCAAAACCCTGCTTTAGTTCAGAATCAAGGGTTGTAATCTCGTTCAAATACAGTCGCCAATTTTCAAGTAGGAGTTTCATTGTGATACAACAAAGTAAAAACCCTGTGCAGCAAAATCGTTTCTATCCATGGGCATCTCTTTTCCATTAACCTCTATGCCGCCGGGGAAGGCAGTGATCAAAGATAATAATTTCTTACCACCCAGATCGCCAAGCTCCGCAGTGATTAGACTAATTTCATTTGTTGGCTCTCGTTCACCAGAAGTTAATTTAACCATTTCGTTTCTTCCGCCGGGCATTTTATAATCTTGCATTTTTGCCACTTCCTCTGGATCGCCAAGTTTAACGCCCATTTTTCCAACTGGCATGCCGGCGTCCACGCCTAACCACTTCACTCTGCCTCCTGACTCTTCGCTTGGGGGCATAGACAACAAGCTTCTCATCACCTCTCCTAAATCAACTTCGGGAAGAAACAGCGAGCCTGGGGCGCTAGCGTCCATATGGCGATCTTTAATATGCCCCAGTGATTCTTCCGATACGGCAAGAACATAACCCTCTCCTTCAATAATACTCTCTGGTGTTGCCATTAATTTACCTTTTAAATATGGGTTCGCATCAATAAGCTGTTGTGCAGCCTGAAGATCAACCTCTTCTTTTAAATATCTTCTCCAATTTTCAATTATAATTTTCATAATACAAATATTCCTTTTTCAAATAATCCTAAATCAACAATAACCATATCTTTAGTTGATGGTCTTGCCATTACATTTTTCCAATGCACGTCTTTTGGTCGCCAATTCTTATCTTGCATAAAATATTTCATAGCTCGTGCTAAACCTTTAGCTTCTGGAAACAAAGCTCTTGTCCCTTCAAGACCTCCAGAGGTCCATGTTTCCAAATACTCCTCATCTGGCTCTGGCTGGTGGACTGGTACAATTTGCTTGTTGAGATAATATGACATAGTTTCTTTCAAGTCTTTTTCGAAAGCTTTATATATTGCTGCGCTCTGATCATCTATCTCTCTTACTATAGTACCATACACGGTCATCACAAGGGAGTCAAGATCGTTGTGAACTTTTTTGGTAACTGCTTTTCTTGCTACCATTCTAAGCCTTCTCATCTCCTTAAAACCAAGATTTAATTGATGTAATATTCTGTTTGCGTATACAGATTCACCAACCAATTCAGCTAGAGCTTCTGGATCTCTGAAGATCTTTTCATGTTTCTTAGAATCGGGAGTTTCCTGATTTGCATCATCTGTTTCCACTGCAAACAATTCTTGAGCAACTTGGGGATCCAAAGGTACTAACTCTTCCATGAGGATAATATTATAACCATCGTGGCCGGGGGCCACCTCATATACTTCTGGTAGGTATTTACCAAACTCTTCTGGCATGGAGGCTTTGTTGTCCATGGCGAACTGGTAATTTTCTGCCTCTCGATTGTCTGCTTTAACAACCTTGGCGGCTAACCTTTTTCCGCTTTGCTTATTTTCCACTTGGTATACTATACCAAATAGCCCACGACCAAGCTCCTTAAGAACTTGATAGCCCATCTGGTCCAGGGTATCATAGTCGGCCTGTGTCTTTACTTTAGGATCTAAATGAGCAGGCATCGCAGCCGTTGGGCCCGCGTCTACTTCTTTTAAAAACTTTCGCCAATTCTCTAAAATAAGCTTGTGTGATCGCATAGTACTAATAAATAGTTATCACTTAAGTAAAGGGCCAGCTAAAGCGATCACTAATGCATCGGCCCGGTCATCCGTTCCCGGTTGTGGATTTCCCTTGTGCGTGAGATTGTATTTGAATTGACCCTCAAACCTTTTTTCGACATGTTCAATTATACACCTTTTGACTTCTCTACTTGGGCGTCCTCGGGGCGTCTTTATGCCAAGCTTGGCTCTGGCAGATCTGGGATTTATAAGAATCGGATCGTCATCAAATACTTTTCTTACGATGTACGAGCACATACCGTTAAATCGCTGCAAGGTAGCCATTGTGAATGCTGTGGTCTTGCCACCCTTAAACATCATAGCTGGCTGTTCAACGTATGTAGAAAAGACAACATACTTACGATCTATCTCGCGCATGCGTTTTTCAAAATTAATTGCACGTTCCTCCAAAGACAATCCGCTCTTAAACTTAATCGACTCACTTATAACAATGTTGTCGTCTTTTAAGAGTGCGATTCCGATCTTGGAGGAACTTATATCAAGTCCCAAAATGTACATATTATATATCTAACTTTAATTTAAAAGTCAATTCTCTATCTTCTGTCTTCTTAACTGGTGTAGCCAAATTGGCTATAGCAATTAAATTTCTATTTTCATCGTATACACCAATCTTAGTTATGTAAGTGTGTTTTTCAAAACTAGCTGAAGGTTCCGCGTATATTGATGTTACTGTGTTTTTAATTTTTAGATTTGTTGGCTCAATATATTGCATTGAGTTGGTAACAGGGTTTCGAGGCTGTCCATACTGAACGTATGTTGGATTATTAGAATAGTTTAGCTGTGCCCTTCGTGCATGGGCCAACATTGTAACCGTTTGAATATTAGTAGTTCCCTTATATGACATTTCAAAACTAGCTGAGGCTCTGGTACTGTTTGAACCTCCAGTATCTGAGGAGCCTATTGATGTGCCTGCTGCGGTTTCATAGCCTCCCATGCCTACGCCCCAAAAGATCCATTTCGATTTTTGCAGATTTGTCGTGTCATTAAGATAATCTATGTCTAAAGACGGACTTGTTAAATCCCAACTTCCTGTTAGAAAAAGAAAGCCCTCATTATACAAAACAACGCCGGCTACAGAGCCAGAACCTTGACTCCCCGTAGGACCAACCTGAATCAATTCTCCGTTCTTGTGGATATCGTTAAGGTGCCCAACTAGTGTACCTGTTATGTAAAATTTTAAGTCTAGGGTTCCCTTTTTAATATAAGAGCCATAAAAAATTGATGGTATACTTATTACGGACATTTCTTGTGATACTTTGTCCCAGCCATCACCTACTGCTGTAGATGAAGAATAAGCATAATGTGGGGATAAATATTTATAATAATTAAGCGTGTTCAGAAGCGCACTACAAGAGAGCCTTGTAGATGCAGTGCCGCCTTCAGAATAATAATGCCTATGCAAAGATGCTGTCAAAGGATAGCTGCCAGTCATCTTATCGCCATAGGCAAAATCATTATTGAAATTGCTGGTACTGGTAGTTTTGAACGATGTGAGACTTCCGGCCTTTGTCACAAAAGGGTAGATAAGTCCCGTTGAGGCTGATACTCTATCTACATTAAGTTCATATAAGTTAATGTGCCCTACAGGCGCATTTGGTGTGCTGCCTGTAAATTGCCCAGCAACTTCTGGCCTTCTGTTGTAGTAGGTCTTTCCATCATACACCAAGAACTCAAATTTAGGATGAGCCTCAATCGTATTATAGAATAAATCGTTTTTATCGAATTCGTAATATGGCATGCTAATTTAATTAGTCGCCACTTTTTTAATTTAGTAATCCAGGCGAACTCTTAATGTGAATTCAGTTGTTGGATCCTTTTTAAGCGGCTCACTTAGTTTTGCTACAGCAAGTAATTCATTGTCTGCGGAATATAATCCAACAGTGGTGATGTACGATACTGGGGAATCAGTTGTGCTGTTTTTTACTCTGATCTTGCTTGCGGACAAGTATGTTGGATTAGCACTGTAGTTGTAGTCGTTGTGATTGATACGAGCAAAGTAGATTGTTGAATTAAGTTCTGTTGTGTTGTTGAACTCAACATTCTTAATTCTGTGGCGAAGATAATCGCAAGAAGCCGAGATAGATGAACCAGTTAACACATGATCGAAGCTTGCGCTTGAAGCTGCGGTGCCCCCCATGGTCGGAGACATCTCAGCATGGCCATATGCATCTGTCAGCTTGCCGCCAAGTGTCGCATCTGTAAAAACAGAACCTGTAACAATCGCAATGCCTGCTTGGTAAAACAGTAGCCCACATGCCGTCTGCGAGGTTATGTGAGAACCAGAGAGGCCGTTTGCGTAAAGAATAGCATACTCTCCTGCAGGCGAGTTTACCCTGTAATCAGTTGTGGCCCCAGCATCACTAATCTTGATAGTACCGGAATGAGGATTGTCAAAGTTGCTGTGTACGCCCAAAGTCAGCGCAAATGTTCCCTTTTTAATTTCATCCTTATTCAAGAGTCTTGCAAAGTTCATATAAAAACACTCTCTAAGCTTTGTTCCGCCGGCGAGGATGTCTCCATCTTCATCAAACTCTAAAATTGAACCAGTGGCATCATAGCCCATCAGAACCTGGGTCAACTGATTATACACATTAATCTTCTTTGAATTTTGTGTATTTGAGGCGCCTGAGAATGACGAGTTGGCCGAATAGCACACACCTAAATCGAAGATATGGTTTGCTGAAGAACTCAAATAAGGATAATCATATACTGATTGGAACATTCCATGTGAATAGTTCTTAACGTTCGCCTCTGATTGGAAATCTCCGTAAACTCCAGAAACGATTGTGCCCGTTACCGGGATCGCTTCGTGCAATAAAGTCCTCGTTGAGACTACATCATTACTTAAAAATGTTTTATAGGTTGTTGCCATTCTTGTTATCCTTTTTTATTATAGCTTAATAAATCTAACAGGAATATCCATTCTATACCCTGTTGTTGCCCCTTGGACTCTTACGTTGGTGTCAATATACTTATATGAAGTCACTGTAGAGCCCGAATCCGGCATGGCCGCTGTGGATCCCAACAATGTAAATAAGTGAGTGCTTGTATTAAGATCCAAGGAGGACAAAATCTTAAACTGGAATATTGTTCCTCTTGGGCCGCTAATTGTTTCTTGTGCTGCGGAGGCTTTTCGATTTGTATTTTCAGACACATATTGCAAATCTGTTCCTAGCGAGAAAAAATAGGTAGCGACATTATCGTCATCAATGAACGAAACAGATGCCTGTGAACCATCTTTGGCACTAACAATGCTTCCAAATCGATTATCTATTTCTACAATATATTGTGTTTCAACCAAATCTGCATCAATTGTAAAAGTTGGAGAAATCTCCGTAGTGTCGAGGCCCTGATCACATCGGACATAAGAGCCTCCGTCATTTGGGTTTTCACCGTACATGATACCAGCTACTGTGCCCCATCTAGTCTCTGTATCGCTGTCAACAGCGACCATGAACGAGCCACTGGAGTGTCTAGCCGCACCGTCTTTCAATTCATTCAATTGTACGACTGGCATATATAACAGGTTTGTCCTTGGGATTGAAACCAGCTTTGTTTTCATAGTAGACGTATTATTGGTAAAAGCCTCTAGTACTGGTGTTTGTAAAATCTCTAAGTCGTAATACGCGCTTCCGCTTGTGTGGTTTTTATCGTAAAGCGAGTAGTTGATCTCGTCATCACCGAGTGCGAATTTTGTTATCTTAAAGCTGCCGTCGCCCTTTGCCAATCTCATTCGACCGGTGTCAGTTAGGACAGCATCTAAAATAATATCACCAGAATTATCTAAAAATGCCATATTGTGTTCCTCATAGTAAAATAATTAGTATTTGAATCTAGAATTCACCTTTTTTTATTATCTCTCTTAATTGTTATTATATCATTCTTTCGCAACATGTTCATAGTTAAATTGAACATTTACATCATACTTCTTACCTGTGTCTTTCGAAGTAAATCTAATCTTGAATTTTTTATCCCAAATATCCTCGTCTTTGGTGCCCAGGTAAACCTCACCGTTAGAATCTAATGCAGTTGTCGAGTTCTGAACATTAGATTTCGACTCATTAATTATTGCGTGTGCTATTTTTGGCTGTATCATCACATACCTTTTCATTGTCTTGGCAGGCATCTTTGGAATGGGCTCGGCAAATTCTACGACCTTAACTACAGGAAAGATTACTCCGCCATCATCTACTATCTCTAATTCATAAATAGGTGATGGATTAGAAATTTTGTTATGAATGTCCCAAGTTCTAAATATATAATAATATTTTTGATTTGGCAAAATTTTATCTATCATAGCTGCTGAGCCAGCTTTGAGTTTGGTTTTCTTAGAAATATCAGTGGCCACCAGTCTTCTGTTGGAGTGCAAAAAATCTGCCCACTTCTTTGGCTTCTGCCTCAACCTGAGTACTTCAAAGTACTGTGCGTGATCATCACCTTTGTACCTGATTGGCTTTCCTGTATCGGGAATCTTTTGAGCCTGTCTAACAGTGTTGATTATTTGCTCTTCATGCTGATCTAGCATAATAGGATGGAAGTAATATTCTCCTACATTATTATTAAATGTAAGCAGAATGCGATTATTAATACCCTTATACGGTATTAATTGAATATCAGGAGCAAGAGGCGGATCGTCCATTATAACTTCTGATTCAGTGAAGTACGGAGTTTCAACTAATTTTAACGTGGGCGTCACTTCAACCTCAAGGTTTGCCGTATATTCAATGTCTAAAGGATCTTCTATGTCTCCGCCTCGGCCTCTACTCTCCGCTATTTCAGTAATATTAACATTTGAGTACCGGTACTGCGAACCTACAACTAATTGGTATGCATAAATGTTATATGTATATCGTCTAGCATACCCTACCTGTGTGTCGATATATGTAAAAATGTCAATATCATTTGAATTTGGAATAAAAAAGTTTTGTAATACAGGCCCAGATGCATGCCCTAGACGCTTTTCTATTCTATACATCACTGTTTCAGAGTGAGCCTTTGTGCCGGCAGTAATATCACCATAAGTCCTGAGACTGTTTTTGATAAAGGTTCTTAGCTTTCCGGCAAATATAAGCAGACCCATATTTTTTTCAAAGGAGTATTCTGTTTCACTATGGGCTCTCACTTGATTGTCGTCATTCGTTAGCATAACTACCTCATCAGACATTGCAGTGGGAGTTACGGAGTTATAGTTTGACCACCACGATAATAAATCGTAAACTTTTCGTTGCCCAATTTCGGTAGATACCGTTCTAGTAACCTTCGTTTCTCCTGTTTCTAGAGTATGCTGATGTAGTACCTCAACCGCTTCTTTAAAGCTCATTGTGCCAGAACTAGATAATTTACTCTCTAATAACTCTCTTATTAGTGCTGTGCTTAATTTAGCGTCAGATAAAATTTGTGCAAAAGTTGTTAACTTGTCTGTAGAAAATACAATATTTGAATACATCGGAAACAACTCTGCTTTCTGATTATACTCATTTATTTTGCCTACATCGCTTATTGGTATGCCAATGCGTGAATATTTATCTTTTAACTCGGTCAAGGAACTTCCGCTAGATGCTTGATCATAATAATATGCATATTTTTGATAATACTCACCTTCATCTTTTTCTCCAATCTTTTCACCCTTTTGATTGGTTACATCAACATAAACATCTGGTATATTACCGTTTAATGTAATAAGCTGGTTAAAAGCTGTGTTTTCTGAATCTAGGTTTACTCCTTCCTTTTCGAACATGAATGCATATAAATTTGGTAGCAATTGCTCTGGAACTCTTCTAGTGTTTAGCTTGTTTTCATAAGATTCAATGTAAAAATTATAAGACGGCTCAATATCGGCCTGAAGAGGGTTTCCAATTTCGGCAAATGATTCTAACTCTTGTTTAGAAAATGGAGATTCTAAATCAAATACACAATCTTCGAACACATCTGTAGTGTTTACTATAGTGCCTGTAACATAGGAAGCCCAATTATCATTATCTGCGAAAGCATCTGATCTTCCCATTAATTTTATTTTATGTTTTATTTTATAAAACATTGTTTCAGAATCATATTCTGCATCTCCAACAGACATATGAAAACTTACGTTATCGCTCCAAGACGCGTCTTCTCCAGAGTATTCCATTTCCGGCTGTGATAACAAATCCTCGGGTGCGGAAGCGCGGGCGTTTCCTGGCGTTACCCAATATTTGCCCTGACCTTCTCTTAAAGGATCTGTTGAGCCATCGGCATGCGCGGAACCAATAAAATATCTTGTTTTACTAACTGCCATTTTAGTATCGACTCCCTGGTGTTTGAGCGCTACCCATGCCTGCGGCTATTACGTCCGCATCGAGCGTTGATTCTGCTGTGGCTACCGCCATTGTTTCGACCAAGCTTGTGGATGGCTTGATATGCATTGTAGATATATATTCAGTAGGAATTTTAATTTCTTCTGATTTTGTAGCCGTCAATCCCAAATCTCTTACCACAATGGGTGCCCAGTCACTTGTAATCGATATAGGCGAAGTTAAATTAGTTTTAGTCATGTCTGCGGGAGAGGCACTGTTCAAAAGCGATGTAGTTCTTAGGACCGCAGTGCTGCCAAAAGGATTATAATATGTAGAACCTTGACGCTGAACCTCTTCAGTTGGTTTTAAAATAAAATGCTCATCGTAAGTGGGAAGTTCCAATCCATTAGAACAGTATATATCTAATGCGGGATTTTCATATTCACGAATTCTACACAGGATATTTCCGCCAACGTTTCCATTAAGAATACTATAATCAAGTGGCACCCATACAGACTCTTTTGTTTCAATGTCTCCGCCAGTTGACTCTCCATATCCAATAAAACATTCAACCTGATTAATCATTGAATAGTTGAACCTAAAGTATCCTTCAGTGTCTGGGTCGGCAGCAATATCAGTGCTTGCACTGAATACATTTGTTGCAACTTTTGTACTTCCCAGACTGGCAGCGAACAGTGATAAGACTTGGTTTGGCAAAGCGGCTACCGATGATTTATCAATTGGAGAATTGCGCATCAATTCTAATCCATTTGTTACTGCTGACAGATTGTATGTCTGTATTGTAGGAATTGTTGTGCTCGTATTAGTTGGCACTGCAGCCAATGTGCCAATATTAGAGGTCGTAGTAGTTGTTCTGTTAACCCCGTATCCTGTTATTTTAGAACTAGCCAAAACACTTGTTAATAGCGACGGTGCTGATGATGGAAAAATTATACTGGCCAACGTACTAGAGCCAAACTTTGAGAGTATAGAAGAATCTAGCGAGGCACTGACCTGATTTGAACCTTCTCCTAAGTATGGCCTAATATCAGAATACACAACCATTTCTTCTTCAGCACTAATTCTATTCACGGCGTCTGTAAGGCCCTGAAGCGTGGTCATAGTCGTGCCTGTATCTGCCACAACTGGTGTATAGTTAATTGTTGTGTCCAAAGCGGTAGTTAGCGGTGCAGGGGCTCCAGAATCTGAAGAGTTATACATTGTTATTAGAGACTCCATTGCTTGGTAACTTTCCGCTACCAGTGCTGAGGAACCCTGGTCTATTATGTCTAAAGTGACTCCACCAACTTGTACAGACGCTGGTGTTAAAAATGTAAGTTCAGTGTCATTTGTTGAAGCTGCTGGAAGATAAGAGCCTAGATTAAGAGTTAAATCCGTTGTGGTAAAATACTGTTCTGTTTCTGAGGTGGCTCGTTGAATATATTCTTGCCCATTGACAACTCGGAGGCCCAGGTTATTCTGGTCTTGTCCAGATAGATAATCATAACCAGTCTCTTTCAACACGTTACTATCAAATGTTTCATCGAAATATCTTGTAACAGTAAACTTTGGTAGAGCTTTGCCAGTATATGCTTTGCTTCTAGATCTATCTTGTGTATTGTTTTCGCCAATTGTCCTTTGTACTTGCAACATCAAATTCTCAATTAATTGCAAAAAGGTTAATATTCCATCTGGCGTGCCCAACTTTGGAGAACACATTGAATACAGTGCCCTAGTAAAGCTTTTGATTCTTCCATATTGTGCATTCATTGTCATAGTATTTAGCACTTTTAAATATTCCGATGTTGCTCTTATGTAAGGCGCATGTTCAATATTTTGCCTATTTGAGTTTCTAACCATTACTTCAGTTTTAGGCGAGAGTGTCTGATTTTTAATAGCCGTGACGACCCCTTCAGAACGCGATCTTAGTATTGGATATTGCCTATCTTTTAATTCTATAAATTTTTGTGTAAACCGATTTGTCTTTACATCAAAATATTTAGGATCGCTAGCTTCTGCATAATATGCCAACATTGAATCGCGAACTTTAGATAAAGAGTCTAACTGCTTCTTAAGATATTCTTTAGTAGAGTCTTGAATAGTGAATTCAACTCCATACTGATAGAGTCCATCAGTGACTTCTGACATTGAATCGTCCATAACCATAAAATGGCGTAGGCCAAGTTGCGAGTTTACAGAAGCTAATTCTACTTCTCCAAGAACGCCAATTATAGAAGTCTCTGCAGATGAATTAACAGTAAATCCTCCATATTCGTTTCTATATAAAGTTTTAGAATCAAAGGTGCCGGCAGTGGCCCTACTATTTATACCTATAAGTTCTGGTTCGCTTATGGTGGAGTACGGTTCACGGGCAGTAACTATTGAACCTAATCGATTCATTTTTTGGACACTTTTAACTCGCCTTCTGAATACTTTTACCTCTTTGATAATACAGGAATTTAATAATTCATCTTTTACTCTATCGTCGGTAGTGGAAAGCAGTGCTCCATAATGAGTTTTTTCTCGGAGAGCTTTATAAAAGTCAAGTGTGAATAGAAACCTGCAGTTACCGTCTTTGTCGCGAGACATATACGAATCCGAAAAATAGGTTTCATCGGCGTACATATTTGGCACATATAGTTTATCCGTAACTGATACTTTACCAATAGTCGATTGGATTCCTAATATTGCCTCTTCAATCAAAGAAAAATCTATTTGTACCCTTTCGGTTTCTTGGGCGTCCCTCAGATCTTTAACTGTGCTGTTAGGGACTGTCTTCTTACTAAGTGGTGGTGGCAAAGTATGCGTATGTAGATTTGCGGCGCCACCGCCGGGCTGGACAACTCCATTTACGATACTATGTGTGTGACCTCCAGAAACGACTGCCATGGCAAGACCAGAATTTTGTATATACATAACATATTCGTGATGGTGACCTGAATTGTGAGAAGTGACCGCTTGGGCTCCTTTGCGCAGTCGGCCGCGAGAGTCCTTGTGCGTTGGTCCTGCATATACAGTTTTATCTGGCAAGAAAAGCGCCGTAGCATTTTCAACCTTGGCCGATCTGGCGATGACCTTTTCACCAACTATTTTACCAAAAACATTCTTTTTCAGTTCGCTAGGCAAGTTTAAAGTGTAATCATCTATCATCTGTTGTGTATCAAAATACACTGCAGCGAAATAAGACAAATGTGTTGGATTTGTGTCGCTGTGCGCGAATGTCGTTTCAAACGGAACATCATAGATTTTATTTCCGGCCGAATCAATCGTATATGTGTACTCAGTAATCTCTTTAAGATAATCTTTTAGAGCCAACGATACGGTATCAGCGTATGAAGCCATAGAAGAAGAGGCATAACTTTCAGGATCAATGGTGAATTCTCCATTTTCAAATGATTGTGTTAATCTTTTATCCCTACTTTGTGTCACTCGTATTTTCAAATATTTTAAAAACTCTTCATCTGTAGTCCATGCACCCTTTTGATCGCTATCATATTTTTCTTTCAACAGCAATTGCACTTTAACTAACAAGGTGCTGGTTGATGTAGTCTTGCTACTATACAAAGGTGATGAAGATATTGTAACGGTCTTGCCGGTACGATCCCTTCCTCTGAACGGGGCAACTCCAGTTTCAATATGAGGGTTACGTTGTACAATGGTATCTCCACCAGATACTTCTAGCGTAATAAAACTTATGAAGACATTCGGTAACTGATCGCCAATTAGATTTTCTTGATTAATTAAAGCCATTATGTCTCTGAATCCTCATCTTCATTGGCGCTGACGCCCGATTTAGGTGCTTTCCAATACCATGATGTAGTGGAGTCTGATATCTCTTCAATACGGCATTCTGGATCTTCGTAAACTGTGTTTGAATCGTACAGCGATGTTGTGTCTTTAATTGATGTGACCTGAGAAGCATCATCTAGAGATGCCTCTGGGCAATAGAATTGTGGATCTCCTATTAGAGATTTAACTTCGTTGCTTTGGAATGCCGCACAAAGAACATCTGTATCTATTTCATAATCAACGAGAACATCAAACCAGTATCCAACAAAGGCTGGAGTAAGTTCAATCGCCTCTTGGGAAAAACTACTTTTGTCGTCCATCAGGAATCCATCTTTCATCTCTACTGGTGGTCTTCTAAAGTGTAGCGGTATAAGTTTTTCTTGCTTATATTGCTTTTCAGAATCTAATCCCGGTGTATATATTGAACCAGATACATCATCCTCTTCTACCAAGAATACCTCAATGTCAAAATTTTCTGTTCCATAAAAAGATTCATTTTCATATAACTCTAACAGTAAGTAATCATCATCAACCTGAATGAAAGTTCCATCATCGAATGACTTTGAATAGTAGCCGCCGGCTTCTTCTCCGTTATTTGTATCACCAATACTGGTTTCATATGTTGCCCGCGACTCGATCTGTGGTATTAGCATTGTAGGGTGAGCACCTGTCATATACGAGATCGAACTAGTAATCTCATTATTTAAAAAATTAACATTTATAGAAGGAGCATACTCTGAACCTAACTTGGTAGTCCCAAGGGGAAGGGCTAGTGAAAAATGTTTTTCTCCTACTGGTAGAATATTTTCTGAGCCTATGTGTTCCTTTCCTGATCGGACCAATTCATTTATTCTTGTAATATTGGTTTCGATACCGGAAAATACATGCTGTGTTTTTAAGGAAGGGGTGTCTTCTTGAATTCTGCCCTCGATATCGTTTTGAGAGCCGGAAGGCAAGCCAGAGTATTCATTGTCATATAGGACATTATCGTCATAAAACGCATACATGTGAGGTCTAAATTTGCCCTTAGACAATAAGTACTTGCCATACTGGGTTAGCTGTATGTCAATTACTTCTTCTTTTTTATTAAAAAATGTCATCGTTACTAACTAGTATTCCTTATATTTTCTTCACAATAGCATCCAACTTAGCACTACCAGCAGTGGCCGTAATTGTAGAAGTTACTGCAGTGGCTGCAGCTGCGACTGGTGATGCAGTAGCTGAAAATTCTACTGCTGAGGCTAAAATATCTGCATTAGCTGTCGTGACGGGAGATGCCGTAGCGCGGGTGCCACCGGTGCGGGGATTCGAAAAGTCCAATTGAGTTACAAGTCCTGGGGCCGCGATGAGAGGTTCTTGGCCAACTTGCAGTCTAGATGCTTGCATATTTGTTCCTGCTGCTGAATATTGTGGTACTGATATCGCGGTAGTTCCCGGTAATGGCACATCTCCCCATGTCACAGATACATCCAGCTGAGCCAACTCTACAAGTGAGAAGTAGTCATACGGCCAGTTATAACTATAATCTGGCGCCTGCTCTTGACTCGAAACAGTATCATTGGTCAACTCGCCAAAATTAAATCTAAACGTATTTGTGTTCACTGCTGAGAATGCTGTCCGATTCGCTGTATCTTGTTTAGAGTTTGAGCCAAAGATTTTACTGAAATAATCTTTATTTGCCTTTTGCTTCACCTTAAACACCATCCATTGAAGCTCATTTGGAAGCTTCTTGCCGCTCTCTTGTTGCTGCAAGCCAAGCAATTCTGAGGCTAATAATTCATGCGTAATAGTTACTGTTTGTGTCTCCACCTTTGTGGCGGATTTTGGCGGCAAGTTTTGCCACATATTTATCAAATCTGTTTGATCGAAGGTGTGTTGAAATTCAAATATATACATCGCATACGGCTCAACATCTTCATTTGTAATAAAGTCCATCTTTGGTGGGAATACATATCTTCCCATTTTTTCAACCATTGACATAATAGTATCGCCTGGATTTATATCATACCCGTCCGAAGAGAGTCCCAATTCGCGGCGGGCTCCACCAATGAGCTTGTATTGTGCTTCATTGATCGTGTCTCTGCTAATGTTGAACAGCACTCGTTCGCCATTTCTCTCCATAAATGGTACGGCGATGACTGCTTCAGAAACCGTCTTTGACTGTGCGGTCTGGCCCAACTTGACTGGCTGCTGACTGAATCCTACTAAATCTGCCAAAGAGCCAGTCTTGTTTAAACCAGCTTCTCGGGCGGCTTGTGTATCACTGACGGCGGTGGCGGGGGCGTTTCCATATATAAGCGCACCGATGCCCGAAACCGACGAGTCGGTACCAGTATAATAATCAACATATTGTCTACTATCAATATGGTGAATTGGTGCATGGCCGTTGTGAGTATCAAATTGACCTAGGCCAGTGGGCCCATTAAGAATATATGATTCTGGCACATCTACAATTTCCATATAAATTCCCTCGGAGCCTGTCGGAGTTCTTCCATATTGATGCCACATCCCTCGGGCGCACGAACCTGAGCCGTATTTTGGCATAGTGACATCAACGCCCTTAAAGTTAAGAATTGGCGTTTCCCATTTAGGCTGAATTGCCCAAACTTGATAGTTCGCTGTTGGATCATCAGTGACTGATAATGGTAGACCGGTAATTGCATCATATTCAACAGATTTAATTTCTGCTTTCTGGAAAAGATTTAATGATGCGGACACTTGCATTGCCTGATCGTTAACTTTTTCGTGTAAACACAGCCCATCCCGATAAGCTAGTCCCGATCCCGACTGATGCGGCACTACAGCCCAGACAGATCCAGTGTGTGATACCCTAACATATTCCACCTGAGTGTGTTGTAAAATCTCATCTAGGGTAAATTTATTGAACTGACCCCCAAAGCCGTTGGGCGTAATTCCTTCATCCGAGCCGGTAAACCTTAAGATGGCCCAAGCCTCTCCATCATAATAAGGAGGCGTATACTGTGGATAAAAACCCATGAAAGAATAATAAGTTGGTGGTCCAAAAGCTGAAGGTCTGCTGTACATTGTAATTGTTTCTGGATATGGCTCAGATGGGCGCTCATAACCTAAACCATCCTGTTGTAAAGTACCAGATACATCATACACGGTGCGGCCTTGCCCGGTCTTTGAGCGACTTTTTCTAAGTTTAACCATAGCAGCATATACTTTGCCTCGCTCAGCAACACCGAATTGCGGATCGGATTCTGGGCGCGATACCATAGTTGACATCCCTGCACCCTTTAAGAAGAATGTGGGCACCTCTGCTAAGAAGTTGTTCATAGCCAGTTTATATCGCATATCCCCGTCGCCATTCCATGAGGCAGTACCCATAGAGGGCGTAAAGGTCGCTGACCATGTTCCGTCTTCAGGCATGTGGCCTCCGCCGGCGTAGCTTCTTGTAAACGAGCACGATGGATGTGGCTCATCCCATGTGATCCACTGATCCTTAACATATTTTTCTGGCTCCACTAGAGCCTCAAATGGCAAGCGTTTGTAATAAGACGCCTGCGGATTATAAACAGTACTTTCAGCGGTATATAGCAGACGGGCTGATCCATGATCTACGTTGCTTGAATAGCTGCTCCAATTTAACATATTGTTATTTTGAGCACAAAATGCCAACAACTCGGCGGTGGATTCCAGAAAGCCGCGATAGCCTGGACCATCTGCGTTTCCATGTTTGACGCCCAGCATCTTTTGAGAGGAATAGTCATAACTCATACTCAGTGAGCTATTGGCTGTATGTCCAGTTTTATCTTCTACTAGCCAAGGGATCGCGCCCCAGTTGTGTCCTGCGCCGCCGGCCAGCGTAGAAGCCGACACGGGAAGACCGGACCAGCCAGCAAGGACAGGCCAATACGGTGCTGCGACAGCTTCATGAGCCGCAAATGTTGTGGTAGAACCAGTAGTAAATGGGTAGTCTACTGCAATTCCTGATTTTATCGCATTAAACAACACTCCAGGGCCAAAGAAGGGTTTACAAAATGCCGCTTGTTCATTGTTCATAGCACCCCACTTAAAGGTATCCCCGGCTTCGTTATCTGCGGGTCGGGCAGGATTTATAACATACTCGCCATAACACTTAGCAAACAATTTTGACATTTCCACAGTGTGAAGAGCAGGATAAAAACTACTATATGGAACGAATTTCTTTATCGCCTTCATTTTTAACGAGATAGACGCTGGGCCGCCAGTAAAATCATGATCATTATTAATCTTTTCAAAGTGCTTCATAAAGTCTGTATTGCTGTATATTTTAAAGAAGTCGTCTTCACTAGACCCTGAAACTCCAGAAGCCCCAGTAACATTAAAGTAATCTAAGTTTTCTGTCATGAAATTACCGTCATGATTGACAATATAATCTTCCATATGATCGGAAATCCTAAACTCTGGGATCAGGCCGTACCCTTTTCCTCTTGATTTTAGATCTTTAGCATAATCCTCATAAGATTCATAGAACGGGGCATCCAAGGAGCAAGAACCCTGGGCTGCGGCCTGATCGCCGGCTTCCCACAGAGTGTCGCCTCCAAACATTTGATCTGTATTTATGGTATTTGAGCCAGACAGTCTCCAATGGTTTGTACCTCCAGGGGTTGCGGTCGTGTCGGCCATGATTTCGATGGAGGCAAAGCCATGAGAAGGAGAATATAGCGAAGATGCTGTCGGAAGTGTATGCCTTCTCGCATAAATCGGACCTGCCATAAACATTGGCCGGCTTTTTGGCCCTTTGCCTAAAACGTATTGGCGTTGAGTGCTTATCTCGGCGGCACTTAATCCAGTGGACTGTTCCCATTGGCGCTCAAGTTCTTCATTCCACGAACAGGAAAATTGTGTAAAACTATTTTGCAGAATGCCACAAGGGGCTCCACGAACATAAAACCATGAAGAGTTAGAACCATTAATCGCAGGATCTGGTATTCGTGAGCCGGGGCTGTAACCGAAATAGCTCATTGTCGGGTGCCCGGCAATAGCTGCACGAAGGCCACCATCAGAACTTAGAGTTCGAAAAGTACCTGTTGCATGCAGTTGAAAATCCTCTCCTAATTGTTCTGGGTTAATCCCATTTCCGAAGGGGTTTCCATCATTCGTTGTGCCATATCCGTAGTCAACGCTGCTCGTATAATCCCATCCAAGGACCGGTGCAATTGGGGCATAAGCAAAGTTTTGCCTTGCGTCCAGGGGCCAAACGCTAGCGGAGGCAACTCTTACAAATGCAAGCCCCGGCGTATTCGAAGCGTCCTGTACAACGCCATGATTGGTGGCAGCAAATGGCCAATATGACTGGGACAGCCCATGTCGGCCTTCAACAAAGCCGCCGGCAGAAGGATGATTGGAGTGACTAATTGGCAAGCCGAAGGGGATTCCAAATAGCGCACCGCGACCTTCCATTCTTTCCCATCTCTTATTCTTCCAATACATTGTATTCCAGTTTTCTCTATAATAAGACTTGCGCTGATAGGCATTCTCTTTGCGTGGGAAAACTGTTTCGGTGTACTTGAGGCCGAATGAAGGTCGCTGTAAGCCTCCTACACGAGTAATACCTGTGGCTGTCGCGTATGTCGGCAATAGAGAATCATACATCTGATTGCCTTCTTCATTAGAGCTAAATGTGCCTAACCTCTCGTTTAGTACAGGGTTTGAAAACATTTCTAGATTATTGTTGTATGTGTGTGTTACCGCTGCATCTCCAACAATTGTGACCATTGGGTGGTTTCTTGATACAACGGGTTCCACATAATTTGTAAACCTGTGGCCTCGCCATGATTTAACATACGGGCTCAAGGACAGTGTTGTACTGCTAGCTGTCATTGGCAACGTTATAGTAACTGGCTCATCTAGTACAGAAATCGTATTTGTTTTTCTTTGAGCTATCACAACTGGATGCTCTGAGCCTCTAATTTGTTTCCATGATGGCCACCCATGGGGTCCACGGTTTCTTTGTAGAATCAAAGCGTTTGTCAATTCAACATTTGTAACCAAATCGCGGTGAGAAATGGCTGCACCATCAGGGGGAGCGAAATGTTCTTCCATATCATTATCATCGGCAAGAGTTATCCAGCGATGCCATTTATCATCACCAGAACCGGTCTTGACGTTGTTCCACACTCCTCCAAACTCTTTGGGTCCATCAGCGGCTATCACCATGGCCTCAAAGGCCACATGCGGATTGCGGCCGAGGGTTTCATCACCACCTTGGCCGGCCCAATAAGAAGCTGTAATCCACCTGTAACTATCGAACACGTCAGTGGCGCCATCTATTGGATAAATACCAATACCGGCTCTTCCTTCGCGTTTCTCCGGGGTCGTGCGAAGGTCGGGATCAATCGCACCGCCGTCACTATTAATACCTACACTGATTCCTGGGGGCGAGTGTGCTCCTGAAGCAAAATGGCCCAGTGAGTTAGACTCTGCCACAACTGGATCTACAATTGGGAAGTTTTTCATTGCCCAATTGAATCTATAGCTTCTATATGCTTGGCGGCCAAGCGCGTCGGTGTTGAGGTTTGTGTCTGCTTTGTTGTTGTATCCCTTGTCGGACCCGGTATGTATTCTTTCATTAAGAGCAAAAAGGAACTTGGCGGATCCGCTGTTAGCATGGCCGGCGTAACTAGCAGAGTTTATTAATTTACCTTCTGCTACTCCACCACCTGATAATGCAGTAACAAATCCGTAATCACTGCTGGTCGGCCATGTGAAAGCCGAGGCCCACATTTCAGGACTATCGGGATCAGAACCTGAGAGTAGTCCGTCAACCGGAGCATACCCAAACCATAAGTCGCCTTGCTGCCACTTTTTACTCCAATGGCTACCCGTTCTCATAGAGCGACCTGCAGAATCATGAATCCACTTATATTGGAAATCTGATCTTGGAATAGGGTGCTGAATGTAGAAGTTATCGTACTTCGAAGCCGTTGTGAACGTTTCACTATTAAGGCTTGCTCCAACCGATGGGCCACCTTCCGATGAGAGATCATATGAGCCAGTCTTATTAAACTCTAGCCTTCTAAGAAGATTTCTAGGAACTTTGTGGAATGATGCTGAGGCATCATAATCTTCAGCCGTTACGGCACCATATACAGAGTCAATTCCGAATCGACCAGCAGGACGCTGTAATAATGCCGCAAGACCATCTCTAGTTTCTCTTGTAAGGTGAGACATGTCTCTAGTCATATGGTTTGAAACTCTATAAATTGATGCATTACCCTCGCCTGACGAGGAACCACGGACAAACATATTTCTATAGTTTAAGCTATTATATACTGAGTATTCTCCAGAGTGTACATCTAAGAACCCGTGACTGGTTTCCCAAGAGCCAGGAGCGGAAAATCTATTTACAAATACAACTTCTTGTTTTTGCCTTCTCGGCATTTCAAAGACACTTCGGCCATCCTCGTATGCTGAATCGTCGGACTTTCTATTCCTAAATAGTTGTGATTGATCCCTGCCAAACACAACACCAACTCCACCATATCTGGGATTATAAATTCCAATCAAGGCATGCGGGTTAGTCGTTGCATGTAGGCCAGAGCCAGTTAAAATTTCCGGCAAGACAGAAGAGCCTGAAAAGTCTCTTAGATACCTTCTCTGTGTTATCCGTCCAGCAGTATGCACATAATTGTAAGGCTTTCTATAGTTGCCAAGAACCGTAGGGGCCTTTGTTTGAGCCGCGTGTCGCAACAATTCGTGGCCGGCACCTAAAGTGTAAGAGCCGGTTGTAAGCATGATATTCCGAATATTTACCGGGCGCTTAGCGTGCTCTTCTCTATATCGAGTTGCCTTTAAAGCCGCTGTAACGGGGTATGAGGGCTCGCCGGGGTTTCCGACAGGGTGAGGATAGTCTGCACCCACAAAACCCAACATAGAGGCAGAGACGAGCGCTACAGTATCATGCGCTGCAGCTTCCCATACTGTCGGTCCAAAGAGCAATTTCCAAGCTTCAGGACGTGTCAGATGACTATCTAAGCCGGCATGTGCTGATGCAGAACCTGCTGCGCGGGAAGCATATGAATTCAATTCAATATGACGGCTCTGATGTCCTCCAACATATTTGTTAGTGAACGGGCCTTGCATCGGCACTTCGTAATCCGGTCCATACGCGTCATGATGTAAGTTAGTAATTTGTGCTCCAGACATAAATTTATCAATAAAGTCTGCGTTATATCCAGAGGTAACTGAAGAACTGACAATGACGAATGGTACCGCAAAGGAACCCTTCATTATTGAAACGTATGAGTCTTTGGGATCCTGATCGTCTTTAAATGTGCGAAGCTTAAAATTGTACTTGTATTTTCTGTTTGGCTCAAGAATGTCCAAATCATTATTGCCAGGCCGAGTTGGGCCGCGATCCATTGTACCAACATCAATATCATCAACAATCATAATATTCTTTGGAATCTCTGTTGGAACATTAATATGGCCGGCTGGAGTGGTCATGGTGTAAACCAGATCGCGCTTCTTGTTCTTCTCTGCATTAACTCCACCACGATATTCTTTTGATTCATCTACGGCAAATCTAAATGGTGTGGTGTATTTTCTAGTCAATACCTGTACACTTGACGATAACATCCTTGCTCTGTCTGTGTTGACATCGGCAACAGAAGATGAAATGGCTGCACCAGCAAGGGTAGAAATATCCTCATCCCTTTCCGCTCTTTGGTTCCACCAAAAAACATTATCTCTTTCACTTTTGCTTATTGGAGCGTGCCCAAATCTCCAATTATACAGGTGCTTATTGATACCTTCGGCGCCGGATTCAGGATCATCCACTTTCATTTCTAATGTTGGAAATTTATTCCAATATTTGTTTCTTTCTAAGACGTGGCTTTCTACTAGTGTTCTAATACCATTAGATGAATTTGCTGAAGCTGGCATTAGTTGCATTAGTAATATTGACAATGCACTATCAAGCCACTTATAAAATTGAATATACTTATCTAAATCTGGTGTATTTTTTACCTTTTCAAAAAACATTTGTCGCAGTACAGACAAATCTTTATATTCTTGTCGATATCTATGTACTGGCTCGCCAATAAGATTATTAAATTCAACAATTGTAGCAAACATGTTGAGCATTTCTTCAGAGATCGTCTGATACATACTCTTCTCGATTGCATAGAACATGTTTATTGGCCGCGAATCCTTTGTGAACGTCAAATCATCTTGTGAACGAATCTCAATCTGATCGGTCATACTCATAGCTTCAGGTATGTTTTGCTTCATCGTAGAAATGTGCTGCTGTGAAATACTGCCTGTATCACTAGCCATGTAGTAGCTGCCTCGGGCGGTGTGTTGTGGGCCCGTGATTCCGCCCATCCAGCCATCTCTACTTTTAAGTGTAACAGAGCCAGATGTATCATCCTCTATCCAAAACCCTGCATCACTGGAGCCAGCGGTGCCAACTGCATCTCCACCATCATCGGAGCTAGAAAGATTATTGAAGCTCCAATGAAGAGCCAATGTGTTTGCTTTGTGAATTTTTCTATTGTTTAATGTTGTGTTGGCTGCACTAATGCTCCTATCAGGATACAGTACGCCAACATTTTTAGAATCTTTTGCATGGGCATGTAAGGCATCTAATTCAAGATAATCGGCCCAATATCTCACAGAAGAGAGTCTTACATCACTATATTTCACTACGGCAGAGCTTGTAACATTTGTTCTTTGGGCGCCGGCATAGAGCCTCTTTCCTGATTTCAGGAATGCTTTACCTTGTGCGTTTGTCATCGAACCTGTAGCTAAAAACTCATTGAGTGCAGTTCCCATTATCATCTGCACGCCATGGAACTCTACATCATAACTACCACTACTTCCACTTGCCACTAAGTCAACCGGCTGAGGCTTGACCCTTACCGATAGGTGCCATCTATCCCCATCATATACATCGTAAAACAAACTACTCGTCAGCGTTGGCATATAATAGGGCGCCGAAGAAGAAAGCATGAAAGAAACGTGTGGTGATTCTAATTCATCCCTGATCGCATATACATGGAAATTAGCGTAGTTGGTGGCTGTTGTATAGGCAAAGTCAGTTGGATTATCTCCATCTGCTGTATGCATACCCCAAACGGAAGCCGTTGTAAATGGTGTATCAAAATATGCTTCATGATCTTCTGGCAATTTATTTGGGAAATAAACTTCACATGTCGTGGTCATCCCCAATGATGGCTCTTTGGCGTCATCTCCAGAACCCGAAATAAATGATACGCTATCTGCATTATTACTAGCAGTCTGTTGATACACAGATGAGTCGAATCGATCTGGATCATTAAAATCAGCATAGTTCTTTCTTACTGAGATAGTGCGATAGTTATCTAGAAATTTGTATTTAACTGAATCGGCGTACAGATTAATCTTAATAAGTTCGTCATCCACACCAAAACATCGGAGCATGTTTCTAAGGCTCTTTTCTGTACCTTTGGACTTAAACATGTAAGTCAAATTATTATATATGTTTTGATAAATCATGTTTTTGACATCAACAAGATCCATCTCGTATTCACGCGTTTCGTCTCTTTGATCAATTTGACTTATAATGTCTGCATCTATAAACAGCTCTGGCACTAGCAATCCTTGATCTTCAAGAAGCCTTTTAGAATGCTCAAAAGCTCTAGAACTTAAAGTACTGCCACTCATATATGCTGGATCTTTGATCTGATTTAAGAAATCAATTTGTGCATGCACTGTATCAAAATAGCTACCCATTATCTGTGTTAGCTGCAATAATTGATTTGCGCCTGTGCCGGTGCTTGGATCGTCGTCAGTTGTAATCCATTCTGGTATACTTCCAAAAATCGTTGCGTTGTTGTATAAATCCCACTCGGAGCCAGACACTAAAAGTCTATCACATGTAGCAGCTACTGTAGGATGGTTTCTATAGATAATTGGATCATGAAATTCGGCTGAGGCCGATGTATAACTAGAGGAAACAATTGCAGATCCTGTATTTCTTGCGCCCAGTGTGTATCCAACCCAAGATCCATTTGTAATTCGTCCAGAATAGTCCAAAAGCACAGTATCATGCTTTTCAATTTCGCAAACGCCTTCATTAAATTTATAATACACACCCAGTGATGTATTAGAAAGATCTGTATTGGAGCCGCCGGCATATTGTGTCCACCAGTTTCTTCCTATATCTTTAGCTGTACGAAGTCCTTTCCAGTATCTAAACTCATCCATAGAAGCTGATAATTTACCAGCACCTTTCCATGAACTAGTTAAAGAAACATCTGTAGCGCCTGATGGGGCTGTCCTCAGTGCTCCGATATAAGCGTTTAGTGCTCCTGTAACTGGAGTCGTGAATGCTTGATTGTTGAATACTCTTTCGTCATTAAGTGTACCAGAAATATACAATTTTGCTTGTAGATGGCCATTTCCGGTGTTACCTACAGAAATAGCGTAGTGTTGCCAACTTTCTAGTGAACCAGTTGTAACATCCGAGCCCAACAATCCGAAGTTGACACCAGTTGTGCCCGACATACAGGTTAATCTAAACGGCGTCCCTGCTTCATGTGATGAAGTTAACTCAACCGTGAGGCGACCATAGTCTGTGCTCGATGATGCCTTGCCATTCCATAAGTCAAATATAATTTCTTTTCGTGTCTTGGTAGCATCGAAAGATTCTTTTTTGAACCAAAATTCTAAAGTTACACCGCCACTGACATAATTAAGATCATATTTTAAGTTTGATTCTCTTGTTCCATATCTAAAATCATATGAAGCTGTCAGATCGTCATGAAACTTATTGGAACTAGTAAAGACTGAATGTAGGGATTTGCCTACCATTCCACCAGAGGAGGTATGCGGTCCACCTAAGATTTCAATATACTCTACATCAGAAGGGAATCCATAACCGCCAGATGGTGCGGCACTAATTCCAGAAGAAGATGTATTTCCCCATCCTGAACCGCCGTTATACGATAGGGTAACATATCCAGTGGTCCTGGGATATTCTGTGTCGAATATGAATAAATCAAATTGTGACGAGTTTTGGATCCACTGTTGCTTTTCAGTTTTAGAGCCATCATAAGGATACTGATCTGCAATTCTAGTCCAGGCGTCTTTATAATACTGTTCTGCAGAGCCCCAACGAGCAAAGTTTGATGCGGTTGTAAAATCAATTCTTGGATAAACAGTTTTATCACTGGCCATCTTTGAGGCAACCCAATCGGCCGACTCAACATCGGAAGCTTGGCTGTCAGGAGATTGATTAGCTATAACTTTTAATTTTTGTTTTTCAAATAAATCTTTAACACTCATTTGTTACTCACTCGACCCTAAATTTAAAAAATTCTGGCTGCTCCAGCCAGTCTCCAACTGCACCATTGTAATAGGCAAACTGAAATGCGTATGCGTACCCTTGCTGTAGCATTGACATATCAAAATCAAAATAATTACCCGATACATCATAAGACATTTGTGTATGCAATAGACTTCCTGTTCCATATGGCACCACCACCATTCCATCAGAAAGTCTATAGACCTGATATGAACCACTCTCTATAGTTCTTGATTCGGCGGTCGCGACGGCTTTACTGTAAATGTTGGGATTCCAGTCTTTTGTACGAGTATAAACTCTTATTCTTGCTGTTTCACTATCTTTATAAATTGGCTTAAGATTTGTTATCGATGTTACATAATCTGTGCTTGGATTGTTCACGGAAGCTGTAAGTACAGTTGGTACAATAGAGCCTGTATGATACAATGTTCCACCCCCGACGCCTCCACCGCTAATACTATCTCCACCACTAAACCAAACATCAAACACTTTTGTTAACGGGGTAGCTGCTGATGTAATTGCTAAAGAAGCGGAATAAATTCCTGTTTCTACATATCCACCTGTGGCCACGGTAGTAATACCAGATCTAACATAAGTTCCATCGGCAACCAAAGTTAGTGGATCTCCATCTGGCAACACGTTGTTTGAAGAACCAGAATATAAACTTACATAAACATTTCCCGTCCCAACGCCAGGGATATTACGCAGACGACCACGAACATAATTGTACAAATAAAGAGTATTTAAATTGTCTGCTGCAGGGGCTAACGAGCTACTATAATAAAACGTTGTTCGATCATCTTTCTTAGCTGAATTCCAGCGTGCCTCGATGATTGGCCTCTTAAAGAGATACTGCGAACCTCGTGCAAAAAACTTTTTGGTGTAATATGACCGGGTTTCAGATTCATGACTAGAGGTCAACTTGACGCCAAGACCATAATTACTTTTGGTTCCAGCTATCCATTGCTCAACAAGTGCTGTAATATCTAATTCCAAATCCTCGGTGCCGTCATCGAAACTAGCAGTATAATATGGCTCTGAATGAAAATCGCCGCCGGCAGAAGTCCAGGCCGCAGTGCTAGAAGCTGATATCCAGTTTGACGTGCCTGAGTGTGTATATGTGTCCATATCTAGGCCATGGCCCTCGTCCCATGAAGACGAGATTGCCTCTACGACTAGTTTAAAGTTTTTTGGCAATGTCTCGGAGTGTTCGGCGTTAAACATTCTCAAATAAAAACTAACGCTCCCTGTAGCCGGAATAGTTCCTGCAGTTCTATCTGTGGAAATAGAGGAGATGGGGAACTTTACCAACGATCTCGCATATTCAGTAGAGGTCGCGTCAGCCTGAGCGTATACCGAGAAGACTTCTAAAACATCAGACAAGCCCATATTAGAGCCGGTAGCCCTGGTAGAAAGATTTTCTTCATAAGCGTTTGTAATTACATTGTCTGCATCTGCAGTATATCTCTTAATAGCCATTATTCAACGGTTCCTGTGAAGTCTCGATTCGGAAACTTAAATTCAAAAATACAGTTCTTTGGACACAGGAGCCATCGGCCGTCTGCGGACATATGCTTTTTGGGGTTGAATTTGATATCTGAATATCTTGGCCCCTTTGCTCTCACAATCGATATGTCTTTTACATCCTGCACTAATGTTGCGGCATTGAGTCTTTTATATAGTTCGGCTATGCCAACTGACTCACCAATATAGTAATCGGCAGCAGCAAAGGAGTTTTTTAATATATTAACGCATTGTTGATACACTTGTGCTGTGGGTATGTTTGGTAGCCCTTGCACGGTAAAATTTATTCCTAGGTTAATTATCTTAGCATCCATTATATCAATAGTATCGTTAATCATTTTAACAGAAGCAAGATGAATCTTTAAGTTCTGCTTAAGTTGTGATGGTGTAGTTCTAAGCTTTCCATTCGCACCTTTGTTGATTACATATAAATTTAAATTTCTTTTAAACGAATCATCATCTCTAAAAATCATACAACGATGAATTTGGCCAAATTTAGCTGGCATATTATATACTGAAGAAACATAATCAGATTGTGTCACTGCTCTATTTTGGGTTGTATAATTATCTTTTATTCTCATCTTCATCTCATCATTCGAAGCAGCATTGACAGAGCCAATTATCGACTCTTCGTTATAACACTCTAAAGATTTAATAACAGCCTGCTTCTTTGACATTGTTAATGAGCCAGGAACTTTAAATCTTAATTTTGCATTTTTTACTTTGGTGACTGCGCCGGCAGCTGCATTAGCAGTCGTAGATCTGTGCGCTCTATAAATTATTCTCAGAGTCGTATTCGCAGGAGCAATCCCCATCTTCTCCGTACTTAAAAGTCTTGCTGGATCAAAGTCTGTGTCGTTTGTGTAATCTCTGTTGTGCAAATCCATAACAACGTTGCTTGGATCGGAAACATTTGCAGCATTTATAGTTTCTTGATCTGGGTTTGCTGCACCAAACTGGAGATAATGCTGACTCTTGTGCGGATCAAAATTAAATGTAAATCTCCTTGGAACCCTTTGTGGCATCATTAGGGCAGCGGCTGTATCGGTCGCCTCTTTAGAACCATTATATCTAACACGGTAAACAGTGTTTTGTGACAGGTAGGGAACCTCGTAATATATATTTCCAAAAGAATCTGTGACAGATAATATCTCAGCTATCTGATCGCGCACGTCTAAATAAACTTTTGGAAATCTCATGTAAGCTCCCATATTGACGCTAAACTGATTAGGGTAGCCCGACATGACGGCTCCAAAAGCCTTTATGGCATAATGCGTCGGAATGCCGGTACTGTCGTTCATTCTAGCCGCAACAATTTCGTTAGATGATTCGGAAAAGTCTATTTCCTGAGTTAATTGAAAATATCCGCCGCTATTGGTTCCGAATAGTGATCCCACTCTTAATGTTGGTGCGTATTCCATATCTGGACCCAATCCAGTAGTTTTAGTTGGGACTATTATGTAGAACGATAAGGTTCCGTATGACGTATATGTATCTCTGAACTTATAGCCACGTTGTTGGCCTATTCGAATAATATTTCGTCGTTCTTGGGCAGAATCTAAAAATGTCTCATTTGCCTGATAATCAATGTAATATGATAGGTTATCTCCCACATATGCTACCGTATCTAGCATTAAAGCGCCGAAAGAAGAATCACTAAAATCTTTAAAGGAGTCAGAATAATACCTTTTGGCGTATTCCATCAATTCGTTCTTAATTGTAACGAAATCTCTTGCGGTGTAATCAATCTGTGGTGCTGCTCGGCGTGGCATTTTTAAATTGGCTCCTTTTTAGTCTCTGTGACGTTAGCTTACTGGAAGTTCCATAGTGGCGGTTTGGGCAGTAGATAATACGGTATAAGTAATCTTTATGAATAGCACATTTGGAAAAGCGTCTCTTTCCCATGTGTCAAGTGTTTGATTATATCCAATCTTATCAATTCTTATATAGGGCATATATTTACTAACTTGTTCTCTAATTCTCATATCAATTTTGGTATGAGAGCCTGCTACATTTTGCTCAAATAAGAATGTTTTTAGCCCTACTCCATATTTCGCATCCATTACACGCTCGCCTGGATTCGTGAGCAATAACATTTTCAGGTTCTGGTGACAGACCTGTAAAATGGTTTTGTTCATTGTGAACCCATCTTCATCTGAAGTGGATAGCGGTAATCGTGGGGATCTTCCTGTGGCCATTTCTTAGTCTTATCGCTCCTCTAAAATATAAATAGTTGTTTTCTTGTAATTATATACAAGTTTTCTTTGCTGACAATTAAAGGTCCTCTTCCTCTTCTTCGGGGCATGTATCGGTTCCGATAAGAAGGGCATCTGGTTTGTACTCCCATCCTCGGCCATGCTGTTTCTTAAACCACCGTTTTTGCCACCATCTCAGACCTTTTCTACTTAAGTTGGCCGGCTGCATCCTATCTCTTAGGCGACCCATAGGACCGCCCTCATCGGCGTCATCCTCATCTTCATACCCTTCGTCATCGTTGTTATAATAACTACGGAAAATTCGCTTACAGCGGCGTCGAGTCTCATCCATAACATCTTGGTCCCACCCTCGGAATCCAAATATTCCACCGGGGCCAACATCTCCAAAAATTGCATTTAGTGGAAAATCTATTCCAGCCCAATTTTCGTCGGTTTCGGCATCAGCTTCGCCATCTGTGCGGGTGTCAAAGCCGCTGGAAGCGTCGGCGCCTTCTCCGTGCTGCCCAATAGATGGAATCGTGCTGTGAGCATTATAGATTGTTGTAAGGGACAAAAACCTATCCATTGGAAAACAATATTCAAATAGTGTTTTATATGCCGGTGTTGCCCTTAGTAGTCTGAGCATGCACTCTTCGTCATAATCATCCATACCAGCATAGTTTTGGACATATTGTTCCTCTATTGCTACTTCTACAGATACAAGTGGGATTGCATAAAGCCTTTTAGATGAGTCTGCTGAACTATCCGGCGGCGACCCGATATAAGGACTTTCTCGCGCCACAGTATCACTAGTGCTGCTGGTACTAGTTGAGGTTGTTTCGTGTGATCTACCAGCGTCGGGAATTGCAATCGATTTCATTTTTGTAATCGCATTGTAAGCATAGTCTGCGTTAGACTCATCATCAACTAAAGTTTTAATTAGACTAGGGATAGATACAGAATCATCGCCCCAGTCTGTTCTTTCAGCTAATGATGGAACATAACATAACCTTAAGCCAAAGTACCAATTTTCAAAGTAATCAGCGATGGTGCCTTCTAAGCCCGAAGCCTGAATAAAATCTTTCCATGCTTCTATATTCATTATTCCATATAGCCTAGGATCTCTGGAATTAGGCTCATACACAATTAAGTCGCTAATGGTGGATGCGCTTTCAATTAATACCCCATCGACATAAATTGCCGTCATTTCACCCTCATCTGACCAATCTGCAGTAACAGTGTGGCCGGTAGCATCATAAAATTCAGCAGCGGCTACGGCAAATGTTTCCTCATCTACAACTGAACTTTCTCCAGTGGTTTCATCTATACCAAATGAAATAGCCTCGGATAGACTAAAATCAAACACGGATTTTTCTCCAGAGGCGATCCAACCATCGCTATATTCTGTTGCGGTAGTCCACTTCTCATCAACCCTAATATATCTCTCTAAGAAGAACCAGCCATCTGCGAATCTATCGACTGTTGCTTCATGTCCATTTACAGCGGCTCTACCCTCCTCTTCATCAGCTTCAAGATCTGTTTGGATCGCATTGAAGGCATTGTCTTCAGTCAAGAACGTTCCAAATCGATCATCAGCTTCGGTTATTGACAGTTCCCCTTCTTCATCTTTAAGGGCTAAGTGCGATGGGGCATCAAATGTTGGAACCCAGTTATCGTTTGTCAATCCTAACAATAATTTGTGCAATGTTCCAAAATCTTCACTAGCGTTAATAATTGGATATCCTTGAACTGCTGAGTGCAGATTATCCATCATTGGGCCCAACTCTAATTTGTAAAGTTCTTTTACACAAACTAAGGCTGCGGGCTCTGCTCTACTAATGACCTCTTCCCACTTTTCTCTATACACTCCCATGAATCTATCTAAAATTTTGGGAGGTATTTCTAGCTGTACTCGGTCAGTTTTCCATTTTTCTACTTCGTCTGCAATTGTAGATAGGGCCTGTTCTAATTCTTCGGAAGGATTCTCGATCTCTCCAGCTTCGACTTTTCTTCGGCAAATTCTGGCACATTGCTCAATGAATTCGTAATAATATGACCAGTTCTCCTGCCCCCAAAAGCCCTTACCATCTTCTTTAAGGTTGTAAGAAGTTCTTGAAACCAAATACGAAAGAAATAGATCATCATGAGTTCCTGAATAAGATGATTGAAACCTTAAAAATGTATGTAGGCTCTTGATCATTATCTCTACGATGTGGATACGCATAATCACTTTAATCATACCTTCAGTTCCGCCGCGACAAAACTTTCCTTGGATTCGATCAAAGGGTGGATCTTGACGACAATCTGGGAGGTAGCCCAGCCTTTCATCTTCTGGCAAAGTTTTCTGTAGCTCATCTATAATATCGCACATCTCATCCCACTGCATAACGTCTGGCCCAGGTGGATTACATGCGTCCCATGGAGGCACGAACACTGATGCGACCCCAACCATACCATTGTTTTGCGATAACGGCGCATAAGGATATTTGTAATCTGGTTCAATTTCGAGATTTTCTTCTGGGTTCATTGGATCTGGTACGGGTTCTTCGCCAAATTTCTTTCCCCAAAACCAGGAAGGGGATTCAGTAGAGTTCCATTCAAACGGGCTACATGTCTCTAATAATAATCCTTTAATCATTTTCTCGGAAATATTATTGAATACTCTTGTGCGGAATAGATCTGTTAGTTGTCCTAGCGCCTCATTATCATCAGCTACGCCTAGCGCTTCGGAAAGCTGCTTCTTGATCATTTGAGCAAACGCCTCAGCTTGTCTTGAGTGTCCTGCTGATAGATCTAAAGCACCCTCGGTTAAGTCCGTAAGGAACTCTTCTACCTCATCTGACATCTCTGATTGTCCTGTGATATCTACCATTGTTTCTTCTTCTGACCAGTTTTCCACCACCTTTAACCTAAAAGTGTTATCAGTAGAGGCTGTTGAGCCCTCATCAGAGGTGAGAAAATTCCAATATTGCACCTCGACATAAAAGTCGCTGGCCCAGGTACCTTCTGAATCATTAAATGTCAATATGGCATCTGGATCTCTTGTATTGTTGTTATATGATGTTCCAGTGCCGCCATTATTAATATAACTTGGTGAATCAAATGTAAAATTATCTTTACTGTCCACTGAACCGCTCTGGCCGCCGCAAAGATCCGTAAATGCTCCGCCATTTTGTCGCATTTGATCTCTCATATATTGAGCTATTGTGTTAGGGTATACTGCTACCGGCCTTTCAAACCATCTAAATGAATAAAATAACTCATAAACCCAATTGTGTGTGCTAAATGTGGTTCCTTTTTTGTCACACAACATGTAATCGAAAAATCCACCTCTTGAATAGCCAATATCTCTAAAATACTGATCTTGAACGCTGGCTAACGCGCCTTTTGTTGCAGCAGAAGCCGCCAAGGCCATTGCGGGAGGTATGGCTGGCAGCAGCGCGTTCTCTTCGCATCCATCTGTGGGGAACAATGGTGGCAATTGACCTTGAATATATGCTTCTAATCCACCTTGCTGTAAATCACTCAGTAAATCAAACTGATCTTCTAAGCTATCAACAGCAGCTTGCACCTGATCTGCCACCTGCTCATCTGTCATATCAGGGTCTTTTTCTGCCAATAGATCGCCGCGCAATCGTTTAAATAATTCTATCCCGTCAACATCACAAAAGGTAGGTGCTACTGGAAGCATGTTTGTAGAACGAGCATGTTCTTCCATTTGATCATTAAACTCTTCCAAGTTAAGCTGGGCGCCAATTTCACAGAAGAGGGCTTTAATTCCAGCTACTGTGGTCAGCCCAGGATAGGTTTCGGCTAAGTCCGCTATTGAGGCCACCAAGTTGGCCATCATTTGATACGTTGCTTCAGATGCCTCACAGTTGATAACATCCATATATTCTTGATATGTAATGACCGACGCGAGAGACAACATTAGCTGCTCTGCCGATTCCTCTGTGCCTTCTGCTCCCACAGCTGCTAGGGCGTCTGCCGCTGCAGCAACGCCTTCTTCATCGGTGCCTTCCTCGTCTTCACAGCCTGCCAATTGGCGTAGAAGATCCATTATATCAACCCCAGTAGCGGGATTTTCGTATGTGCCAGCCGCCATCTGTCCCAAATCCTCCAACATCTGGCACATAGTGCTTTGGAGTTGTATCAAAATATTTATCGTGATCTTTATTGTTAATTTGAGTATAAGCTCCTTTAGCTTTTGCTTGGCGATCTCAACTATAATTGCTAGCAAATTTGGAGTATAAAACTTTGGAAATAGAGCTTGTGGTAATGCGATTGCATCGATACCTCGGCAGAAATTCAGATCTATATCTTGGATCCAGTTGTCTAGAGGCGGAGAAAATAATGGAGGACGTGGACAATCAATTATAGCCATAATTTTTGCCACTAGTGCAAACCCTGGAAGTTGTTCGACAAACTCCATCAAATCTTCCATGGCGTCTTCATAGTATTCTAAGATAGCTTCCTTGATATAATCAAGAATTACATCCAGAGCCGCTTCACCATTAAACTCGACGCCGGCACCCCAAGGATCTGGTAAATCTAGATTTTCCCAACCGGCTTCGCCCATAGTTATTTCTATGTTGCTGAAGGCTCCAGAATCATCTGTAACGGTGACCTCGATTTCTCCAATCTCATTGTGCTCCACCATCAATCCACCAATATCAGCATCAGCTGTCTCTATTGGATTGACCATTCGCCCACTATCATCATCCAACAACGAAGTCATCTTAAAAGAGTCCATAGCGTCTATTGCCCAGCATATATGCTCAGCGGTTTCGGCTAGCGTATCTCCAGTTTGAATTGTTGCAGTAAACTCTGCCTCCAGTTGATCTAACAAATCTCCAGTTATATTATCATTTGAAGTCGGATCGTATAAGGCTGTCCATGTTTCAGGGCCGCAGATGCCGTCTACAGTTAAATCATTAATCTGCTGAAATCCTTCAACAACACCTTTTGTTTCATCGTCAAACTCTCCATCGATGCCATGTTCCGGTAATTCAAAATAGAAACTCTCAACCAGCAATGTCTGCATCTCGGTAACTGCTTCGCCTGAGTCTCCGTGCTGGATTGTGTCTGGTACATTGGGAGCGGCGCGGGATGATCTTATTGATAGCCATGTATTTGGCCCAACAACTCCATCAGCGGACATCTTATTCTTTTCTTGGTATTGTTTTACGGCTGAATCCGCCTCCGAGCCAAAGTCGCCATCTGCTCCGTATACAGGAAGTTCATATCCTTTATCTAACAATAAACCTTGCAATTCGGTTACCAAATCACCTTCAGAGCCCAGTGCTTTACTAATAGTATCGCTAACATTTTCTGGTGCGTAATATACGACTGAACCTTCCTCTAGATATTCTGTCACTCCCTCTTCTAATTCTGCTTCACCTGTTAGGAGGTAGGTCCACGTTTCTTGACCACAAATACCATCAACTGTGAGTCCATTTGATGCTTGAAAGTTTTCAACAGCACCTTGAGTTTCAGAACCAAATTTTCCGTCAACCCCATATTCTGGCAATGGGTAATCAAACAGGTCTAATATAGTTTGCATCTTTTCTACGTTGGAGTCGCCATTTTCAGAACTTAATCCATCACCGTACTGCACAGTCGATGGAATCTCAATATAAATGGTTTTTTCAAATGTAAAAGTAGCCTGAGTCGTGCCGTCATAAATCTGAAACGTTGTACCGGTTGTTGGCTGGGTTGATAATTCCAAAGATATCAATGAACCTGAAGATGTCTTTGGAAATGAATCTTCTCCTAATGCATATGCCACGTCTGCTGATGACATCTTCTTAAAGGCTTCAGTTTTGATTTCTTCCCAAACTTCTGGTGGCAATATCTTACACAAAAACTCAGTTGCGTGAGAGTCCATTGCTTCGATTGCTTTGGCTAAAATTTTATCTAGCATCTGATCAAAGCCAAACCCTTGTGCGAAGCAACCCAAAGCGGCTTGGATCATAGCTTGGAAGCCGCAGCGACCCATTGGATTAAGACCAACTTGAAATAGATCTTCAATTGTATCAATGCGACCAAGATGCTCTTCCAGATCTCCAAAAAACGTACTTAATGCATGTTCCAATCCTTCTATATTCATGGATAAATCTAATATTTTACCCATATCTGCAATTATCGCATTTTCTTCTCTAACCTCATATATTGTTTTTCGAGGCTTCGCGGTACAAATCTGACTTCGAACCTCTAATGCAATAGCGTCAACCATTTCAAACATGGCACTAAGGAGTGCGGCCTTAGCCTTATCAGCCATGGCATCCACCGCACAACCAAGCATGCTCATATCATCATCAGTTGTAGCTTCTGGGCCATCTCTTACCTCAATCGCTGGATAAGTATAAGTTTCAAGAAACTCAACCCAGTGCATCGGCTCTCTAGCTGTCAAGGATATATCCATTGCTGGCAGGCCAGAAATGTAGGCCATAGTTCTTGGCCAGTTAAATGGATGCGTCTTCTTTAATCGAGTCAGCCCTTTCTTAAGAGGTTTCGGGGGACAGCCAGGATTATAAAACTGTATTTCTTCTAGTTGATACTCGTCATCGAATATAAACTCATATTCTGCATCATCATATCGAGCCCAATTAGGATATATATCATTTTCTATCAAGAAGTCCTTAAGGGCCGGTCTGAATCGACTTAAGTTGTCCCTTTCTTGTTGTAAATCTAAACCTTCAACATCGCCGCCATTAGTTATTTTATATGCACTAACATAACCACCATATATGTCAAATGCGCGACGGACACGGCGGATTTTGTGGGCAAAGTCTGTCCATTTTAATTTAACACTGTTTCCTGTCAAAGTGTCTGCAATAACTGAATAGACGCTAGCCGAAGCAGCAAACATAATATCATTGATGCTGGATGTGGCCGGTACTTCCTCTACTCCTTGTATTATATCTACCGGAATATCAAACCTTATTTTCATCGGGAAAATAGGACGCGTCTCAACATAATATCCAATTGGTTGTTCATTAGTGCTATCTGGCATTGGCATATATGCATGGCGAAGTAGATAATCAGTCGTGTTTATGGTCGAACCTGATGTATCTGAATCCTCATCTGGATCGGTCATAGTTGGAGCCTTATTATAATGATCGATAAATTGATCGACTCCAGTAGTCATAGAAGCGGTAACTCTAGACATAAATTGATCACCGCCTGGGCCGGCCCACTCAGTCTGCACTACGGTTAACATTGTACACTGTGTTGGGTCAAATAAGGTTGATCCGCCGGCCAACTCATACCAGTTCGGCACATACGCCTCTGGATCTGGTTCGCAACCACAGGGAAGCTCTTCTTCGGGTTCCTCTTGGCTTCCAGTGTACGAGCATGGATCGGCAATTATTATTCTGGAAGCATCTACAATTTCTAGTTCGGACACCTCTGCTGACGCAGAAAGTATATTAAGATATTCTTGTTGTGTAATTTCGATGTCAGCCATTGTTTTGTCTTTTAGTTTGTATGATTGTGTCTACTTAAAATATAACCGTCTACAAAAGGTTCTAAATATCTTGTAGTTACGGTAAAGTTATTTACTTTATGAATCCATGTATCGAGCATAGTGCTAGCACTTCTGACAATCTGTCCAGCAGAAACACCAATATTTGTTCCAGGGGTACCATGAAAAGAATGAACATGAAGAGCTATCGCAGTAGCATGCTTCAAGTTCTCCCTTGCTAGGCTTTCAACTTGTGCATTTAACTCATCGATGTGTTGCATCATTGATTTCAAGCACTCGACAAGATTGTTACCTTTTACTAGTGGCTGCAAGTCTCTGTCGTCATTTCCAGCTATTAAATCGATGCCTTTAATCGATTCAGGAATTTGTCCTCTGGAATTCGCTTCTTCGGACAGCGTGACTAGCTTAATCCCCTCTCTTGCAATAAGTCGTATTCCATCAGCCTTCATTGCGACTGCAGACTTATATTTACTTGATTTTGAACCAACAGAGCCTGCTACCAATTCAAAATTTCTATCCACATCTGTTTTTTGCGATACATATACTCTTGCAGCATCTAACACAAAGCTTGGATCTACCTCTTCTTCCGCGTTGGGGTCGTGACCACCTCGGCCACAAACAATATCAATCATTCCGGCTTGTGTCTCGCCATTGCCGCCATATCCAGTCAGGCGAGATCCGGGGCGGTCGCGGCCTAATATAATCCATGTGTTGCTTTGCCAAGAATTCTCGCCAGCGCCAAAATTAATTGTTTCACATTCAGCCTCAATAAACCCAGGAATCGGCTCTGCCAATCTTCCACAAAAGGCGCCTGTACCGGCAATTCCCGCAGTTACTGCTTGGGAAAGTTGCCTCATAGCTTGGGTAGATTCTAACAGACCTTCTTGATCGTGTGCCTTGGCGGCTCTATTTGGTGGGAAGGGTTTTCCAAATAATGAAAATGCCATATATATCTCCTATTACTATTAAGTCTCGCTAGCTGCGGCCGATGGATCGGGACGGCCTGGAATTGGTTGTCCAGAGCCAGCAGTTCCGTTATAGCCGCTGAACGCTGTTTCTGGCATTAGAGTATAATACACTCCCACTTGTCCATAGGCTTCCTCAAGTTTATAAAACAATGTCATCCACTCGGCAAAGCCTTGTTGATTTTCTTGAAACACTTGACATCCCAGACTCCACGGACCAACACTTGGTGTACGACCTGAAGCTCTTGATCTGTGAAGGTTGATACCAAAGTACCCTTCTGTAATAGTTGAAGCATCCATATCCAATGTAGTGCCAACATTCGCATCGCGATATATTCTTACCGATCCCATGGTCTGTCCGCCGGCTGGATAAGGGTTGCTGGAGCCATGATTACGGATTTTCCAAGCCCTATATTGACCAGGGACCATGATTGCTACGCCTTGCCCTGAACGATAACTAGGATCGGTCAGTCCATTATATCCCGGTGTAGTTGTGTTTGGCCAACTATACACCGTCCACTGGCCATTTTCATACCAACAACAATTGAATCTGTCTCTAAACTTATTTGCTTCTAAAGTCGCAGAACGAACACCAATACAATTCATTGCAATTGGCCCACTTGAATGCTCACCTCCAGGCTCTTGCCATTCGAGTCCCATATTTTGTATAACAGTTCTAAAGGCTGAAACAGCAGTAGTAGCTTGGGCTCCAGTTAATACAACTCTGTAAGATTCAATTTCGCCGGTGCCGGTTTCCCATTGAGATTCATTCCCCACCAATGATGCGGCGCCTGCACCAAAGGCGCCGAAGGCTCCAACACCGCCGACTCCGCCGACACCGGGAGTCTGGCCGCCTAGGTATTTTGGATCAGATTGAGTTGCTAAGTTTCCAAACGTAACTCTGACGATATCGCCGGGCTGGGGAGTTGGTAGTCCTGGCACCTCACCAATAAACGTTGGATACCCGTCCATTATTGCTTGATCAGAATCGGGCGCGTCAGGACCATACATTTCTGGCTCTGGCATACCAACATGTAACTCTGGTATTCTAACTTTAATATGTACCCTGGGTTGTTGGCTAGCCGATGTGCGACTAACCGCGCTTACCCATGTACCATCATCTGTACCACTATCTTGCTGAACATCTTCGACGCGAAGGACGGTACCGAGCCAACCACTAATATTAGCCTGCTGGATTGATTGTGGTGTCAGCGCGGCGCGAGTGGCGGCACGGTGGGCCCCAAAAGGATCACCGGGGCCGTCTGGATTGTGAATTCCAGGGGGCAATGGCGCATTTGGAATTTCTGTGATTGCGTTCAATTCACCGAATGCATGTCTAGCCGGATCTCCCGAAAGGCCATCAACGGTGTTCGAAGTAGTTTCATTTGGCTGCACAGTGGCTGGAGTGTCAGCATTGACGCCAGCGGCACTAGTGTTGCCTGCAGGATTAATAGGTACAACTGTTAACGACATTATTCTGAGCCCCCTTTGATTATGTCAAATAACTCGTTCTTATCGTGCTCAGTCAGCCCGACAGAGGCACCTTCTTTCTTCTGCTTAAGTGCTGCGACTTTCACCAATTGCTCATTGGAGCGCTGGAGGGTTTCTACATACTTGGCCAGAATGACTCCGATCTCTTTGTGACGGCCATCATCTTTAGCTAAATAGGCAATTGCATCGTTGAGCAATTCTTTTGTAACTTCGCGATCTTTCCTTATATTATCGAGTGCTTCTTCTAAGCATTTTTCCAAACTTGTCTTCATAAATCATATCTCACCTTTATTCCACTTCTTTTTGAAGTTAAAATATTTTATCCTCAATTTATTAAGATTGTTAACCACCTGTTTGGTGTTTAAGCCAGTAATTTCTCTCAGATATAAGTAAATAGCTTTTTTATTAAAAATTTCTATGTCGTCTGGATTATTAAGTAGAATTTTGATAGCCTCTAGTACTTTCTTTTCGTTGACTTTTAGATTGCCAGTATCCCAAGTATCAATCTCTTTCCACAGGGATAACCAAAATTCTTTTTCTTCGCGGTCTGATTGATAGCCGTGCTCTACTATTAAGACATCGTGTTCGGAAAAGTCTCTAATCTCATCAATTGCAAATTCTTTTCGGTTTCTATCGGCAGTCTTTTTAGTTTTGTGTATAAACCAATTTTTTGTAATTACTGAAAAATAAGAAAAGGCTTTGGAGCCTTTAGATTGATCATATTTGTCCAATATTGTAGTTAGCCAGATCTTACATTCTGCTCTTAAGTCATCAATATTTGGCAATGTCGTAAATTTATAGGTAAATACAATTTTATCTACCATCTCGTTAAAAGCTGGTTGTATATATTCTGTATATAAATATGTCCGTTCTCTTAAGTCATTAGATGCAACATATTTAACAATCGCATCTTCATGAGCTTGTGTAAAATAGTGTCGAGCATTTTTAGATCTTCTTCTTCTACGTCTTTTTTTAATCGGCGGACTGCCGCTGCTGTCTTGTTCTGTCATCTTCTTCGCCATCCTTCTCTGTGTCATCGGTTTCTTCTATTACAGTTGTAAGAGAATAAATTTCTTCATACTCTTTTAAATCTTCAACTATTATTTTGGAATGACGAAGAAGTTCCTGTAGTGTTGTATCACCATAGTACGTCTCAAGCGAGTATACTGTCTCTAAGTGATCAGAGTATTCCATTAATTTAATTAATAAATCTCCCATACTATCCGAGACAAAAAATAATTTTGCTAGTATTCGTTTAATATACCACACCAATACCACAACTAAAAATGTTGTTATAGTACAAGTAATTGCTAATCCGGCTGTTAAACTCATTTAATTTCTCTTTTGTTTTGTAAATCGTCTTGTTGTTGTTTTAATTCTTCTCTTGATTCTTCAATAAATCTCTCTACCAAATCACCAACATTGCGGTCCTGACTTTGCGTCAAAATCTCGGAATAATCTCTGTTTGGCAATTTAAAATTAATATTATATGGAATTCTTATCAATGAATCAAGTTTGCATTTATCGCAAAATAATAATTTTTCACTGATGCCGTGATATGTCTCAAACATGTATTCGCATTGTTTACATTTATAAGAATACTTAGGCATCAGTTGTTATCCTCTAAGGTAGGTCATCAACGTAAGCTTGAAAAACTGCACCGCTGTTGTCTTCTTCTTCCTCTATGCCCACAAAAGTGTGCCGTTCTGGCTGGTTAACCACCGGGGGGTTTCGTACCGTTAGACCATGTTCTGAATTAACAAATTCGAACCCCTTTAGAACAGGTACAATGTCTGACTGCTCCATTAGCGAACGCTGCAAGGCCATCATTACAGCACCAAGCGCTTGATCTGATAACGTCATAGCCTCAACTCTTGTTGGCTTAGCATAGTCCATCGTTACTGTTCTAAACTCCGATTCGCCGGCCATACCGACACCATCTGTTTTAATTTTATCACTCATGTTTTGTTTCTCCTATTGTTTTTTTTATTTTTACTCCGCGTCCTATTCCTGCGCTTGCGCTTAGAAGCGGGTGACTTATTCTTCAGTTCAGTTAAGAAATTACCAAACCCATTGATCAGTTCCGTGTATTTGCTATATGCCTCAACCACTAAAGGTTGTAGATTTTCTGGAATGTCAATAGGGGTAACGCCTTCACGATCTTCCTGAAGATAGAACTCCGTATCGAGCATTTCTTGGGAACCTTGTTGCACAAGAAGATCAACTTCTTTAGCATTTGCGACAGCGCCCATCCCTATATTGCATGACAAGATATTACTCATCAGCCATTCTTTGTCTGTAAGCGCTTTAGGTTTCCATGGATTGCTTTGGTTTCCATTTCCTAGAAGCCGACACGATAATGGCCTGGATTCATATATTCCACATGTGTACGGTGGTCCGTCGTCTGACAAGTGTCCACATGTACGCTGATCCTCCTTAAGAGGCAAACTCATAATCTCTTCTTCCAATCGTTTTGCTTCAGTTTTGTTGTAATCATAGAATCCATGACCAGCAAGCTTAGTAGGTGTCCAGAGTGTGATTCCACGTCTGATTCCTTCTTGAATCCTACCCGTCGTCTTACAACATATACCACACTGAGTGCAGGGAAATTTTGTATCCTTTGGTAATTTTCCATCATTGTCAGTAGCCATCATAGACCTCGCAAACAAATGCTATTTTATAATCACCGGCGTTGGCCGGGGAAGATAAATCATGTGCTTTGCATATATTGATTATTTTAAACCCAACTGTATCTAATATGTTCATATGCTGTCTAGGTGTCCATAATGTATGTTTAAGTCCATATTTTACAATATTATCATTAATGTGGACATTTGTTAACATATCAGTCTCTTGACGCATCAAGTCGGTCTTACAGACCGTTTCTATTTCCATAATAGTTCCGTCTTGGCACTTCTTTGCAAGAACACGATCTATTGGCGGATCACGAAGAGCCGCGACTCCGTTCCAACAATCAAATATAAAAAGCCCGCCGGGAACTAACTTTGTTCTTATGTCATCATAGAAGTCAGTCAACCGATCCATGTCGTGTATATGATTAACAACATTAAACATACTTATCGCCAAATCAAAATCGCCATCTACTTGTGTTATACGCTTTGTGCTAAATTCAATATTTGGTCGGCCTGCGGCTTTTCGATTTGCTATATCTATCATTTGTTTTGAATCATCTATTCCAACAATAGTATAATCACGCTGGCATAAAAGTAAAGAGTGTGTTCCAGTGCCACACCCAATATCTAATATCCTGTCAGCATCACTCTTGTTTCTCTTAAGAGCTTCTTGTATAAAATTTACCTCATACAGATAGTCTTTACTTTCATGCAGTCTATCATATATTTCAGCGTATTCTAAATGATACATAACTATAGCGGTATGTTACCAACTAACATATCCGTACACATTCTAATGTCTGCTACTTTAGATGGTAGTGTGCGACGAAAGTTCCAGGCAGCAGGGCGATTACCTTCAAGTACAAGATGTCCCGTCCAAGCAAACGGATACACAATTAGAGGCGCTAAAAGTAGCCACCAAAGGTTTAACCCAGTCAACAATACTGTAGCGATAAAACCCAAAGTAGTTAATACGCCTAAAAGGTGCATCCTTCTATTGTTCACGTTTTGATGCTGGGATAAATACCAGCTGTAGAATTCGTCAAAATTCTTATATTTATCTTCTAATAATAAACCCATGTTATTTCTCCTTTATACATTAGAATACGGATTAGCTACCTTGATTGCCTGAAGGCCAGCGACTAATTCATCTACGCCGGCTTCAAGATTGATGGTAGTTCTATATCCAAGGGATGCTATTTTATCATAAGAAACAATGTAATTTCTCTTATCCGCATCCGAACCAAAATCAGCCAAATGCAGATAATAATCTACCTTGTCGCCAATCATCTCACATATGCCCTTTTTACTACAGTTCATGTTGTCGGCTCCAACGTTATAAACTTGACCTTCCATGTTATCACGGTTTTCTAACGCGAAAACAAAAGAACGAGCTATATCGTGTACATGAATAAATGTTCTCATAAAGTGTGATTCGTATACAACAATATATCTATCATTGAGTGCCTTATTAACAAAATCATTAACAAGCAAATCTAAACGCAGACGTGGCGACAAACCAAACGCAGTGGCGAATCTGTATGCTGTGGCTGTACATTCGTTCATGACAATGCGTTCGGCTTCGGTCTTAGTTCTACCATAGTGGCTCAGTGGACTAAGAGGGGTTTCCTCGGTGCAAACGCCATCAGTGATGACTCCGTAGTTGCTTCCAGTAGAGCCAAATAAAATATATTGATCTTTACTTAAAAAGCTAGCCAAAGCTTTAGTCGAACCCACATTGACAGCTGTGGCCAATTCTGGCTCATTTTTACAAGCTGGGTATCCAACAATTGCTGCTAAGTGAATAACAGCGTCAACACTCTTTGTAGCTTCCTTTAATTTGGTAATGTCTCTAACATCTGCCTTAATCAAATTAAATTTAGGATTTTTAAATAGGCCAAGCATCCCTTGGCCCCCAAATCTCAAATTATCATATACCGTGACTTCGTGACCTAGTGCCAGTAATTCTGGAACCAAGGTGCTGCCGATATATCCCGCTCCACCAGTTACTAAAATTTTCATTATCTTCCTATTACCTCCCAGTATTTTTTATCAATTACATATGGGTCGATTCTGATATCATCATGCATCGCCCTCTCAAATCTAAGATTGCTGAGGGATACTAGAATAGTATTATCCTCTAAGCTAACCCACCCATTGGCGTAATAAGCGGGTACTATAACAACACCATGATGTCTAGAACTAAGCACAAACGTCTTAACAGCCTCTGGGTGTTCTTTTAAATAAATTTCTATCTCTGCAGAATCGTTTCGGTCTGCTAATTCTTCTGGAAGATCAGTTGTTACAAACTTTGCGGCGCCGGAAACAATTGTGAAGATTTTCATTTCTTCTTTATGGTAATGAAGACCTCTAATCACTCCTTTTCCATAATCTCCCACAACGTAGCAACGGTGAAATAACTCATGATCGATATGGTCTGTAAATGGTATTAAATAACCCCTATCATCAGAGATGCTCTGCACTTTTAATAATTGGGGTTCTGTTACCCCTTCATGAATTTTATGCATTCTTTTCCTCGTAATACTTTCTAATGACATCGCACACATATGTAACCTCTTCTACTGTCAGCGCAGCGAATGATGGCAGGCACACGCCATGCTCAAATGCATGATTGGTTACTGGAAAGTTCTCATCTGCATATCGACGTTGCTCATCTTCTTGCCAACATGAGAAACACGGCTGCTTATGCAGAGGATAAAAGAATGTGCGAGTCTCTACTCCGTTGTCCTTCATATAATTCATAAGCGATTCAGAAGGCTCTGTGAGCGTTCTCAACACAACTCTAAAAGGAATGTATGGTGACACTTCACTCTTGGGGCCAATAATCTCTACTTCCGACACATCAGATAGTAGATTAGAATATAAGCTATAGTTTCTCTGTTTCAAGGCAACAATCTTATTGAACTTTTTCATCTGTGTTAAGCCAATAGCCATTTGAATATCGTTCATCCTGAAATTATACCCAATCATTGGGTGTACAAAGGTTCCCCGATTTACGCGGCCCTGATTTCTTAAAAACAGGAGCTTGTCGTATATCTCTTTATTGTTGGTACATACAAATCCACCCTCACCGGTTGTGAGTGTCTTGTCTGCGAAGAAGGAAAATGTTGCTACATCTCCAAAACTTCCGCAGCCTTGTCCTTTCCACTTAATTCCAAGAGCTTGCGCTGCATCTTCAATTACCAATAGGTCATTGTCGTTAGCAAACTCCATTACTTTATCCATGTCTGCCGTAAATCCATAAAGATGCACAGGCATAATGGCTTTGGTTTTTCCTGATAAGACACGCTTACAGTCGTCTACATTGATTTGTAAATCGTCCTCGTTGACATCTACAAACACAGGTGTTGCACCAACCATCTCTACTGCATTGGCAGAAGCAATGAATGTGAAATTTGGAACAATCACTTCATCGCCAGGACCAACACCTATGGCCCTTAATCCCAGATAGAGTGCAAGAGTTCCGTTGGGGGCGAAAACCCCATACTTTGCGCCAACCATGTCACACACTTGTTGACAGAATTCTTTTGCTTTTGGACCCTCGGTAATCCAATTGATCTCAAAGCAGTGTTTAATTGCCTCATATTCTTCCATATCAACGTATGGCATAAACTGTGGTACTTTCATTTAATCTCCTAATTGTATTTTTATTTTAACTTAAAAGTTATGATTTTTTAACGTGAATTTACTTAAAACCCCAGGTATTTTTTCCTGTGGTGATTGCCTCATGGATTGTATCCCATGCATTATATTTATTTAAAATTAGTTCTCTGGCTTCTCTCAGGGCCGGTAATCTTGATTGGTAGTCTGATTCATCTTCAATCACTTCTAGTATTCTATCAATTTCTTCATAGTTTCTCGCATCAAACGAAATGTAAGAGCCCTCTGGAAAGAAATCAGCAATGTTGGGCGCTCCCCAGTAAATTGGTACGGTCCAGCTTAATATAGCATCAGTGAACTGCGTTCCAAAATAGTTCTCATATTGGCCATTATCAAAAGCGAGGCAATATTTGTATTCTTGCATCGTCTTAAATTTATCATCATCCACCATTTTTGGTGCATTATTACAACTTGGCAAAGCCGTAAAATAAGGGTTTTTCATAATACTCCCAAAGAGATCTAAATCATCTGGTGTATATTCACAAAATTCTCTAATGAATTTAACTCGGACTCGATGGCCTTCTAAAAACATTTTATTCGATTGAACACATATCAAAGATTTAGTCTTATTGGGAGCTTCAAAATTAACTAAATCATCATACGTTTGGCCAGTTCCACCACTGATGCTTCTTGGGTAGGCCCATTTTGTATAAAGATATGAATTTTTGTCTAGGTAAGAAAACCTCTTGACTCCTTCATATTCTTCCATTGGGCCACCGCCGGGAACCTCGCGAGCGAAATAAAATGCCTTATCTATCATATTTTTACTTTTTAAGAATTTTATGTGTTCTTTGTCTGTATAATCTTGAATTATAAAACAGTCCGCATCGGCAATATTTGAAACTCCTATCAAATCTTTCCACTGACCAGAATTACTTGGCGTTTGTAACTTAAGTGTGTCTAGGATCACCTCTGGGGAGTCTCCCCAGGCGGGCATGAAATATGCTTTTATCATTCGAAATACCTCTTGATGTATGGAGTCGTCTCTTTATCAAATACCTCTTTTAGTCGCTCATCCCACTTAAGCTTCTCTTCTTTGGAGAGAAACTCATTTGAGTGCTTTGACAAACTTGTGCTTTTACCAGAAGTATATGATTTGGCGACCCCATTATTATAAATGGATATGGAGACTTTGGTGTGCTCATCTATATGTTCTACAAAGCTAAGAATTCTCTTAAATAATCTTTTTGGATTCATAACATGCGGAAAAAAATCTACATTAGAATCATGAAAGGTCAACAACGTGTTGAGGGGATCTGATAACAAATCTTCATAATATATTATATGTTTTTCGCCCTTGTGCTGATGGTATCCATCTATAAGTGCTTTATAGTCCCTTAGCCCATCTTCAAACTCCAAGATTCTGAGGCTATCTTTTTTGGCCAACACCCTGGTTTGTTCATCGCCATACTGGCCCCTAAATTCTCTTAAGATCGCTTCCTTCGGATTTCTAAGGATTGTGAATATTCTCGTTGAATCATGTGCAGCTTTAAATCTGTGCGAATGTTGAAACAGCGCACCGTCAGTTCTATCTACGCCAAGTGACACACCTACCAATTTTCTACACGCATCTTCAATTGTTAAATCTAGCCACGTTAGCGGTTGCTGTGGAGCTACGCCATACGTCGGCAACAAATAAATAGCTTCTAAGCAATATCGTAGCCAGTTGGCACCACTTCTGGGGTAGGTGATCAAGTAAGTTAATTCTGGTAAAAAGTCGCCGTGCTTGTACTCGCCTAAATCAATATTTGATTCTTTTGGCAAATCGGATCCAGGGTCACCCTCTATCATGTGCTGTCGAAGCTCCCTTTGAGGCTCAAACCTGATCATGCCATATTCTCTAATTGCCGCGCGCTGCAGTTCTCTTAGTTTTAGATTCCTTTCAAGTTCAGTTTTTAAGTTGCTTTCTACTATTTTGTTTAACTCGTCCATAATATATCCCTAACATACAGAGAAAAATCCCTTTCTCCTTTCTGTTATAATGTTACTTTCGCACATTTCTTTTATCGTTCCTTCATCGAGTGGAAGACTAAAAGAGCTTATCTCTGGATTCTTTGCTCTTAAATCAAGAAGTCGTGGGTTCTCTGCTTTAGTTCCATCCATAATATAACACGGATATCTTCTATTTGTAGCTAAAATTTTATATCCATCGTTTTTTGCCCGTTCTAATCCATTAATTTCGAATTGCCACGCATCTTCACCAGAATGTAAATTCTTAAGAAAATATTCTTTATTCCAAATGTTTAATCGAATGGCCAATCTGTATTGAGCTTCCTGCGTCAATTGAATAACATCATAATTGTCGTGTGTTTCTACTGGCTCCCATGATCGTAACGATGGTCCTGGGGTCAAATCAATCCTTCCAACACTTTCATTTAAGTGTCCTGAGAGTGTCTTTATGAGTTCAAAGTTGACCGGTCTTAGGAGAAATTCATTTTCCACCATGTGGATAAAATAATCATCTTCGACCAGATTCAAAAACTCTATATAATCATCAGACCAATATTGTATACCTCGCTGCTTGCCTAGTGAAATAAAATCAAAATTACTTGGTAAGCTAAAATCAGGCTCCTTAAATCCAACTACAGTCACCTTCTGTTCGGGTGACCAGAACTTATTAAACAAATAACTAAACGGCTTCAATACATGCAAATAGTTGTCTGAGGTTGATACATATACTTTTAAATCATTCATTGTCTTCTCCTAAGCATGAATTTATTAAGGCCACATCACGTCGGTCCTTTTCTTCGTTTCTGTTTATTTTCATATCTCGGATCGTTTCCAGTGTAGCAAACTTAATCCCTTCATAATAAAAATGATTCTCAGGATTGAAAATTATCTCATCTTTTCCAATTATGTAATCATGAGCATCGAAATTATGACAATTAACATCCAATACGTTTGTCTCTATATTTTCACCTCGATATAAAAAGTCTAAATCTCTACACTCTCTTAAGCCATAAACACTAAGAACTGCGCTAGCGTCCACACAATAATCCTCTAATTGAGTTATGTGTGCTAAGTGCGAAATGAGCCAAGTCTTAAATTGAGTAAACAGGTGAGTAAATCTTCCGTATCTGTGCGGATTGGAATTGTTTAGAAAGTGTAAACTATTTTTATTAAAGACGCTTGATGCTATTCTCCATGTTTCTACATGTGTATCATTAATATGAATAGAGTGGTTGCCTACATTGCAGACATCTCTGATTCTTTTCTTGGCTATATTTAGCTTTTCTGGTTCATCTGTCTCTACCAAATAAACAGTTATTGTTCCTTCATTTTCTGCACCAAAGCAGCCTGCCTTTTTCTCGTGGGCTCCTGGGAAGTCATTCTGGACAGTGCCAAGCCATGGCTCTCCTTGGTAGAGTGAGAGAATATAGTTTGTAGCTCCAAGCTCACTTAGGGCTGCTTCTTTTTTATACACAACTGTTGCATATTCAGATAGAATTTGCTCAGCATTATTCTTTTCGATATTTGCTGCCGGAAACAAAGTAACCGTGTATACGTTACCCTTTAGCTTGCAATACTCTAATGCCATATCGTCAAGAAACTTTACGTCTAATCCCCCGCTTACAAAATTATCTTTATTTCTAAAGTATTCTGAACTACAATCAAGCTGTCCTTCGGGGGTTGGTCCGGTAGTATATACTCTCTTGTTCAACGCTATGGCTGCAGCTACTCTGTGGGCTCCATTAAGGGGAGAACCAGCGTACAAAGGAATAGCGTTAGCAGGATCGCGGCTGAACCCTTCTTGCTCCATTGAACTTAAAAGAGAATCAAAACTATTAGTAAAATCAGCCAACCTATTTTTTTCTGGGTCTTTTTCTTTAAAATCATTCCACACCTTTAGATGCTGTGCATACACTTCGTTAGCCCATGAGCTATCAATCTGCTTGAGTTTATACCTCGCGTACATTGTCTTAGCTACAATATCGTACCTTAGCGGCGTTAACAGAAGTGCTGGATGGGTACCATCTAAATCTATTCTAGCATAAGGGGGCTTTTCTCTTATTTCTTTTTCTAAATTTATTTGTAGAGTGTTGTCTACTTTGTGGTCGTTTAAGGGATTGGAAACATTGTATACATATAAAATATCCTTAATATATCTACTTTTGTTACCAGCCATCTCCAACATAGGAAACATAAAGGCTAAATCCCAAGCCATTTTATAGAAATTGCCTTCGGTGTCAAGCATATCTTTCTTGTCAATACGGCGCCAAAGTTTATATTTAAAACTGCGAAGATGAGAACTCATCCATACAGCACGTCTTAACAAGCCATTATCAATTACCTGTGCTGGAATCTGTTGAGCAAATTTGCCCCTGACAGATGTTGGAAATTCCGCATAACTACCATACGTTATCCAAGCGTCTTGATTTTCATATTCATCATTAAGCCTTGACAGGACGGCTTGATTTGCAAACCAGTCGTCACCATCTAATGTAACAATAACATCTTCATCATCTGGCTGGGACTCTATAATCCCATCGTAAATATTCTTTAGGGCCAGCTTTTTTTGTTTGTTGACGATCAGCTTAAATCGTTTATCATCGCCAATTTCTTTTTTAATTATCTCAACTGTATTATCTGTTGAAATATCATCAATTAAAATACACTGAAAATTGGTATAGTCTTGTGCTCTGATACTTCTGATGCACACCTTGATCCATTTTTCTACATTATAAAAAGGGACTATTATTTTGAAATGATTAGCCATTAAATATTTCTTCAACTCTGTCGGGAATTGTTTGACGCCAAGTGCGAACTTCTTCAATCAGTTCTTTGCCTCTAAGTTTAAACCATGGCTCACCACAGGCTCCAACATTGCCATTTGTAGCAATAGCCATGCCCATCATTCTGGCCTCTACCACGATTCTAGACAAAGTTTCTGGTGTTTTTGGCAGAAAAACTAATTGCATATTTGAGCCTAATTTATCCAGAAATTCTATGTGAGGACATGGCTTTATAACTCGGTAATCATTTCCGTGATACTTGCAATATGCAATTGCTTCGTGCGTGTTTTTGTGTTCTATGTCGGATCCCATTATGGAGGCCATCGGATGCTTATCTCGATCTGCCAAAATTGTACATACTTCAAGCACGGCTTCTGACCATAAATTGCCCCCAATATTAATGATGTTATCCAATCCCAAATTAGCTTTTACAATTTTAGCATGGAATTCTGATTGACAAATGATTGCTTTGGCTCCTTCATAAAATGGCCTATTGACAATGTGAGATTTCGGAGCAACATAATTATCATAAAGTGCTGGGTTTCTATTCTGCAAATACTTGTGATCGTGCTCATAGATAACATACCTTGGTCGCATCGACGCCATTGGTGCGCCATAAAAAAACCTTTTTGCTTCTTCGGAAAGATTAATAAAATTGCTAATAATAAAATTAGCAGGAATCCCATCCGACTCTATAGCAGACAGCATAGGAAAATTTACGTTTTGGCTCTTCAATTTAAGAACATAATGGCCGCGCTCAATTAAAAGGTTGGCCAATTCATCGTTGTTTAATTCTCCACCGCCGGGTACTTCATCAGAAAAGAAGTCTGCGATAAATACAAACTTTTTAGTCATAATTCACCACGTCTTCACTTAACTGCTCAAACCATGTCTGAACATCGATCTTCTCGCCATATACAGCGTCAGCAAATGCTTTGTATTGATTGGTTGCTGAAAATCGTTCTGAAACATATTTTTGTAGCTTTTTAGCATCGCCCTTGTACCTAGAATAATTCTTGTACACATCTCTTAGCTTCATCTTGTAGCTGCCCTGTTCTGGGTAACACCACATAGAATCTTTTGTCAGTACTCCATCCCAAACAACCTCTGGCTGTACTTGATTAATAGTGTATTCTACTCTAGCGAAAAGTGGACGAACCTTAGCCTTCTTTTGCTTACCCCTCTTAACTGGAGCATAGAGAAAGTCGCATTGACCACTCCATGCTGGAGCAATTACGGGCATGCCATTGTAGGCTGCCTCAAAGATTGGCAGGCCGAAACCTTCTCCGTGGGCCAATGTTATAAAGGCTTTAATCTTCGGATGCTGATACAGTGCTGTCATCTCCTCGTCGGTTAGCGAGCCATGAATAAGGTTTACAGAACATTTACGGTCGGGGTATTCAGCCAACAGTGTTTCTATCATGTGTTTGCTAAACATCTTATCGCCGTGCGATGTGTTTAATCTAAATGTCTTTAATACCAGACCCACCTCTTGATCAATGAATTCTTCTACCCACCATCTTACTAAATTTTCAATATTCTTGCGAGGACTCCATTGAGCTACAGCTAGAAAGTTAAAATCATGCTTCAACTTTAACTTCATTGGTGCGGCCTCATACTCTCGCACTGGATAGTTCACAACCGTTACAGGAGTCGTACACTTAAAGGGGGTTTTCTGTCCATTCGGGTGCTCGGCAATATAAGTTGTATTGTCAAAACCATGCTTAGAGTGATTTGATATCACGATTATTCGATCCATTAATGCACTCTTTTCAATCCATTGAGCAGCAATTCTATCTGTCTCAATTCCTGCTGTATAACCAACGTTTACTGGTGCTAGCTTTTCCCACTCATTAGGAATTGTAATTTGCAAAGACATATCAAATTGACCACCTTGTGCCTGATATATCGCCGTCTTCTGTAGAAGAGAATCCATCCATTCCCTTTCTTCATTATCATTCCAAATCCAGCCTGTGCGGCCCCATGGAATCACTTGAAGGTAAATATCGAATAACTCTTCGTAAGCTTTTAACGATCTGAGAGCAAACCTTGTTTGTTCTCCGTAGCCTGATAAGGACAGGGCTGGGCCTCTAACTAATATACGCTTTCTCATTTAAAATTCCAAATGCTCCCAACTTTTATAATTTTTTCTTGTTTTCCAAGAACCGTTTTGTTCGTGTATGTCCGACATAATCTTATCCCATTCTTTTTGGTATTTCTCAAAACCGTAATTTTTTAAAACATGCTTACGGCCGGCGGCGCCTAAAGCTTTACGCTCTTCATCAGACATCGCATAAATATCATCAAGTGCCTTGAGGAAGTCCTCTTTTGAAACCCTATCCTCATAAATCCAAGGCACCGCCTGAGAACCAATAATTGCTTTAGATGAAGGTTCAATTCCAATTCCAAACCAGTCTTTACCATTGGTTACTTGCTCCTGTAGGCCGCCGGTCATATTAACAATAATTGGAGTTCCACATGATAGAGATTCTAATGTGGCCAACCCAAATCCTTCTGCATCAGAAATATTGATAGTACAATCAGCCATATTATACATCGCGGCCAATTCTTGTGGTGGGTATTTTGCCGTAGACAATAGAACCTGCCCTTCAGACAACCCTAGCTCTTTAATAATTACCTGTAAGTCTTGCCCATTTGGATCTTTAGGATCGGTGTGCATAATCAAATAAGCCTTATCATGGCCTACCTTATCTAACCATTCCTTAAACCACCAAATAAGTGTACCACTCTGCTTTCTTCTGGCGTTTCTATTGTTCCAAAAGAACATAAGTTTGCCCTCATGTTGAGGATGATCTGCAAGACTAAGACCCTTAATCCTTTGAATTTCTTCTTCTGGAAAGGGTTTAAATACATCAGCGGTGACTGCATGGGGCAGATGAATACGCTTAACATTGGGCGCCACCTGTTTTACTATTTCATCTGTCACTTTAGAAATAGTAACGATCACATCATTAGATTCATAAAAATGCTGGTTGAACCTAGGCGGTGGAAAGTTGTCCCAAACATGATAATATACCAGCGGCACCATCGGCCTGATTTCGTTTTCGATATCCCACAGCCATGGCCAGAATCTTGGATCGGTCATGAACCAGATAATATCAGGGCGTTCGGCTCTAAGTATTTGGCGAACATGCTCTTGAGTACCGTAATTATCAACTGGGAATATCCTCCAGTGATCTCCGTACTTGTCTGTCTTTTGTGGCGTGTAGTCATTGTGCTTAATCGCGCCTCCAAGGGATATCACATCATACTTGTTAGTATCGAGCAGTCCTTCAATCATATACCTTGTCTGTGTTCCAACACCTGATGGTGATAACGGATGATCCGATAAGGTTAGGATCTTTATTCTTTGTTCTTCATTCATGTTTTTAATTTTCCTTATGGGCAGTGTTCTGTTTTATAGAGCGGGCATCCATATCCAGATGTGCAAGCTAAACGATTTTTAATATATCTCTTTTTTTCGATGTTGGTGATAGCCTTGTTTACTAATTTGATAGCATTATCAACTTTTCTCTTGCCACTTGATACTCTAAAAAGCTCAACCCTATTCTTCTTTCCCGTGCGCTTAAGAAGCGCAAAGTGTGTTTCAATCTTATCAAGACTTATATTGTGCTTTTTCGCATAAAAGTACTTATACAAAGTTAACTGATATGTTGTAATCGCGTCATTCTTTTTTCTGTTATCCCAACCCCAAGAGCACGTTTTCCAATCTATAATATGATATATGCCGTCCGAAGTCTTTATAACAGCGTCTATAAATCCTTTGAAATTATATTCAGTGTCATCAATTGGGATCATGATCGACTCTTCCGTTGAAACAGTCTCATAAGAATTGAAATATTCTTTTAGTGCTGGTTCTATGTGAGGAATTATCTCTCTCCCCTGTGGGCGCATCTGATTTATCAGACTTTCCCTAAGAATAACATCTTTTGGCAGTTTTTTTAATTCTTCAGCGAACCTTAATTCAAAAAAATCTAATGTTTTTTCAGAATTGATATCGTTTTTTCCCAACAAATGATTTTCGCATACATCGTGGATTGCTGTTCCAAACGCAGTATACTCATTTCCTTTGAATATTCTAATTTTATCAAGATTTACAATTTTATGATAAAAGGGACACTGACACCAATTCTTTAATTCTGAAAATGATATATGTGGCACATAACACCTCTATTTTTGTGCAGTTGTAGTTGTAGTGGCTTTAGGGGCGGTCTTCGGCGCTGAAGCACCCTTCATTTCAAACACCCAAGTGCCCTCGGTTCTATCCTCGTACCAATTACTAACAGTGGCCTTCTGTAAACATGCGCCCACCGTTATTCCATTTTCTTCTAAGATTCGACATGCATCTTCTGTACGGTATTTTTGCTTACTAGCATAACGTGAACCAGATACTAGTTCACACTTCATGTGCAGTTCGACTGTCTTCTTTTTAGCATTCTTTTTAATTGTATATTTCATTTTAGTACATCTCTCCTTTTTCTACCAAATTCTGAAACTTTATATAGAGTTGTGGCGATATTTTCTTTAGATTGTGTGGTTCGCCAGTAAAGTATTCTTCAAATCCATTTGCGAAGTATTCTCTAAGGGACGTGGCGCCATATGGTGACACAAATAAACCAACAGTTAACATGCTCAATGCATCGTACCCAACATCCCTATAGAAAAACATATCTAGCTTTTGTGAATATTCCACATCGAAAAAATGTTTTGCAATCACCTTATCATTTAAATAATTGTTTGTTTTTAGTGTCTGATATAGCGTTCTGCGTTTAACTAAAAACTCTCCCTCTATTTTTCCGTCAGCATATATATCTTGCGGGTAAGCATGTTCTACAGCGTGGGCAATCTCATGAACCATATCTTCAAACAACTCTTGCTCATCTTCCTGCTGATTCGAAACATATATAGCACCGTCCTTAAATACTGCCGTAATATCCCTTTCATCAAATTCTGGTAAGTGTGCTACTATAATCATTTCTAGATGAGATAATAGATGGACCGGAATGAAATCTTCAATTTTTTGAATAACGCTCACCAAACTTACCTTTTGCGGAAGAGCGTCTTTTACATATACCGGCATACGGTTATATAGAGAATATTCTTTTCGCTCAGACATATTTCGTTCAGTGCTCTCTTTTAAATACTCTTCTAGATGTGTTCTTGTGTCAGGATTTTGTGTCATTGGTTAATTCATTTTGATGCTCTAACTTTGCAATTTCTTTTTCAGCGTCATCAATATCAAACATGGCCTGTTGATATCCTCGGATCCAGTTCTCCTCGGCCAAGACCATCAAGAATTCTGGAAACTCATTTGCCATGGTATCGATAATCATTTCTACAGTTACGTCACCATCTTCTGGATCGTGCTCTTGTCCAACATAATCAACTAGCCATTCTTTAATTGGCGAGTCTTTCTCAATTGCTTTGGTTAAGTCAGGATTTTGTTCCATAGTGTATACTCCAATCTTAGTATAACCATACTACATGGTTATGTCAAGTTTTTTTTATAATATTTTTGCGCCCAAGGTCGCTACCTTGGAACGCTCGCCTTTAATAAGCGTAATATGGCCAGATAGATCATAATGTTTAAATTTCTCTACCGCGTTTGTTAGGCCATTCGTCGTTTCATCAATATAGACATTATCTATTTGCTCAATGTCACCAGTAAAAACAATTTTTGTATTTTCACCAACTCGTGTAACTATAGTCTTAAGTTCGTGACTTGTTAAGTTCTGCGCTTCATCAATAATAATAAATGCATTCGAAATAGAACGACCCCTAATATAAGTTAGCGCCTCAATATCAATTACGCCCTTACTCATATACATTTCGAGTGTTTCTCTGTCATTTCCCATAAGAAACTGAAGGTTATCTTGAATGGGCCGCAACCAAGGAGACATCTTCTCCTCCATTGAGCCGGGCAAGAACCCAATGTCTCTGCCAAGAGGCTGAACTGGTCGGGATACGATTAAGCGCTTATATTTCGGTTCTAAGGCGTTCCGCTTGTTATTACCACTTGGTGCCTGTAATGTCTGCTGCAAGCCAGCAGCAATGGCACAGAGCGTCTTACCGGAGCCTGCTTGACCAACTAGAGTGATTACGTTCACACTTTGGTCCATCAACAAGTCCATTGCAAACACTTGTTCTTTATTTCTTGGGTTTATACCCCAGACTCCCTCTTTATAAAAGCCGGCTTGAAGCAATGCTCTATCAGAGCCCATATATCTAGCTAATGCCGTTTTTTTCTCATTGGCATTGGATATGAGCATAACAAATTGGTTAGGATAAAAGTTGCCTTCAATGTATATTTTTTCGCCTTCATAAAACTGATCGATAATTGGATCATCCACCAAATGTTCAGCAAATCCGCTATATACATTTTCAACTTGTTCTACAGCCTGAGAGTGTATATAATCTTCACACTCCAGCGATAGTGAATCGCAAATGACTCGCATGTTTATATCGCGGGTGACGACAATTATTTTTCGTGATGGATTCTCTTCCTTAGCTGCTAAAGCAGTAGAGATTATAACATGATCTGGGTGAGAAGAATTTAAGTCTGCTGGGAGTAAGCTAGTTTTACCTTTACACACACTGACGATGCCGCGACCTTTTCCTAATCTCACACCGTGGCAGAGATTCCCTCGTTCGCGCAAGGAGTCCAAGGTTCTTATAATTGAGCGTGCATTTGTGCCAACGCTGTCTTGTCTTTTTTTATGCGCATCGATCTCTTCAAGTACCTTTAAGGGCACAATGATATCGTTGTTCTTATAACTATAAATTGAATTGTGGTCTGTTAGATAAACGCTAGTATCTAGGACGTATGTTTTTTTTGCCATTAGTACTTCTTGGTCTTGTAAATAAATAGTGTGAATAGAATATTATTCTTTCTTTACCCACATAACATTGCCAATAACTATTACTTTTGGTTCATTAGTAAGCTCGTCTACCTCTTGTTTGAGACATGGTGCATCATCTTTAATCTGATATGGAATCCAATCAGTTGAACCTCCTACCCAGGATAGTTTTTTAGCATGTATGTCCTTTCCTAATTTGACAGGTTCCGCTTCTCTAGGATAGCCAAAGTTATTGTGGCCCCACTTATTTCTACATACAGTTGTCCCCTTTGGAATCAATAGGGCGTCTGAACGCCACTGTTCCAACTCCTCTAATAGCTTTTCTTTAAGCTCAGAGACGGGAAAATTTATATGATTTCGCATTTTAGCTCCTATTTTTTATTTACGTTTTTTATCGGTGTCAGAAACATTTTTAAATGGTAACACATTATCTTTAATTGGTTCTTGTGTCACTTGCTCATGTTCCATATCATATAGCATCTTTTGTAATTCAAGTTCTTTCATATAAAGATACAATTCTTGCTTTTGGCTTAGCTCGCTAACTCGTTTTTTTCTCTGGTTCTCGTATAGAAGCCCTACACACAACCCAAAGAAGAAGCCAAAGAATATTCCTACAATCAGTTCCATTATTCTAAGTATAAATAGATATTAAAAAAACTTAAAGCACAAAATATAGATTGTGGAGCCATCGATAGGATTCGAACCTACGACCGGCTGATTACAAATCAGCTGCTCTACCAACTGAGCTACGATGGCATTTGGTTGTCGCCAGACTCATCGTCCACAATAACGCCAGCATTTTTCAAAGCAGTAATCAATGTTATCACCACCTCTTCAAAATACTGGGCCCTCTCTTCCATTTCTTTTACTTTGTGTAACAGATATGCAACCTGTTTCGTCAAACCGTTTATGTGTTCTTCCCATAAATCTCTAGTGTCCATATTACCTCGCTTGCTGTTCAAATCGTTTGGTGGCTTCATACAACATTATATTTGCTGCTTGAGAAGTATTTAAGCAATACCCAATTCCAGGCATAGGAATATATACCTTATCACTGTTCTTTAGAATCTCTACTGGGATTCCTAATTCTTCGTGACCCACCACCAAAACAGTAGGGCTGCGGAAATCGAAATGATAAGACGCAATGGGCTCTGCACCTTGACATATTTCCGCAGCCACCAATCTAGTCTGGTTGTCTCTAGTATAATCGAGAAAAGCCATTGGCGAACTGTATTCTTTAATTTTGACATAATCGTATAAACTTCCTGAAAGCGGATTCAGTACCGCTCTCGGTGGTGTAGAACCTATAACATGAATTGTATCAGCCCCAAAACATGCGGCGGCTCTGATAAGATAAGCGAAGTTACCGTCATACTTGAAATTAACACAGCAGAGGCCAATAGGATAAGTTTTAGCCAGTCTTTTTTTGTTATCATACCTTTCTTTTCTTGTTTTATCTCGCATTACACCACTTGATATTTTTTATTTCCGCGATATTGTACAAACCATGATGGAATCTTATTTTCAGGATACCTGATTCTTGGTTTTGAAGCATAGAACTTGCGATATGATTCTATGATATCATCACTATGAAATTCATACGGCATAGCTAACGGCAATTTCGTTGGCTTGCTTTGAGGAAATAGATTCGGATCATACAAGTCTATACACTTTACCAACACAGAGGCACATTTATGTACCTTGTTGAAACGTTCGGTATATTCTTGTAACATCGCTTCCGTGTGTTCAACCAGAGCTTCAAAATTTGCAGATGAAGCCATAACCCACTTCGTACTTGGATGGTGTTTATGGGTTGAACGATATGGGGCAACGTGATCGCCAGACAATTCGTTAATTGCTGTACAGAGCATTTGACATGACTCTAATATCATTTTAACAACACGATAATTGTCTTGTGATTTTGCAGATGCTACCCAATCTATGGTATTGTCTTTTCCTTCTAATGCAAAGATATTCAATTTTTCTCCTATATTTGGTTATATTATATCCCATTTATAGGCGACTGTCAACGTTTTTTTAATAAATTCTATAATTCGTCTTTTACATCGTTTGCAATTTGTAATAAATCCAGGCCGGCGCAATCAATCTTTCTTTCAGTTAAATTATAGTGATTTACAAATCCTTTAAACTTAGCTCGCGAAGAATCCTTATGAACAGCAGTTAATAACTCATCGCCATCCATAGGCACTTCCAAGGGAATATCTAGAGCTTGATGTACTGCTTTCCACAAAGCTTTTAAGGCTTCTATTTGAATTGGATAAAAGTCTAAATGCTCATCTAACCCTCGCCCATGCACTCTTGCCTCACCCTTTTTAACAACTGGACGTTTGCCGAATCCATTTCTTTCATACCAATCTTGATGTTTGGTATAGTAAGCGTTACTAATTTCTACTCCTACAGAAGCATGATTTACTCTACCAATACCGGCATGCCAAGCGCCATGTTGAGTATCTAATAGCTGATAAATTGTACCATCGTTATCTATGCAGAAATGAACTGAAATTCCTCTTCTCGACAATACTTTTGAGCATGATTCGGAGGATAAACACACATCCCAATGATTAACAAATATGGTTGGCTTGCGGTCTTCCTTTCCGGCATAATCGTAATAGTTGCCATCATCTGTGGTTAAACCATCGTCTTCGTCCCAAAGTACCACCTTGTCCCAATCAATTTCATAAAATTTACCATTATGTACAATATGCTTTTGTTCGTCACAGCGTTGTTTTGTCCATCGGTATCCACCAGGGGAAGGTTTATAATCTGATATTTCTGATTCTCGGTCGGTCCAGATTCTTCTATATGTTGCTGGCCCTACTAGACCGTCGTCATCCAGACCTCTCTCTCTTTGCCATAGCTCGACAGCTTCAACTAATTCATCATCATTGTATTTACACCCAAACCAAGATGGTTCCCATCCCAGCTTAGCCGATGAAGATTGATTATAGAATACCTTATCAACAGGCACTACGCACCGCCTCGTGCGCCGGCTCCAATAACATTGCAATCTATCGACCAGAAAGTGGTGCTTACGCCACTAATAGAACGATTAGTAAAGCTAGTTCCATTTGTGCTTGTTGCAATTTTGCCGCTAGCACCAACAATAACAACTGTGCTGCCATCCGTTGCTACATCATATATGTGAGAGGTACTCCAAGTAGAATCGTTCCCTGTCCAGATTGCTGTCCAATTTTGACCATCTGAGCTATACGCCAATCTACCGTTATTACCAGCCAGAATCCATTTATTAATACTGCCGCCGGCGTAAACAAGGCATTGGGGGCCCCAGTTTCCAGCCCATGCACCAGTACCAGCTTCAGTCCATGTCTCGCAGTCGTCGTCGCTGTACCATATATTATCGCCGGTCAAAGCGGCAACCCAACGATTAGTTCCATCATAAGCCAAACAATGAATATCCTTGCCGGATTCAATTTGGATTGGCCAGCCAGTGGGCTGTGCCCAAGATGCTCCGTTGTTGGTAGACTTCCAAAGATACCTGTCAATCCCCATAAACCAAAGATTGCTCGTTGCGCCCTTATAAGCCACGACCTTTATACCATCATTTACGGTATTGTCAACATCTAATTTGGTCCAATTTGCGCCACCATCGGTTGACCTCTGAGGACCGTCATAATAAGTGGTTGAATCGCGGGTTTCAGCAGAAGTTGTACCGCCGAGGATCCAAACTCCATTCCCCCATGCGGCAGCTGGTCCACCAGTTCCCTGATTTTTGTTTGCGTTTGGATCGAAATCTTTTGCCGTCCAGTTGTTAGCATCGGTCATATCGGCACTATCATTAACATACATGAGTTCGTTAGTAGTATTGGACGCGTGAATTAGCCATCGCTTATTGCCACTGTTATCTTGCCCGATGACAACATCTTTATGAGTATTTCCTCCCAAATCAACCAATTCAGACCATGATGCCGGCATAGCTTGAGTGCTGTGATACATTTTACCACTTGTGCTGCCAATTAGCCAGCGTGTAGCTATTTCTCCTGACGGCATCTCTCCAAGCATAAACTCGTCCACGCTAGACTTGGCTACGCCGTTGACTTTGGCGATATTATCTGTATCTACTCCATTTATTTCATCAATATCAGGCATTTTTAGTATTCAATCCATGTTGAGCTTGGGCTAAACCAAACTACATTAGTGCTACTCATACAATATCCAACAAGTCTTAAAATCTCACCAGAACCAGATGGTGGAATGGTTTGAAGTTTGCCTGCGGCAGTGCTCAAATAAACCGGCTTACCGGGAGCAAACCCACCACTCAAGTGACTGTAAACATCGAAAGAGCCCTGGACTAATAATCCATCAGATACAGCGGAGCCTAAAGCGATTCCCAGCAAGGCTTGTTCACTACCTGTTGGTAAAGCTTTTGCCGCTGTCCATGTTGCAGAACTCGTATGCATATAATAGAGTTGACCAGCAGTTAAAGAGCCGGCTCCATCATATATAACTTGACCACCGCCCATGGTATCATTAGAAACGTTTGAGATGGCCGAATGTCGAATTTGTGGTCCTGCTGTATTTAGTGAAACCATTACGGCGTTATTGATTTTAAAATCTATAGTATCTTCACTAAAATCAATTACGGTATCACCATCGGAATCGTTCTCAAAGTATAAATCTCCAACCTTCAGGCTTCCTGTGCTAAAATTATATGACATGTTCTTCTCCCTTTAGAGTCTTACGCAATAAATAGTTTTATTTATTGAAAGATGTCATATAAATTTTAAAATGGTCGGGGTAGCTGGATTTGAACCAACGACCCTCTGCTCCCAAAGCAGATGCGCTACCAGGCTGCGCCATACCCCGATGGAGCGGGTGACTGGATTCGAACCAGCGACAGCCACGTTGGCAACGTGGGGCTCTACCACTGAGCTACACCCGCTTTTGCTAATCATTGGTAACTAACCAGCCGATAAATACAGCAATACCGGCAGCAATACAGAATCTATGTTCTATTGCTAACGGAATAAAAATATCATGGATGAACACCACTACTAGTTACCCTATTTTCGAAACAATCGCTTCTCCAGCACCAATTCGGGGAGCATATGTTTCATTGGGAGTGTCACCCTCAACTTATACTCTTCATGATGGCCTGCACGTTTGGCGAGCGCTACATCGCCGCTGAGCAAGAAGCAGCATGATTATTTCGTGTATCGCGTGATAGGCGGGCTATTACGATTAATGTAATCAAACCCTTCTAACAAGTAGCCTACATCCTTACTAACCCTTGTCTTAAACTGCTCTACCTCTTGACGAAGTACTTTTAGTTCATCATTTAGTTCGCTGACGCGAGACTTCAAGTTCTTAACTTGACTCTCAAGTTCGGGTGCTGCATTGGTTGCAGTAACTCTTGTCGTGGTTGACTTCTTTGTTGCGGCCATTCTCTTTCTCCTTTATTTGCAATTTGGCGGTTTTACGAAAAGCACAATATTCTTTCTTGGCTTCCATTTATTCTCTTTGATAAAGATTTCTTTTGCTTCTTCTGAAGAAGTAGCGGTAACAGAATCTTTAAGTTCATATGTGTTTGTTGCTTTGTTATATTCTCTTACTTCAAAAATTGTTTCATAAATTGGTTTTTTCATTATTACAGTATATCTCTCTTTGTTTTTGTTGTTAATGATAAAATGGTAGGGGCGACGGGACTTGAACCCGCATGCACCAATTACCCGAGTTTTATGCACCGCTTATAAGACGGCTGGGATACGCCCCCGTAAAGTGGTAGCCGAAGTGGGACTCGAACCCACACGCCTTAATAGCACCAGATTTTAAGTCTAGCGTGTCTACCGATTCCACCATTCGGCCCCTCATAGTATTAATATACCAGCTTTGCATATATAAGTCAACCTGTTTTTTAACAAACAGGAACTTTTCTTTCCTTCGGATCTAGCGAGTCAACCTTTTCCAATTGGTTTTTAAGTTTTGTATCTTCAGCATTGGCAACTAGGTCGCTACTGCTTTGGATTTTACCTCCGCCCATTTCCCAGACCATAGTAATCCCCAATTCTTTACATACATCCATTTCTGGAGTGTTCTCATTTGTACGATCTCCCCCGTTTGCAAAATGAGTTGGTTTAATCCTTCTTAGTGCTTCGCAGACAGTCCCGTCTGAATCATCTACTTTTTCTACTCTGCGCACACCCTTAATGGAGTGTAAAATTTCTGCCCTTTCTTCAAAAGGCATGAAAACGTATCCCTTCTTTCTCATTAGCCATTCGTCCGAATTGGCTACGACAACTACATTTCCATATTGTGCTGCTTCTTGAATCATTCTGACGTGTCCGATGTGTATTGGGTCAAATCCGCCGCTGACCATAATGATGTCATAGGGTGAACCGGGGCCCATTCCGCGAAAGTCTCCGTAGTGATATGCCATTTGTTTTTCCTTTTAGTTATAGTTTTATTGTTATGTTTGATGCTTCCAACATCTTGGTTCGTATAGCTCCGAGCCGCCGACTGCAATTTCCTCTATATCCTTTACTTTTCGATGAGTATAGTAAGCGTCGGCGCCACAGATTGGACACACTGCTGGGCAGACTTCAATTTTTGTAGCCCAAGGCATCATGTCTCTAATTTCTTCAAATATCTTATTGCTTGCAGATAGTTGGATTGAGGAAGTTATAATTGTATAACCATCTTGAAACAACTTTATAAGAGCTTTAGCAATATTGGGTATCATAAATGCTTCATCTACAGCTATTATATCAATGGGGCCTGCATGTTTCCACAAAGCCTGAAGGACATCATCTCCCGTTTCGACACAATTGGCAGGAATCTTTCCGCCAGAATGAGTAGAAATAAAGGAAGATGAATACCTTTCATCCATTTTTGGTTTAAATGCCAAAAAGTTTTTATTTTGATATCGATATCTATCAATCGCAGCTAGCATTCGTGTAGTTTTAGAACCAAACATTGGTCCGGTAAAAATAATAAATTCAGGATTGTTCAATTTGGAATTCCAAGTGTACAATAACCTAACAGCAATCCCAGACTAACAAAAATAATAAAATCTTTAATTCTATTAGATAATTTCATCCACCAATCCATATTTTAGGCAAGTCTCAGCATCAAACCAAAGATCTCTCTTTAACATCTGATCTAAAGTCTTTTTAGGTATCTTGGTGTGTTCTACATATATTTGTCTTATTGTTTCCATCAATAAGTCACAATTTTCCATATCATCTTTCAGTTCTTCGTACTTACCCCATATTCCAGAAGACAACTGGTGAATCAGCATATATGCATGCTTGTTCATGAATCTCTTTTCAGCCACAACACTCATAACGGTGGCTGCAGAGGCGGCACATCCATCAATAATACTATGCACAGGGACCGGAGAATTTAAGATATAATCAACTGTAGAAAATCCGGCGAATACACTTCCACCATAGCTATTAATATGTAGCCTAATAGGGGGAGGAGTTTCTATTCCTAGTGAGTTTGCTCTGTTTATTAATGTCTTGCCCATAGAAACCAATCTCTTGTTTAAATCTAAATTCTTTGGCCGATTGACTTCTGAATAAAAATATATATCATTATTTACAGAAGACACAATATTGTGGTCATCAGAATTACTATTCGTAGGTGGCCTATCATCCGAATTTGATGATAATTTCCAAATTATATCTTTCATTTAATCCTCTTTGCTATATAATATTCTTGATACTGTGTGATACTCAACTTCTAAGCCTGCAGGAATATACATTTCTTTGCCTGATTCAGTTATAACGGATAGTATATCTTCTAATACTACTTTTTCAAAATGTATTTCAGGGAAGATATCAAATATTATAATACCATCTCCCTCTATTGACTTTAAGTGTTGTATTATCTCCTGCTTACTTGCTTTAAATGTGTATAGAAAAGTATATCTTATTTTTTCATCTTCAGCAAAGTATTTGTATATTTTCATAATGGTACCCCGAGTAGGATTCGAACCTACGGCCCACAGCTTAGAAGGCTGTTGCTCTATCCAACTGAGCTATCGGGGCCTTCAAATATTATCTTCATATATTCGGAAGCGATCTTAACTGAATAGAGTTCGTCATATGTGCTAACAATCTCAATTATCCTGATGATGAAATCTTCTATCGTCTTTTTGTCACCGCGCTCTACCGTAAGATGCTTGTCGCTCATATTATAAATATATCTTGCTGCAGCTGCTGCATCATCCATAATAACGATGCCGGCGGCAATTGTTCTGGCAATGGAGTCTGGATTCATATAACTAACTATCAGTCAAACATGGTAATTTTGGTATTATTTCCCCTTCTAGTATTCTTATTGTCTCTTCTGGGCCTGAAGTTTGCCATGCACGACCTGAACGTGGAATATTCCACTTTTGTTTTGGACCTTCTGCTGTGACAGAAGATTTCCAAGAGTCTGGCCCATCAGGATGATTGAGTAAATCATGTAGGGTCTTATCGTTTCCATTGCCATGACACCGGTCACCAATAAAATAGAGATTTTTTTGCTTACAGGGCTCATGTTTTAATACATATGTTTTATCCCATCCTGTTGGATAGATATCGAACGATGTGTCGCCGCCCAAAGTAACTGTCAGGCCGGCGATATCATTAGCTAAAAATGAATCTATTAAGCTGGTGATATAATTAAATCGAATATGTTGTAGTGCGTCTTGCTCTACAAATTGCTCTCTCTGTTCAGTAGATGCATTTCTGCCAATTGGACACCAATTAACCATCGACTGCCTATTAGACACAAAGTGACCGCTAAGGGGCATCTGTCGAGCTAATTGGACAATATCTGACTGCAAGGTACACAAAACAGCTAACATGTCTCTAAACTTATCGGAACCCATATGCTCTTCCATGGAGATTCCATATACCTTATCATAAGCCCCCGTATCTGAGAGTTTCCAATGCTCTGTTCCATTGCAAGGAAATACATGTAATTCAGAATTTGATCGAATCTCTTTATTTTGTAACAACTCTGTAGCTTGTTCTCGTACATATTCCATGCCGCTGCCAGTTACGATTCCCAGCGTGGCGCGTTCTGACAAAGCCACTAAAGTCTGAATAACAGCATCGGTAATTTTGCCTCTTGGTGGCGTAAGTGTGCCATCGAGATCAAACAAGACGATTGATTGCATATCATCCTCGATAAGTTGATGTTAATAACATAACATTATTTGCTAGCTTTGTCAAACAAATTTGCAAATTTAAATTTTCTACGACTTTGAATTGATTTTTCAACTTCTTCAGTTGGCAAATCTAGATTTTCTTTCAACTCAACTAAAGCTTTTTCTATTTCATCTGTTATTTCTTCTACTTCATCTATTGAATAAGAAGTCGTTTCTTCCTGAAGATTTCTGTTTTTAATTCTCAGGCTCCTAAATCGATCTGTCATTTTTACTCCATATTAACATAAACATCTACAAACGGGTCTGAACACATCCACTGATATTCTAGTGGTGCTTCGCCAAAGGCGCGGGCATGTATAACAAACTCAAACATGTTCCACGGGTCTGCACTATATGGTTCTCTTTCGGCACATGTAATCTTTTCTATTGATGGGCTAACTTGCTCCAATCGTAATTGTGTACATCCAGATGCATCGATGTTTATTTGTAATGCATCCAAACATGGTATCCCAGAAGATTCATAATCTGGGCCCGTAATCTGTGGCTGTTTGGCGGCACATCCTACCGACAAAGCCAGAATTAATAATAATTTTTTCATTTTTATCCTATTGCCACCGTTGTATCTGGAGGTTCAGGTATTTCGATGACCATAACGTTTTTTGTCACTACGTTAACGCTTTGCGCTATATTATATAGTACGCCAGGGGATAAATCGCAACGGTCGTATATCTTAACCACCTTCCAGTGTACTACATTGGCGATCCTTAAAGCATATGCTATCCACTCACTACAGTACCACTTTTCTCGTCGTTTAATGTGAAATGGCAAGAACTGTGACAGCAGCATTCCAATCCAATCATACTTACATCCTTTAGTTTCATTATAAAAATCCAAAATAACGTCATATTGCTCTTCGGTTATTTCTAGCTCTACAAAATCCCAATTATCTTCATTGAATGTTGGATTCTCTCTTGAGGAAACTTTTGAAGTTAAAAATGGACTAATTCCTATCCATGTTTTACCATCCGGTAGCACCAACTCTGCATGGCTGTACGGGCTCTTGGTCCACCACCGTATTATCTTATTTTGCCAATTTCCCTTTGCTTTATAAAAAGCAATTTTTACTTTCACCGTACAACTTACCTCATCAATATCAAAAAAGCGCCACCTGTAATATATATTAGCATTTTTTTAACTCACTCTTAATTTTTTATTTTTTTTTAAAACACTAGTTATTATGAGGGAGGATATCATGAGGGATGTATCTTTTTTGGCTTTTTTTACTGCTATTTCGTGCAGATGTGCATGTTGCGAGTGCAGACACTAGTATAGACCGATGTGCGGTAGCCCACTGCACATGTGAAGTGAGAAGAGGGCCGGCGCCGACCATCACAGCCAATTCGGTTCAAATAAGAAGACAACATACAATTTATTTTAGAGAGGATGAGTCAGAAATTACTTCTTCTCAAGATACTTCCCTATCCTCATTCATTGAGCGGATTAGACGCACAGATCAAAGAAGTATAACATTAATTGGTTACACAGATGGCTGTGGTGGTGAAGCATACAACAGAAGACTAGCTGCTCAAAGAGTACAGCAAGTAAAGCGAGCCATAGAACAAGATATTCCAAATGCAAGATTTAATACAATAATCCACGGTGAAAAGACCGGGGATCATTCTCCAAATGCTAGAATTGTCGAGGTCGTTGTTCACGGTGATAATTCCTTTACAACCAGAATAGAAAGAATTCCTGCTGATGTCTATCTAATTGACGCGTCAGGCTCTATGTGGGATGGGTGGAGAAATTGGACCGATGTGATCAATGCTTCACTTAAACCAAATAGTACAATCTATGTTTCAATGATGAATGGTTGTTATAATGGTCAACGATTAAATAGTATCTCGCCTCGTTCTGGTACTGAAATATGGTACTCTTACTATTATGTGTTAACGCAGATGCAGCCAAACCAGACGTTGCTCATTATTTCTGATTTTGACTCAAACGTTCCGCTTAGTCCTAACGAGCGTCAGATAATAACTAATTTAGCCCGTCGAAAAAACATTACTGTGCGTACACTCAGATAATCACCCTTCTTTAAGAAGTTGAAGTAAATCAGCCTTTCGTAATTTAGTATATCCTCTAAGTCCTCGTTCTTTTGCGACAGTCCTTAGTTCGGACAGCTTTAAATCATCCAAATAATTCGTAGGTGCTGAATCTTCGCTACGCGTAGGGGCCCTTTTTCTAAAAAGGTTTTTAAGTTTTTCATATACACTCATTTTCAATCTCCTATAAATACGGGGGGCTTATAGCCCCCCTGTATAATTTATTTTAACTGTTTACTATTCGTTAACAGTCTCTGTTGAAGCTTCTTCAACCTCTGTGAATCCGGTGTTAGTTACATCCTTTTCTTCAATCGTAGTCGTGGTGGTAGTTTGTTCTACTCCATTTTCTACGTTTTCAGTAGTCTGCACCTCAACCTGTTCCGCTGGGGTTGTCGATGTTGCTTCGGTTTCTGTGACCTCTTCTTCTCCACATGCACTCAATGTTAGTGCAAAAACAAATAACAATGTCTTCATAGTGTCTCCTTCTCTATTATTCATCGTTTAGTTCCTTTTTTCTTTTCCTTTGGTTTTTCGATAGGTTGCCCAGTTAAAACCTTAAACCGTAGGCCGCGTGTTCCGCATCTGCGAATCTTTGTTAGTTTTCCTTCTTCATTAAGAGAATTTCTCTTCTCATCAGCATCTACATATGTATCATAGATTGCAACTTTGGTCCACTTGACCTTTTGGGGCCTCTCATCCATTTTCTGTTGTGTCCGTTGTATCTGCGCCATCGGTAATATCAAGTAATTCAATTTCGAAATTAATGTCTTTTCCGGCCAATGGGTGATTCATGTCTAGTACCACTTCTTGTTCTGAAGAAGATACAATCTTTGCGAGAACTGGTCGGCCATCGCCGCCAGCGCCATGAACCATTGTGCCATTCTCAAACACATAATCCGCTGGGAATTGCTCTTTGCTCACTGTCATGACTGCATTAGGATCTGGTTGTCCGTATGCCTCATCAGCTGTGAGATTAACATTTTTGGTCTGACCTTTAGACATTCCAAACAAAGCATTTTCAAACCCTTTGATGACTTGCCCTTGGCCCACGATGACTGTAAATGGTGTTCCGCGACTTCGCGAATCATCAAACACCTCACCATTTGCAAAAGTACCCTTGTAATGTACTTCTACGATGTTTCCATTTGTTACTTTCATTTTTTTTATTTTTCCTCTTATTAGATGAGTTTTATCTCATATATTATATTGTATATCTGTTATTACTATTTGTAAAGAATAAATGACCACTTATAAAAAAGTGGTCATTAAATCTGCTTACACTACAAATATAATCACATTTCACCACGATGTCAAGCGGTTTTATCATCTTTTTATAAATCTATCTCAAGATCCCTAATTACATACTCAATTTCACCAGTGACAGGATTAATCTTTACATCCACCCTTGCTGATTCATTCTGTGGCTCTTCTTCCACATTATCATCGCAACCCACACAAATCACATCTTCTTCCTCTTCTGATTCTGTTGATTGTTCTGAATTTTCAACTGGTGGTGTATATACTTCTTGTCGTGGCCTCAAAGACTCTAAATCCTGCTCTGTATACAATTCTTCTCCTGGGCATCCCGGCCCCTCTTCAATTAGCTGAGATTCAGAAGAAACAGATACATGTATTTGCAATTCTACAGGAATGGGTTCAATTTTATTTTCACCTCTTTGAATCGGAGCTACAGTTGCTGAGTCTGTTACAACTGGAGCCGAAGGACCTTCTGATAGAGAACATGCCAATAGCATTAGTACTATCATCAGTCAGCCTTCAAATAATTATTGTAGCAAAACAGTCCGAGTCCAGCAGAAAATACTGCCCAACCCAATCTGCCGTCAACAACGCAACTAGCGGCAATTACTACATTGATCACTGCGCATCCTAGACTTACATGCTTAGAACTTAAAAAATTTATCATTTTACTCTCCTTTAAATGGTGGAAGCGGCGGGAATCGAACCCGCGTCCACAATAAGTCCAATTCTAGTCATTCACAAGTTTAGTTGATTTACTATCACAAATCAACAAAGGTAGTCAGTTAACCCGCCGGCGCTTACTGACCTGTTGCGCCCCCACTCACCTTTCTCGCATGTAGCGAGGTAATCCACCCGAAGATGTTTTTTTAAAGCCGAGGTTACCATTGTGTTTTTTCTTTTCACAGGATCCTACCTGATATCCAATATTGGTAAACAAGGTTATTGGAAACCCCGTTGATTAAGCCGCTAAGGCGACTGCTTCAAAGTGGTTGTTGTTATTTGCAACTATTGTTTTTGAACTGTTAAGGTCGTATCTAACCTACTTGCACTATTCCTCTTTCTTACCCTGTCGAAGCCATTTCGCTCCCTTATGTTTCTGAACCACAAGGTTGGTGGTCCTCCTCGCTCCCACCCTGCCAGTCTCCCTTCAAAATTTGATTCTATTTTCTAATCTAGGTTCGTTAGAGACATGGAACCCCTACTTACGTTCTTAAAACCTTGTAGTCTATAATTATTCTGTACTCTCCTCAAAGTACGATGAAGTATCATATTTTCTATCTGATTTTCTTAAATCAGATTTTGAAATTCCCAAAAATGTAGCCACCTCTCCTTTGGTGCGACATGCTGAGAAAGCATACTTAAGAGTAGCATCTTTTGAGATACATGTCAAGGATTTCCATAGCGGTAATCCATATAATTTGTTGCCAGCGGCTCTAGAGGCTAGCTCTAATTTCAGCCCAATGACCTCTTCTAAGCTAAGCTGATTAAGCATAACCTCAAATTCATCGGTGCTTTTGTTATCCCTTCTGAGTTTTTTAGATAGAGAGTAATTTTTGTTAGCTCCAGATCTTTTATTAATTTTATTCCAAGACATGATCAATTCCTTTTAACAATTGTATAGATAGTATATTATAATATATTATATTAGTTAATACTAATCTATACTAATCTATACTAATCTATAGATCATCATTTAGTTCTTTGAAATAATTTATAGCTCTAGATCAAGATCACCACCTACTTCTTCACCACCTACTTCTTCAGCATCGTACTCACTAGCAGCCTCGCTTTCCTCTTCATACTCAGGCGTGGTTGGCTCCTCTAGTTCAGCAGCTAGTTCCTCTTCGAATTTATCAAAGTACAGCTTAAGATTTGTCAGCAAGTAATCATAAAACATTTCACGGTCTTCATCATCAGATAAAACAGCATATGCATCCACAATAACCTTTTCAACTTTTTCGAATGTTTTCATAGCAAAGTTTCTACCAGTGACATCTTCGTTTTCTAATCCAGCACCAAACTCTTCTTCTGGATCAGCTGCTGGCTGGTTTTCTCCACGAACATCGATGAATTGTTCCTCATCATCACCGATTTCGACTTCGATATCCTGCTCTTGTAAGGCAATCTCTTCAGCCTCTGCATCAGACCCTTCTTTGCCAGCATCGGCTATAGCAATTTCTGGTGCTAATGCATTTTGCACTGCATTGACTATGTGTGCTCTATAAGATTTTCTTTGATCTGGGTTTGTTGTTAGAATTTTATATTCGTCTTCTAAAATTGGTACAATCTTCTTCAGAAGATCTTCTAAAACATTAATACCAGTTGAGCGGTGTGGGGTTTCAGGTGTTCCGCCAGAAGCTGCCGCTTCAGTTAACAAACTTCGAACAAGCGACCGAAGCTTTTGTTCTTCAAGCCACTCTGTCTTTTTCTTTGTTGCTCTTTGAGCCTTAACTGCTCTAATGGCTTCGCGAATATAGCCTCTAAGCTTAATTTCTTCTGCCAATTGTGTTCTTTTCATATTAAAAATCTCCGCTTATGCATATAATTAGTTACAAGATACAAGCTTTTCCATAACTTTGTTAACAATTTTATCTTTTTCGTCTTTCCACGGATTATATTTCCTTTTCTTTTTATTCTTTTTGCGTTTCGCCACTGATACGTCATTATGGCCGGCTAGTCCTCCTCCGCCGGCTGCTGATAGTTCTGACAGTCCAATCGAAGCTAATTGTTGTTCCTCACCCGCAGCGCTCTGGGTATTTTCGTCTGACTGATCCCTTTTCTCTTGTTCGCGCTTCGCTCGTTCGGCTTCCATTTCTGATCTCATGTTTTCTCTTTCGGTCGCTGCGTTCTGTTCCATTTCTGCTTGAAATTCTTCCATTTCCTGACCCCTTTCTTCTTTAGCAGCTACTTTATCTTCTTCGCGCTGTTCTTCGGCTTCCTCATCAGCTGCTTTGGCTGCTTTTTCATCTTCCACCTCTTTTTCGGCGTCCTCACGTTCTGCTTCTTTAGGATCTTGTGGTGCCACATCAGCTTGAATGTCTGGCTCCAGTCCAAGTTCCTTTTCTTTCTCTTTTGCAGCATCAGCCTCAGCATCAGCGATATCGATCTCGGCATCGGAGAGTTTTTTAGATATTTTTGCTCTTTTAACATCTAATTTCGCTCTATTTTCGTCAGCATCTTGCTTCCTTTGTGCCAATTTTGCTTTGCGAACCAAATCTTTAGGATCTGCACCTTTCTGTTCAGCCAAAACCTCCTTCTCGTCGTATAAATCGTTAATCATTTTATACAATAATTCCATTATAGGTTCAGGTGATGACATGGGTGATTCTCCTTGGTTTAAGCCATAAATATCTAAAAATTGACTCTCTAAGCCTGCAGATTTAACAGAATCGGGCAAATATTGCTTGATTAGGGTCATATTTTTCTGTTCTACGGCATTTCTAAAGTTTCTGGCGCTTAATGGGACATCCTCAACTGGAGTAAAGGCATATTTTTCAGTATCTAGCACCTCAACGCCAGATCGGGCCTTAGATGGAGCGTCTTGGAACCTCATATAGTCGGGTACACCCTTTGAATCGTCTTTTGTACTAGCGCCAAGTATAACCTGATCTCCTGGCTGTGCGTATTCGGCCTTATTTTCTTTATTCATGATAAAATCATAAGATGCACCAACGGGAGAGTTCTGGGGAGACTTATAAACGCGTACATTTGGCAACCCTTCGGCTTGAATGTACATTTCCCACACCTTTTTTGACTGTGGGAAGGTAAATTCAAGCCCGTTATCCGCTTTTCTGGATAGAGGACTGATTAAAACGCGTACTTCTTTCGCAATTTCTGAATAATGAGACACCATTGCGAGATGACCACGGTGCGGGGGCTTAAATGCGCCCGGTACCACGGCAATTACTTGCTTTTCTGCCTCAGTTCCGCTTAATTCTTGGGCTTCACCGCCCTTATCTCGTGAAATTGCTGGTACAGACCCCCTTCCGTACCTAAAAAGACCTAAAATTTGGTTAACCGGAGCAAAGTTTCCGGTAAATTTGTACATTTGGCCCTCATGTTGGAAAACAAACCCTTCTGCGGCCGTGGAAATGTTGTCAAATTTCTTAATTTTGCGTAATTGCTTAGATAGAACGGACTGGGCCTCTTCTTTTCCTGGCCCTTCATAGGCTTGAATGGATGCAATTGCATCTTGAACCTCAGACCTGAGTCTTTTAAGTTCCTTTGTGTTGTCCAGAATATATGCACTCTCTAATCCTCGCAACATTTCGACCGCAAAGTCATGAATTGCGTCTTCGATTGGAAAAATTGCATCAGAAATTAACTTTCCGCCACCATTTACTGTATCTCTAATAAGGACTTTTTGCTCAGGAGGGAAACCCTTGTATATTAACCTTAAGTTTTTAGCACCTTCCTTTCCTAAAATCTTATCAATGATATCTTGCTTGGTTTCAGAATTCATATAAGCGAATTTTCGCTCTATTACTTCATTTAACTTTTCTTCTAGAAATTGCTCAATTGTCATTTGGCCGCTTAGGCCAGCCCTTTTGATTTTCTCAAGACAGATTTTAAGGTCGTGATCACTATCTAGTTGTTGTAATTTTATGACAGCGGTTCTTTGTACAGAAAAATCTTTTTCTGCTGTTGCCGCTTCGAATCGGTCCAACATTCTATCGAGAATCTTTTCATTTTCTTCAGCATCGACAACTTCTAAACGATTTGTGTCAGCATTGTACCTTTTGTGTCCTCCACGATGAATCGATACAACATTTGCATCGTAATTAACAACATTGGAGGCGCCAGGGCCTTGAATCTCTGTATTATAAAAGATATCGCCATCTGGGCCAAAAATTCTGTCTCTTTCAGAAGGATTTAAACTTTCAATGGCTGCTGTATAAGCATCAAAAGCATCTAAATATACTTTTCGTACTTGAGGTCCGCCTTTGAATTCTCTGGCGGCTAAATCAGCAAATGTTTTGCCATTAGCTTGCATATCGCCCTTGTTTCTGGCATACGCCGGCGCCCATGCTCCCGCTTCGCTCTTTACACCTAAATAAATGTTGTAACCATCGGTCTTTTCAGTACCAGATAGTTCACCATTCGATGCCATTGACAGAATCTTACCAATCTTATTAAATGTTAAGTTTCTATTGTCATGGAGATGCATGAGATGTCCTCCGACACCTCCTTCAAGAAGTAATTTTTTCATTCCTCCGCTCCTCTAGAATCTTTACTTGCTCTTCAAGAGTATTGACCCTCTCGTTCAACTGGCGAACTCTTTTCTTTATTTCTTTCAGGTGATACTTCGCCATTTCAAGCCTTCTAGTTTCTTGTTGGGATCTTGGCCTAAACTGCTCCAAAGTCTCAGATAAATTCTGAAGATAGCTGAAAACTGTTGGCGATTTACCTTCTCCTAAAAGAAAGTTTCTTGTCATACTTCTTAAATCAAACATATACTATCTATTCCTCTGGTTCTGCTACACGGGCCGCACGCTTTCTAGGTGCCTTCTTTGGCGCCTCTTCGGCAACGGGTGCTGGTGCTGGCTTTGCTGCCGGCGCTGGTGCGGGGGCCGCTGGTTTTGCTGCTCTGCCACGACCAATTCTAGCTAGTCTTTTTAGTGTTCTTAATTTTTTACCCATTTTAACTTCCTCCTTGATGATAATATGGTAACTATAAATAGTTGTTTAAATCTCGTTTATCATTCTTTTGTCCATAGAATATATTTGGACCTTTTCCTCTCTTCCACATAACTGCGTAAAGACCTTCGCCTAACTTACTTGTCATAAAACTATACGCTTCTTTTTCATCATTAAAAAGCTCATAGCCTGTGTCGCCAACCTCATTGACGTATGTAACGCCAAAAGAAAACTTTCTTTTTGACATTATTTGCGCCTACCTTTACAGTTACATCCTCCGCGCTTCCGCCGGCTTATATTTCTTCTAATTCTTTGTCGCCTTGGGACATAACCTGAACTAGTTTTTTTCTTTTGTGGACCCTTGCTTGGATCCCATGAAGTTGCTTCTTGTGTGGACGGCTCTTTCTCTTCCGTCACTACCTGTGACGTTTCTGTTTTTCTGGTCATTTATCGTCGTCCTTCTTTTCCTTCTTTTTCGCTTTCGGGCCTTCCTTTAGCTGCCCCTCGATGTCTCTTTCTTCTTCTTGCCAGCTTTGGTCTTGCTCCCAAGAAGCTTCGGGCCAATCGTCTTCGTCTGGCTCGACGGACACCTCCTGTGAAGCATGTTTGTCCAAAAAGGCTTGAAACTCAGCCATGGCCTCATCATGAGACATCTCGCCCGATTTTACTCTCTTAGCGAGGGCCCCCATTTCGTCTGAGTTTGTTTCCTTAAGTTTCTTTTTATCATCATCTTCGTCTTTCTTTTTATCATCATCGTCTGTGGGTGGCCCACCTCTTTCTTTATCCATAGCGACCGGATCATATCCGCCCTCTTCTTTACTTTTAAAGAAAGGATGACCGGTCGCACGTCCTGGGCTCATTCCCTTTCCTTCGGCTAGGACTTCCTTTTCGCCCTCGCTCTTATATCCCCACTTTTCCATTAAAAGGCGATTAAGCTCTTTATCTTTCCATCGTTTTGTAGACATTACGTTTCTCCTTCCAAAATAATTGTTCTCTTGTAAATAGTCTCTTCTTACATCTTCCCAGTCACGAAAACATAAATTTCCTGTTTCGTATGCTTCGCGCTCCATTTCTCTCATATGCGGATTGCTTTGAGCATACCCCTCTTCGGCGGCCACATTCGGCCCTGAGAGGTCGCCGCGACAGTTTTGGGTATGATGTACCAACTCGTGCGACAAAGACCTTAGAACGTCCTTGGGGTGCCTTCCATCAACATACAATCCTACGGTATAGCTGTTTGGATCATAGTATGCCGTCCGACCCAGTGTTTTTGCAGCGTTATCTTGATCTGATAGATATTGAATTGTTGGTGCTCTATCAAATTTCATATACTTTTGAGCATATGGAATGAAGTCGTTAACAAACGGTTCAAGTTTTGACATGTCTTGATTAGACTTATTAACTACAGAAAATTTCATTTTAATAAGTCTCTGGTTTTCAATTCTTGTAACAATCTATCTCTAATAATCTTAACTTGTTGTTCAGAAAGTTTAATACCTGCAGCCTTTAGATATGGCGCCAAGTGTTTTCGCACCACGTTCATAGTGTTATTTCTAGTAGCATCGTCAATTGGAGGATTAATTGTTTTTAGTTGATGATTCAAGGTACTGACCTTGATTGTGCCAGATTCTGGCTCTATTCCTCGTTCTGCCGCTTTTTCTCTATCCGCAGCTTGGACTGCAGCAGTTTCTGCGTCTCCTTTGCTGCGTTTCGTAGGTCCGCCCGCCTTCATTTGATTATACATATCAAGCCTTTGTTCGGAACTCATCTTAAAAAACTTGCTTTGTTTTTTAGGATCCATTTTAAGAAATACAAACTTTTCTTTGTTATCAAGAGCGTCCCACTCTTCTTGGGTGCCACCTTGGGTAACCCATTTTTCTGGTGGTCCTTTTGTTGCAGGCTCTTCTTTTGCGGCTGCTTCTGGTTCTGCAGGTTTGCCTTCACCAGTTTCTGCATGCAGCGCCGCCTCCTTCTCAGCATTAGGATCCTTATACAATCGAACATCTCCGTCTTTGTTCATTGCTATCGCCTTTGGCTGACCTTTCTTATCTTTTGATTCAAAGCCTTTTAAATGATGCCGAAGCTTCTTATCTATTTTCTTGGCCTCGCCGGGTTTTAGGTCGTGAGCTTTCGCAAGTGCGTCTACTTTGTCTTGGTGCTCTTCCCCCCATTCGAGCCTTCTTTCGCTGAGCAAAAGTCTTTCTGTTAATAACGTTTCAATTCGTTTAATTGTACTTTCGGTAAACTGAATATCATTTGCTTGAAGTTGGGCTTTGATGTTTCTCATTACAGTATTAATGGCATGCTTCGGTAGTCCAGCCTTAGCCAGCTTGCTACTAAGGGGCTGTTTTCTTTTCATCTTTTCTTCGCCAGTTTCTGGATCTACTACTGGTTCCTTGGCTTGAGCATATTTGAAAAGTGGAACGTGCCCTGAATCATCTACTGTCCCTGTCTCTTCTTCAGGATCAGGGCCTGGGGTCGGGTCTACGTTGGGGAATTTTTGTATTAATTCTGTATATAGTTCTTGGATGTCATCAAAGAGTTGGCTAAAGGTTTTCATAAACTCTCGACGCGGCCCAACTTTTAAATATTTCTCAATACGATAGTTTGTTAATTCCTTCCAGACTTGCCTTCTAATTCTTACGATATCGCTATATGCCTGCTTAAGTTCAGAACTGCCACCGCCGGTTGACGCGCCATCCGAGGCTGCTGCTCCGCTGCCGGCCGCACGTTCTGATCGCGAGCCTGCCTCTTCAAGCGTAGCTCCTGTTCTAGATGTTGGATCGTCCACCGGCGGAAGACTCCCTGGCAACAGTTCTTCTTCTTCTAGTGCGTCACCGCCTTCCTCTTCTGGTGCATCGTCTTCTGGGGCACTTGGCTCTTCCTCTGCGGGGGCCTCTTCTGCAGGAACTTCTTCATCTGGTATACCTGATAAACTTCCTAGAGCGATTTCGCCGGTGTAGCCATATCTTCTCTTTGTAAAGTATTCGTCAAACAAATCGTTAAAATCGTTAATGAACTCACTTACATATCGCTCTACATTGACTTCTTCTTCACCATATTTTTCTTCAAGACCTCTTAATAATTCTACAACTTTTGGTACATATACAGTACTAGCTTTTGTTTTAAATGCAGTAAGATTTTTCTTCCTCTGTCCTCGTGACCACTCCTTCTTTGCGACTCTCTTTTCACCGCCGGGTTCAAAGCGATCACCTGCAACCTCAGCTAAAGTTGTATCAGCGCTTATCATTCCTGCTTTCTGTAGCTCTTCCAAAATAATTTGATTAAGATTCTTCATTTAAAAATTTCTCCCTGCATTCTTTATTGTACCAAATAAACTCAACAACATTACCTGAAGGATCTTCTTGGTAAACTCCGACTGTTCCGTCTCTATGTTCAACCTTTGTACCTTCTTTTGGTAATTCGTGATAACTATCGCAAAGTATTCCAATGTGTGCTGATGGATACTTATTTTTGCTTATGAGTGCTATGTTAGTGTTATTCACACTTAAACGATAATAAAACTCATCTCTATGTGTAACGGCCGCGCCTAGACGCTCTTGCCACCAATCTAGTGCTTCATCTAAATCATCCACTAAGACGGCAATGTGGTCAACAACACTCATATACAATGCTCCACATATAAATAGTTGCCAAAAAAAACACCGCCCCTTTTAACGAGCGGTACATAATATTTTTATTTATATTGTAAAATCTACTATAGTAAAACCTCTTTGTTTGTGTTCATCTTCTTCCGTATCGACTACTTCTTCATTAGATGGCTCTACAGGCTCTGGTGCATGTAGCCAGAGGCGCTCCATTTCGAACTTCTCTTGGGCGGCCTCTTTGTCAATGAGGGCCAAAATATAGGCATAGTAATCAGAATTCATCTCATTAGTAACTATGAACGTAAACTACTTATTGACCATTTCTTTTGTGTCCAGAGATGATTATTACATCGAGTTCATGCTCCCATGTGTATTCATTTATTTCTGTCCACAGCACCTTAACTCTTGACTCTTCATATTTTACAATAACCCCAACACATGGTGAGTGAATATGTTTTTCTAAACATTCTCCAAGATACGAGAAGAAATCTTTTAATATAACCAGATCTCCTACGTCTATACTCATGGTATCTCATCGAGTCGAGTCGAGCACGGATAGTAATCTATTATACCGCACTGTATATTTTCTAATAGAGACTCTTCCTTGTATCCGCTTTCATAGCTATAACGCATGGGCGGAGTTGAATTCCAATAAATGGTCCAACACCACTCTACATCGCGTGCAGGCGGATCGTACAAGAATGGATTTAGTGAAAAATCAAATCGATTTAATAGTATACCAATTCTATTTTCAACTACAACTAAATCACCAGATTTCAGTTTTGTCTCCATTCTTCTTTTTCGCTTTTGAAACCAATTCAACACTCATAATAAGTAGCTCCTTTTCAATTAAAGAATTTTCTAAAGGAAGAACTTTTGCTATAGCTACATCTCTATCGCCTCGTTCAGCTACATATAAATCTGATATGACTCCTAGTTCTTTAATCTTGTTCCCATGCTCATTTACTTGAACCGACCACGAAACTAAATCACCAACGTCATAACGCTCTAATAGTAATCCGCCTAATACATTTTGTTCAGATGTTTTTTTCATTATCCGGCTTGCCTGAAAAGTCTGGGCCATGCTTCATTGCTGCTATAACAATAATAGCGCCTAAACATAAACTAAATATAGAATGTTTGAGTACTTGAGAAAGAATTATTTCCCTGTCTGCTTTTTTATACCTCATATGTTCCCTCAAGCACTCTTAATAGGGCGCTCGTTGCCTCTTCGTCGTTCATTCTGTGATCGACGCCGGCTTGAACCAATGAAGCGCCAAACGTCTTTGCTAAAAGTTCACTATCAGAAAACGGAATAATCTCGTCTGTTTTAGAATGAATGATCGTAGTAGCTGCAGAAATCGTGCCCCATGGGCAATACTTGCTCCATGCTGGTGCGATAAGAATTAGCGGAGTGTTCGTGTTAGCACACATTGCAACGGCGCCGCCTCGACTAGAGCCAATAACAACATCTGGCTTGGCCAAATCAATGTATGTCCTTGCTGCCATAACGGAAGCTTCCCAGTCATCAGCCTTCAGAAACGGCGCAGATACTTGGTGCCCTTCGTTCTCTAAGAGTTGCCGCTTAAAACTGTTTGGTGAAGAGTTCAATCCATGTAGAAATACAATTTTCATAGTGGCGGCTCCCCGCACCGCAACTCGGTGACCCCATCAATTTGTTCCATGTAAAACCAGTCGCCCTCTTTAATTTCGCATGGAAATATAGCAACAGGCAGTTCCAGAGTGATAGGTTCTGAATCTTCTGATATCATTTCAACCACAGCAATGTCCTCTTCAATCATGTCTACTGTGCCGGCATACTGCGTGGCTGCAATTATTATTGTTAGCATTAAGCTTGTCATTTAACCTCCGAAATAATTTTAAAATACTTAGCCTCATACCAATTATCATTTGATAGCGGTATGTCATAAACTATAATTTGTCCTGGCGCAATCTGCTCAATGAGCGGGTTGCCACACTCAATGTCAATTGGCTTGGGCATATATGTTCCTTTTGTAACCCAATGTACTCTTATACATTCCATATACGAGTCGGTCAAGCCCCAGCCAAATCCCGGCGAGGGTACTTTAGAGCGATAGTCTACAACTAGCCCTATGGATTTCTGTTTGCCTCCGCCCACATTATACCACACTAGTGAACCTATTTTTATGGTTTGCTTGCCCATTCAAAATAACTCATCAAAGCCTCAGTTTTATCTTTAATGAACCCCTCTTCATCAATGTAAAGATTAAGTCTTTTAGCTAGTCGGTATCCCTTTTCCCAAGCTTCTACTTCTTCTTCAATAATAGAAACTCTATATTTTGCAGATCTCATTTTTCTTCCATCGTCTCGTACACCGGCGTGCAAGTACTTTTTAGCATACGCAGACCATCTGTCTTCTATTAGCAAGTGCCCACACTCGTGTATAAGTGTGTACAGCCTCTTTTCAATTCCCATGCGAGAATCAATACAGATAAGTTTGTCTTCCCGATAAAATGCATTTGTCTCATCAGTATCAACATGAAGATTATAGCCCTTGTCATAGAGCCAATTTGCTAGTATATTAAAACTAGCGCTAAACAACCTTCTTCTTTCATTCAGAGTCATGTGATGCCGCCTTTAGAAAAGGGAAACCTTCGGGAAGCTCTCCTTCCACAATCCCGCCGTGCTTAACAATAACATTCACAATTGTTTGACGCGGAACATAACCATATACAGTCTCGGTGGGCTCCATGCGATTGTCTGCATATTCGATGAGAAGATCTTCTTCTTGACTTGGGAATCCGACCTCAGCTGTGGTGTATGGCCCTACATTGTTTCTTGGTGTAGAATAAGCTGTTGAGCTAGCTTGCACACTCATAGAAAATCCATCAGCACATCTGATGGTTGAGTTGAGCGGTTTATAGAACATAATGCCTCCTGATGACTGTATTAATATAACACAGTATACTCAAAAAGGCAAGTGTTTTTTATTCGTCTGCCCACCAACTTCGGTTAGCTTTGCTCAGTTCCACAATTAGATAACCCAAAGTATCGACATGTGCTGCAACATCGGTAGTTAAAAATTCTTGCTTAAGATTGTCAATATAGATATCTAGGTCTGTACCACCAGAAAATTGCATTCTTGAAAGCTGTTCTCTGATGAGCTTGTGTTTGTTGGAGTATTCAAGTCGGTAATTGGTTAAGTCTCTCCTTTCTTGCCTAGCTAAGCGGCATGCCTCTTCAACGTTTTCACATCGGCTGATAATAAATTGTATTCTTTCTTTAACGGTTTCACCTCTAATACGGCCAACTTTCTTGCTATATAATTTTAATGATTCTAAAGTTCTCATAAATATGCCTTATTTTGAATGTTTATCCGCAACTGCAGCTGCTGCCCAAGAGTTAGGTTTAATTTTAGTTTCAAAACCAGCACCACGAGCGTAACCAACTAAAGCATCGGAAAATTTACTAGTTGCCATCTTCTTTTCTGGGGCGCTGACATCTAGGTGTAGTTCGATACTGAGTCGAGGGCAGTGCTCCAATAACTGAAGACCAAGTTCTACAGATTGGTTGACTTCAATAGTTATGCGATGAACTAAACTATTAAACTTGGATTTAGGAAACTTCTTGCGTCGAACAAAATAATTGCCTCCACTTTGTCCTTTTGCTCCATGTAGACATATAGCAGTTGTGAACGTACATTTGTCTTTGTTTAAAAAACTATCGGAGCCAACAAACACTTTGCCACCTAATTGGCAATGGCTCTTCACCGAATCAACAATATCGTTGAATGCTATTTGTATTCCTGTACCAGTAAACCACACATCATCACTCATTACATAAGTATATAGTGTTTATTTGAATCTGTGAAGGTACTATTCACCAATTCCACTTAAAGGGTCTATTGCGTCATCCGACATCGCTGATGGATCATCGCTGGGAGGGAAGTATTCTGGGTCATAACTTTTGACCAAATGTAACACATCGTGAAAGTAGCTACCAGCCGTCGTTTGCGGATCGCGCTCCCGCCAGTTCTCAAGAAGAATTTTTACATTTTGCATAAGAGCATCAAATAGCGCTGCCTTATCCGAATCAGATATCCCTTCAAGATCTTCATCGTCTCTCGGATCACCGACTGCGCCGTGGGTGCCCATGTGATAGGTTGATCTGATTCCTTGCTCGCCAGGGCTCGGTTGTTGTGCGGCCGGCATGGTTTGAATTGGGTTGTATGGATTACCCTCTGCTATGACCTCAGAAATAATCTTTCGCAGTTCATCTAGTTTTATGCTCATTTGTATCAAAATCCTTTACTAAAAATTTTTTACCCCTTTGGGTCTTTTATAATTAGTTTAGATGTTCCTCAATGGCAGTAGAAACCCAAGATTCATTCCATCCACGCCATCCTGCAAGAATCTCCATTTCTTCACCAACAAGTACGAGAGTCGGCCAGGAGCTAATAGGAAACCCTTCAGCAGCAGTTAAATCGATAATACTTCGATCCCCAGCTAAAACGGTGCCATTTATGCCATAGTTATTAACCCACGCTTGAACATCAGCTAAATCCACAGTACCCCCAGTAGAATCATCAATAAGAACCGTAATCCATTCGAATTGAACGGCGCCACTACTGTTCTGCCCGTATTTCGCCTCAAATTCGTTACCCTTAGTAGCAATGTTGTTACAGACAGAGCACCACATCGTGGAAAAGTCCAGAAGAGTTAGCTTGCCATGTTGGTCATATAAAGACCAATCAAGGTCGTCTTGGTCTTTAAATGTAAAATCGCATGCGTGCTCGCCAACAGCACCGCCGCAATCGGTCCATGTGACCCAAGACCGGTCAGGCTCTTCAGGCTCAGTTGAATCCACAGAGGGGCCAGAATCTACAACGACGGGCGCGGGCTCTTGAGAATCAGATGTTGGTTCGCTCTCTAATTCGGGCGAACATGCGCTACAGCCGATAAGCATCAATGCGCATAGAAAAGTTGATAGAAAATTTTTTTTATACATAGCAAAACCTCAGTTATTCTATAGTAGATAGACTTGAGGGCAGAAAAATTGCTATTTTTTAAATAAGATAAATATCAGTAGTAGTAAAACAGTGAATTCGAACCCAAAGGCCCAGTAACTAACAAAGAAAGGAATAGAAAGAACAGTGTTCTTTATTCGACGTTCTAACTTGATTTCATCATCTATGTGCATTTACACCTCGGAGTCGGTTATGATTAAACACCCTTCGTTAACCCAGTGTTGATTATGACAAAAAAACCCGTATTCTTTAATAACAGACTTAACAATATTTCTCATTTGGTCAGATTTGCCTGTTATAACCTCTACGGGAAGATTGTCCAAATTACGATATAAGAAAGAATGAAGAAGGTGTTCGACATCATTGTGCCGAACACCATGGAGGTTCAATTGGTTCACTAATTAAAGCCAACAGTGATAAGGTCTTCTTCAGGAACTAGGATAAGCCTATGTGGAACATAAACTAAAATCCGTCCTTGAGAATCGGGTTTTGAACTCATCACCATAACTTCCGAACCTCTGGAAACTCTGACCGGGATACGTTCTTTGGTGTCGTAATACCACGCATCGCCTGAGCCAGATAATAATTGATACGGTATCGGTTCCTTATCCGAAAGACCGCCAGTTGCATATTCTAGCAACTCTTTAACAGTTTGCATGGTTGCTGCCTCTAAAGCATCAGATCCACTGGGGAATTCGTCCATAACTAGGCTCCTTAAAGTATATAGTGTGCTAACACTATAAAACACTATAACTCACCAAGCTTCAGATATTAACTCTAATTCTTGCCTGGAGTAAATGTAGTTCTCTCCATCAACGTATACTTTGTAATACGGTCCTCTTCCTGAGCCATTATACCACCACTCTAACATGTCATCGACATACATCGTCCTCCGCATAGTATTATACTCCTCTCCCATCTGTTTAATCACTACGCCTGTTTTCCCCATGTTGTGTGTTCCATATACTACATCTAGATCCATGGTGTCTTCTATCTTTGCAAAACTGGCCGTTCTAATCTTCACTAAGTCACCCGCAACGAAGAATGCTGTCTGTTGCTGGGTCGCCGCTTTCGTTCTTTTAAATACGCGCTTCTTTTCTGCTTTCTTTTTTTCTTTCTCTTTCTTCTTATTTTGCTTTGCCATTAACCGAATCGCATTTAACTGGCATTTTGGCTGCTTTTATATTTTCATTAAGTCTTTCGGTAATTTGCTCTAACTTATCTTGCATTTGATCAATCACTGACGTACATGCTGCTAATTGAGCCTGAAAGCGCATAATCTCTTCCTTTGTTAACATAGCGGTATTTCTCCCTCTCTTCTAACTATGGATTAGCTTACGATTCCGAATTTTTATTTGCGTTTTTTTTTACAAACCCTCTTATTCATAAACGAATTCGATCCTACCATTCTTCATTCGCTGACACTTCCCTTCCCAATGACAGAACCGGGGCCTTGTAGAGCCGAGTTTAAACTCCATGGTTGCCTTTGGCGACCTTGAGCAGTATGCGAACCCGGTTTTGCCATAACACATCCATATAATCGGACTACCGCAACGCGGGCAGGTATTCTTCTCTGTTCTTATTACTCCCATGTAGTATATATGCTAAAATCTGGAAAATTTCTGTGCGTATCGTGAATGTATTTAATCGCCACTTGACAGGTCAATACGCTAGGGACATAGATTCCGGCCCTAGGGGGGTAGGGGGGTACTCCCCCCCCTTGATAACATACTTGTAACCTGACGTTTCGCGTTGTAGCATTTATGTATACAAAGGTTTATGTATCATATATGATGCTACAGTGGTAACATAGGTTATAACTGGGCTATCCCTTACTGTATACTCTTATATACTATTACTCTCTCCCTCTCTTTTTGTAACAGTGTTTCTTATGTTTGTTTACATTATTTATTTTATTACCCTCGCGAATGTTTCCCTTACCTCGCGAGCATTTAGTGTGTCACATCGCATTGTGTACATATGCGACAGTGTGAGCGCGTGTATACATTTATATACATCTGCCCTCGCCCTATAACACGGTGCAGTTCGGTTGTCAAGTGTATATGATTTGATACGGTCATTGGTTGTCCGTATGTTATGTGATACGGTCTATATATGTCCGTATACATTTTGAGTCACTTGACAAAGCGTAGCGTGTATGTATTAAGACTAAACCATTTTAGCGTACAGATTGAATACTTGTATACAAACCCATACACTTACAGTTACCTTTATAACCAAAGTGATCACTTAGGTGGATCCACTTTACTCCACTTTGTACCACTTTGTCACACAAACTAACACTGTCTCATGTTATGTATGTTACTTATGCTACTCCTCTATGTCACCTTCCTCTTCTTGAGTGTTATCTTTATCGATACTATTTCTTTCTTTATCCTGATACCTTTTAATACCCTCACTCATAAATGTATCCAATGGGTGAAGTGGTATTGCTATGATTGTGGTCTTCCTACCAGTCGTATCGGTTTTGATACTTTTATTATTCTGAGCCTCCACATCATTTTCTTCCTCGGGCAAATCTCTATCTTGATAGTCAACGAATGGTGGTCGCTCCGATACATCATCAGTCGGGTCATCGATGTGGTCGATCCCAGCGAGCGTTTCGATCAGTGCCATCACGCTATCAGTAAACCTTTTAGCATCACCCTTAGACATCGAGCTTAGATCATCCATAAGAAAATAACTTTCTTGCTCCTCGTCGAGGCTCTTTCTTTTCTCCTCTTCTTTTCTTTCTTCTTCTATAGCTCTGCGATACTCATCTAGATAAACAACATTATCTTCTGTATCCTCGATCTTGTCTTTATCCATGGTCACGCTGTCTTCCTCGCTTTCTTAATATGTCTTTCCTCGACCAGAATCGGAGTCGGAGCACCGAAAGGCAGCAGCTTGTAGACCTTGGCCCCGCTAGCAGCACTCACAACGGGTCCAGCGTTGTGCTGGATGACGATACAGGGCTTGTCGCCTGCTCCTCGACGTGCAGCATAGGGAGCACCAGTGCGAAGCGTCACAAGCGATTTGAGAGCGTATTTCGGCTCGGCAAACCATGCCGACAGCACCTTGGATGCGTACTTGTTGCCGGTGATTGCCTTGTACTGCTTCAGAGTCGGCACGAAGCTGTCATCCTCGATGATCTTGTGTGCCAAGTCGCTGAAATATCCAGTGGTGGCATAGTAGCGAGCGGCAACGATAGCCTTGTCGCGGCATCCGTCTGAAATATAGCTGCTATTCCATGCTTTACGCTCGGCTACCGCATGCGGGCTGTGCCGGTTTACGATCTTATCCAAAGTTTTATTTTGAGCCTCGGACAGATCCTTATACTGTGCCTGCACCATCAAGCTGTTGAGAAAGTCACCTTCCCACTCAGACAGACCGGGCGTGCTGTCGATCAAGGCTCGGATACGCGCTACAACGGGCTTGGCGTTGTTCTGACGCTCTGCGATGGCCTCGGGGCTATAGCGAGCCTCCAAGTCCTTCACACAGCGAGCACGGCCCGGTGTGAGCCTTCCTTTGCGCTTGTAGAAGCTCAACAACGAACCAGCAAAGTCCCGGTCACGCTTCGTCGCGTGCGGGTTAGAGATAATGGCTTCAAGGCGATTGGCGTAAGTGAATCGGGGCATGAATAAAACTCCTTCGTGATATAAACAAATATATCACACCAGTAACTATAAGTCAAGGGTAAAATGTCAAGTAAATGTCAAGAAAGGTTAATGTCCATGAGAGCCCCTTAGAGCCTTTCTGAGCCCTCGCAACCTCTCTGCATCCTGCTGCCCTCCGAGTGTTCTACAGACGCTCAGAAGGGCTTCTAGGAGCAGTAAGGGGTAAGATCAGGCCCGCGCAAGGCCGACAGCCATGACTACGGGCAGACAGCCCCAAAGGGTGAGAAGAGTGCAAGCGGCGATAGTGGAAACGATCATTATTGATCTCCATGGTTAAAGTGGACCGGGCGATTCCGGTCCACGAGTAAAGGTTAATGTTTAGACTTTAGAGTCGATAGCGATGATTCGCTCGTTCGTCTGGAAGTACGGGCGTCGAGCATATTCCTTAGTGGTCATCCACATGCGTTGGCACTTGGAAGCCACCGGCTTAGGAGCACAGAGGTCAGTCAAGACGATGTGACCGTCGAAGTTGCCAGCGTTGACATACTTGGTCGGCGCGTTGAAGCAGGTGCCCCCGCAAAGGACTCGTTCGGCCTTCTTGTGCTGTCCCTTCTTCCAAACATAAATCTTATCCTCTGCAACCTCGGTGTCGAAGGGGATAACAGTAAACTCGGCAAGATCGGCCAGCTTGTTCAACTCGGAGAAGAACGCGGTAAGCATACCATCGTCAACAGAACCAGACTGATCAATGCTGATCGCGATCTTTGCAGTACGATTGACACGCTTGCCAGCGTGGATGTAAGGGTAACGCTTGTTGATTCGGCGCACTGTGCTCGTCTTGTTAGCACGCTGGGTGGTCTTGACGAAGTAACGAAGCACCTTGCGCCAATCAACCTTAGACTGAAGACGCTCCATGATGTCCCGACGAACCTGACCCGACACGGATCCCCATGAGTTAGACTTTGCGGCCTCTTCCGCTGCCTTCTTTACAGTCTCCTTCAGACGCTCTTTCGCCATATCGCGAGTAGCCTGATCGACTTCGCCCCAACCGCTATGGTCGTCAAAGCTATCGGGCTGTCCGTCACCGGGCTGTCCAGAACCGCTATCCTCGGAAGGATCACCAGAACCGTCGCCAGAATCACCGTCACCGTCTTCAGGCTCGTCGTTCTGTTTCTTCTTCAACTCAGCAAAATACCACTCAGCAGACTTGCCAAGCGGCATATCAGCGAACGGGCCTTGACCGGGCATACAGCAACCATCGGGCAACTCACCCTGAAGATGGGAGTTGATTGAAAGGTCAGTAGCGACATTCCAAAGACGTGACATGCCCTCTTCAGGAAGTCGGCCAGTAACATGCTCAAAAACCAAGTGATAAAACTCATGCTTCAGCACACCGGCACGCTCTTTGTCGGTCAGACCCTCAAAGAACTTGGGATTATAAATCATCACAAACTGACCAGAATCCTTATCAACCTTGACACCCGCTGTCGGAACAGCGGAAGACGAAGACTTGTTGATTCGGCGCGAAAGAGCGGCGAAGAACGGCTCGCTCATAAGAAGGCGTGCCGTGTGCAGATTAAGGTCAAAGGGCTTGGGAGTAGAATCGGTCATAGGGATCTCCTTAGTACATATATAATATAGCATGCTGGACAGGAAAAATCAATAGTGAAGTTGTCAAGAAAATGTCAAGAAAGGTTTATAATGCCTTCCGGCAAGGCAGAGACTAGCTCTGCGCTTCGCCGGTCAGGAGTTCAACGAGGTAGCCAGACACCGACACACCGTCAGCAGTGGTCGCCTGATGGAGCGCAACCGTGTTCTCGATGGCACCGTTACCCATCACCGTCCACAGCTTCATAGCCACTTCAGACGGCAGCGTGACGAAGTAGGTGGCAAGGTTAGCAACCTGATCCTCAGTCAGTGCATCAGCGAAAGTCTCACTGGCTTCCATCTTCTCAACCATCGCAGAGTGATCGTTGATCGTGAAGTCAGAAGTCTTATCAATCTGACCCTCATCGATGATCTGCTCGATGGTCACTTGTCGCTCATAGTTAGCAACGAAGTCGTTGAAGGCAACAGCAGCTTCAAACCCGACGAACGCGCCCGTAAGCTGGAACAGCACAGAGGAGTTATAACCATCCTCTTGAAGCAGGCCCGCACCAGTCAGGCACTCGTTGACACGCTCCCAGCTACGACGAGAAGGATAAACCTTGTTTGGCTCGTAATCGCTAGTGTGCTCCAAGTGGTTGTGATTCTGGTTAATGAAGTCCCAGATCACACCATCGATGCCAGCTTCCTTGGCCCATGCGAGCCAGTCTTCGACAGACGGCTCAACGTCAAACACGGTCCAGCGGTCAAGCTCTGCCGGATCCATTTCACCGACTTGGTACTGCTCGCCATGCTCGCCACCGTTGACAGCCGCCATGATCAGCGTACCCTCGTGGAGCGAGAAACCAGCCAGCTTGCGGCTATCGGTCAACTCAAAGATGCCCTGACGGACCTCGATGGTCGCACGATCAACCTCGTCCAGAAAGAGGACAACGGGAGTCTCACAAGCGGTCTTGAACCACTCAGGTGGGTTCCAAGAGGTCACTTCGCCATCAGTCGAAGGCAGACCAAGAAGATCGCCCTCGGTCATCTGGGAAGCTCGACGCTCGATGACGGGCATGCCCATCGCGTCGGCGGTCTGATAGACGACACAGGACTTGCCGATGCCGTGGCGACCTCGGACAAGAACAGGCTTCTTGACATTGAGGACGTGAGGGACGATAGAAACGAAAGTTGCGAAGTCGATGGACATGAATGTTCTCCAGAGAAGAGAGGGTTGTTGAAAAGTTTCCTTACCTTACATATATAATATAGCATGCTGGACAGGAAAAATCAATAGTGAAGTTGTCAAGAAAATGTCAAGAAAGGTTTAACTTACCAGTTCAAAGGCATCTGCGCGGTCGCTAAACTCGGTAATCGAGGTTGTAGCACCAGTTTGAGCAGGCTTAAGAAGTTTAATCCTGAAGCCGCCCCAGTCGCCATCCCACATGAAGTGATCGGTCACCAGACCTTCACCGTGATGCTGGTGGCGCACAAGCGATCCCACCGTGATGCGCTTGGGCTCAGAATACTCGGTCATGGCCTCAGTGCGCGTAATGGACTCGCCATTCAGGAAAACCTCTTCTTCTGGATAGCAGAAGCCGTCCCAGTCAAAGATCTGATCAATGGCCTCGGCAGCATCGCGGCCAGACTCGGTGATGTGAAGGCGATGGTCAATCTTCTTGACCAGTCCTGCCAGCACCAGCATATCACAACGGGCATGATCACCGTCCCAGAGGGATCGGCCATCCTTCTCGGATGCCACCATGGAGGACAAGGTAAACCACTCGCTCATGGTCAGTTTAAGGTCAGAAAGTGTTTCAAGGTCGAAGGTCAATGTAGTCTCCTTTGTTTGACTTACCCCAGTATTATAACATGGGAGTGCGGAAAGAGGCGGTCAGATTTTGACCGCCTTGAAAAAAGGTTTATAATCTACTCGGCAGCAGCTTCTTGATCAATGTCACGCCAGAAGTAATAATCGCGGTGCTCACCCTTGTCGAACAATCCGACCGTACTCACATCCAAGTCTTCACAATCCAACCATCCATCGGGCGGCTGCACGACGGGGACAGGACCAGCAATAGTAAACTTGTTGTTGTAAGACTCATTACCGGAACACGATGCAGGAACGTGAAGGAAGTGATCCCGCAGCTTCTTAGCATCGCGGCACTTGAGCCAAGCGTTTCCAGTCGATCCGTCGCAATAGCTCTTGCGATGGACACTGCCCCATGAAAATCCAGTGACGAGATAAGCGTGCTTTTCGCCATCGTAGTCCTCTTTGGTCAGCAACGCGCCCGTACCTACTCCGTGCTCTTGCAAGCGGCTCAGAAGGGCAGCACGGGCCTGCTTGGAGTGTTCTACGAACGTGGCCTTGTCCTTCTTGAACTGAGGGCATGTTCGCCGGTTGTGTCCACTCTCTTGACAGTAGGAGCACACGCGGCCACCATACGATTCGCGGCGACGGCGAACCTTCTCGCCAGTCACGGGATCTTCGCCGGTGCGCTTAGAAAGCTGCTGGCGAACGTGTGCGAAGGTATAGTCATCCTCCGAACGGCTACCGTCTTTGACTGCCTGTTGCAGTCGGTTGAAGCGATCCTGAAGTTGTTCTGTCAACTTCTCGCAGGTTGTTCTATTGTGCCCTCTTCCATAACAATGTCCACAACGGACGGTTCCATTCCAGTTACCCATGTGCTTTACCTCTGATGAAGGTTAATGATTTCTCTGTCTTACCCTAATAATATAGCATGATATTACGGGGAAGTCAAGGTTAATAATGTCAAGAAAATGTCAAGAAAGGTTTAAAACCCGGCTGCTTCAGCACGGGCCTCCCAAATCTCCCACGACTCAAGCTCCACATCGGGAGTCGGAGGAACGATGCCAAGGGCAACGTCTTCGCGCCACATGCGATCCTCTTCGACCTTCCACTCGCGCTCTGCGACGATGATCGCCTCAAGCTCATGACCAAGGCAGTCAACCAGATCCTCAAGATCTGCGATGCTCATGGCCTCCCAGTTGAAGATCCCGCGTGGACGGAAGCCATTGGCATCCTTGAAGAGATCGGAAGCAAGAGAGATAAGATTGTCGCGGTCTGAAAGCATGTGTACTCCTTGATTACTTCTGTATTATCTCATATGCGAAGGCAGAAGTCAACAGGAAAGTTGTCAAGAAAATGTCAAGAGACTTTACTGATGATCGGATCACTGGCCTTCGTTCAACTTCTCGGCTCGCCAGTTACTAAACTTCTGCGGGCTCATGCCTCCGACGACATTATCAAGTTGCTCATCGGTCAGTGCAGTGCTGATCACCTCCAGCTTGTCGGCTCTGAAGCTCTCGCCGGTATGCAGATAAACCCAAGCGGTGTCGCCAAAGTCACACTCTTCTATGCTCTTGACTCCCTGCTCGATACCAATAACGAGGCCAGTGGATCCATCATAAATAACTTTAACCAGATCACCGACTTTCACTGATCACCTCTATATCCTGTGGGCATTCCCACCTGATTTCTCCTCCGAGAAAAGACCACATAACTTGGATCGTTGCCTGATCATCGAGCCCGCCCTTTTCGATGCCCACTACAACACCAGACCTGTTCCAGTCGCGACTTCGCCCCATGCAGCACATACGCACTAGATCACCGACTTGCATTTATAACCTTCAAATCTCTAGCCAGATAGCGACGGTTCGCACCCTTCGTGCCGATAAGCTGAAGTTCGTGGATCTTCTCACCGTCTTTCTCCCAGTCATGAGGCATAAATGACTTTACAATCAGCCCGTAAGTGCCGGTTGGTACGCCGACAGAAGCACGCTTAGTTATAACCAAATCGCCGGGATTCATGCGATCACCTCCAAGCGATTCACATGATAATCTTCCCACTCGCCATCGACGCAGCGGAGCACCCTGCGATGCTTGGGATCGTTGTCGCTGGTCGCGACGATGAGCCCGACATAATGAGCATTGATCTCTAAGACGCGCGCGGGGGATAGCCTCTTGCGCGCCTCATGCGAGAAATCATAAACTCTCACCAAGTCACCGACTTTCACTGATAACCTCCAGTATATCACCCTGTAGCACATGCGCTCGGATTGGCTGTCCTTCATAGCCGCTTTTAATGCGTTGAACAACCCAAATCGGTGTAGTTGCCAGACACCCGCCTTGCTCAACGATCATGCCGCAAGTAACCCGCCCCCAGCGTGAACGATATTTAACAATATCACCGACTTTCATTGATCAACTCCAGCAGATAGGGATTCACCGTATCCAGCACACCATTTGACCACTGGACAATCCAGTATGCAGGTGTGCCAGGAAGTTGCTTAATCAGCAAGCCAACCTGATCGTGACACTTTACCAAATCACCGACTTTCATGCTGCGCTCACTACTTCGTAGTTGAGCCTGCCGTGTGTAAGGTTCCATGTCGCCCATATCCGATAGCCCGTCTTTAGATTTTGTAGCAGCGCATCGTCACCAACGACACAGGTAACAAGCCACATCGTTTCGTTACGCATACGCACCAGATCACCGACTTTCATTGATTACCTCCAGATCGTCAGCCTTGAGAGCTTCGCCTGTGTGCGTATATGCCCACAGGATCATAGCTGGCTCCAATCGGCGCATACGCACGATGAGCCCCACGCGCTCTCTCTTGTCCCAGGATTGCCACCGCACCAGATCACCGACTTTCATTGATTACCTCGCACTGGAAAGCGCACCAGAGTGTTTCCCTTCCATTGTGAAACACAACAATATCCCTAAAGTCTGTGGGATCTTCAATCCACCGCAGAAAGATACCCGCG